TCTGTTTCAGATTCTTCTAACTTTTCCATAACAGCTACTCTTAACATAAAGTTTATTAATTGTAACCAGTTATGAACTTTTCTCAAATCATTGGAGGCCAATTTTGGCATCCCACCATAAGTATTATACTTTCCAATCATTTCATTGAGCTTATGGCTCTTTGAATTATCCTCATAGTCTGCCGAACATCTAATAATTGCTATTAAATTATTTCTGCCATAACCATATTTAGGATGGTTGATTGCAGTGAATACAGGAGGAAGCTTTAATAGTTTTTTATTTTTTGGCGACTTTCTAGATAATTTTATTATTATATCAGCCAAAGCCTCAGCTTCACTGTGTAAATTCATTCCTTAGCCTTGCTTGAATCTCCCTGAACGAGATGATGCTTCAGCAACTCTTCCTTCTTCTTTGTTGGCCTTGATAGAATGGAATTTTTCAAGTGCTGCGCTATAATCAAATCTAGGAGATTCACGATTGATTTTTTGATCATTTTGAGACTTTAGCCAATGATCTCTAAGAGCAATCCTACCAGCCTCTGTTATCTTAACTGCACGACCGCTGCCAACAATCAAACCTTCGGTCTTTAAGCCTAACAAATCATAGTCATTGATGTTGCCAGGAACACTGAAAATTTCACTGTTCTCAGCAGTTCTATTTAAATGTGAACTAGCTGTAGACAACATTTCGTCTTTTGCCTTATAAATTTTCTCAAGCATGCCGATAGTTTGAGAAGAATAAGTCTTCTTAGCAGCTGTTCTTGGCCCCAATAATAATTGTTGAGTTTCAGACAAACCATCGACTGAAACATTGCCATTAAACATACCATCGAAATCTTCTTGCTTGTGAATTGGAACAATTGGATTTGGCATTTCAAAACTCCTAATCTTTTGGCTTTCTAAGCCTACTTAATTGTTATTCGTAATTATACAGATGTCCTATTTTTTGAAAAATAATTCATTTTATTTTTTCAAAAAAATAAGGGGGCTTTTCGGCCCCCTCTTTTTTACTTAACTACGATTTTGAATCTTCTTACTTTGTGAGGATGTTTGTGAGTAGTTTTGTGTGCAAAGAACTCAGTCAAATCATCATCATCGTCATCCATTGGACTTGTATAGTTTCTGAATGTAGAAGTTTTGACCTCTTGGTCATCTTGAACTCCAAGCTGGGTTCCTTGTGGTTGGGTTGCCTCTGGAGCCGGAGCAGCTTTTTGTCTACCGCGCATGGTAACGTTAGCAGGCTGAAGACCGTGTGCTGCAGCATCAGTTTCTTTCCACCATGGTAAATTTTTTGGACCTTCATAGCCTGAAGATTGGATTAAGAAGTTTAAATAAGCTCTTAATTGGCTCTTGAATGAAGCAGGATCAAAATTGTGTTGAACACCCTTTGTACCTAACCAGCCAGTGCCTTGACCAAAGTGTGATTCTTCAGATACAATCTTATCAAGAGCTGACTCTATTCTTGGATCGTCCATGGACAATTCGCCAAATGACTTAAGGCCTAAATCAGAAAGCATCTTTGTGAATTCACCATTGATTCTAACCTTATCAAAATCAATGAATGTCTGTTGGTAAAGTCCACCACCTGCCTGGCCCTTAGGACGGATGTACTGAGAGATTCTAGCAAGAACATCAGGATAATCTTTGTATTCTTCTTTCAAAGCTTCAAGCTTGGCATTGAATACATCATTGGCGTCTTTTTTGCCAGTTGCGTCAACCAAGGCTTGACCTTGGGATTCCCACATCTTGTTCAACTGCCATTCATGAACAATTTGAAGAAGATCTCTGTTGAATCTGGCCATAGCTGGAACTCCAGCAGCAATCATAGCCTCATCGTCACCGCTAATAACAGCCTGCTCTTGTGCAGCAGTCTCAATACCCTCGCCGTAAGGAATACTGTCAACTCTCTTTCTGAGAAGTCTAGGAGTGCCTTGCTTAGCTTCGGCCATTTCAGAACCAGCAGGGTGCATAGCCATTGAACCATAGATGTGTGGCAACAAATCTTGGAAGTGTTGATTACCACGCTCCATAAATTGGACGTATGCGTTAACGTCTGTATCTAATCTACGCTTTGGCTTGGGCGCTGCGCCTGGTGCAGCAGGTGCCTGGGCTGGAGCTTCTTCTGCTTGAGGTGCAGCTGGCGCTTTAAAGCCTGGAATGTTAAATGAATCTTGGACTTTTTCAAGAACATCTGTAAGAGCTGCTGAAATAGTATTTTTTGTCTGGCCTTCTGGTATTCTGTTAAGAATTGCAGTGCTGATTTTATTTAAGCCATCATTGATTCTTTCATCAGCTGAAATGTATTGTGACATTTCTTCGTCAGAAAGGAATCTTTTATCAAAAAGATTCTTCTTCAAATCTAAGTTAGCATCCACAGCATCTAAAGCTGGCAAAGCAGCTGATAAATTCATTCTTACAATTAGTTTTCTGATAAAATCAGTTTTGGGGCCAATCTCTTCAATGACTTGCTCTTCCATGGAAGGGCCGCCTTCTTCAATGCCCTCGCCAACTGTGACATCGGCGGTATCTGCTTTACCACCCTTAAGGGTCTCTTCTGTGGAAACAGTGGCGCCTTCTTCTTTTTGAAGCTTGCTTGATTGTGTTCTTCCAATACCGCCAACAATAGCTCTGTTTAACAATTTGGCTACATCATCAATTGTAGAATCCATTCTAAGTGGAAGATCAACTAAATAGTCTACAAAACCAGCCTCATTACTAGCTTCACCACTGGAAGCGCCCATAAATGTTAAAATAGCATCGAGTGCAAGATCTCTGGCTTTTTCTGCATTAATTGTTCTACCAGCATTCTTAGCCTGGTTAATAATAGTACCTGTAATAGAAGGAATTAATTTTTGAATTAAAACATTTCTCAAATTGACAAGATCAGGTTTTGTAGAAGTTCCAAATTCAGCTCTCTTTGCTCTAAGGCTTTCTGCAAAATTTGTATCTTTATTCTCTCTTCTTTGCTCTTTTAATTCTTGGAATCTAGCACCTGGCTCTAATCCAAAATCGCCACGATACTCTCTTTTAAGATTTTTGATAACGCGCATGATGTCGTCACCAACAGCTGCAAATCTCTCATTGAGAGACTCATCTGTTTCAGCTAAAATAATCTTTTCAAAAGCATTGAAAGTGAGTAAATCAGTTGCGCTTGCAAAACGCAATCTGTTTTCATTAGAGCGATTATGCTGAGCTAAGCGATACTCAAAGCACATCGCGAAAAAATTATAATGCTCTTGCAAATCTTTTTTAAAGTGTGACATTTCAAACATTTCCTTTAAATTAATCAATAAAAATTTGGTAACAAATTTTTGTACTTTTCACCAGAGGCGTTATTCTTGTCATGTTCTTCCATGCTCTTGCCCCAGCCCTGGCCTTGCTGTGTGCTTGATGCACCATCATACCAAACATTTTTAATACCAGCAGCTGGGTTTGCTTCATCTGGATGAAGAGAATTTTCCATGTTGGCCTCTTCGTCTGGGTCAGTGTTGACAGCTAAATCATCAGGGTCTTTATATCTTTGAAAGTTTTGACGATTTTCATCAGATATATCTAAATCGGGCCCCAGCATTGTCCAGGGGAAAACTCTATCTAAAACAGGTAAATTCATGTATGGAGATTGCCAGTTTGCAAGCCTTACAACTGTAGAAATTACAGCATCGGCCTCAGCTGTCATACCTTTATTCTCTAATACAGAGCTGATTTTAGCTAACTTTAAAAGTTTCCCAGTATTCATACTTATTATCTTATAAAAAAATATTCAATTAACCTATAATAATTTATCGGCCAAGGCTAAACTACTAGCAACAACTTGGTGCATATCATAATAATTGTAAGTGGCGAGGCGGCCCCCAAAATTATAATTATTTAATTCTTGAGATTTCTCTCTGTAGATCTGTGCGATTTTCTTATTTTTATCATTGTTAATGGGATAGTATGGCTCATTGGCCCCATTATATTCTTGTGGATATTCTTTTGTGATTATAGTATTGTCACTTTTAGTCAATTCAAAATGTTTATGCTCAACAATGCGAGTGAAATCTACATCAATTGATGTGTAATTAATAATGGCGTTACCTTGATAATCACCTTTGTGAAACTCATTCTCAAATTTCAAAGAGCGATACTCTAATTGACCTTCATTATAATTGAAAAATTTATCAATGGGACCTGTGTAAATAATCTTATTTGAAATTCTTTCCAGGAGCTTTTGCTCTTGGAAGAAATCTATCCCTAATCTAACTTCAGATCTATTAAGCATTTTCTCAAAAATCTGAGTATAGCCACCAATTGGTATTCCCTCATAAACATGCTCATCGGGATAAAATCTATCATTGTAATATAATCTTATTGGAAGTCTACGAATTATAGAGCTTGGAAGATTAGAAGGGTCTCTGCCCCATTGTTTTGTAGTATAGCCTTTTATGAATTTTTCATAAATTTCGGGGCCTACTTGAGAAAGAATCCATTCTTCAAGGTTAGAAGGATGATCAATCTTGACTTTTACAGAATCTAATTTTGCTTGGGCTTCTTCTGGAGTTTTTACTCCCCATAACTGATAAAGTGTAAATAAATTTATGGGGAATGAATAAATTTCCCCATTGTAATTAACTTTTGTTCTTAAGCTGAAATTATTAAATTCACAAAATTGGCACATGTAATCGTGAATACGTTTGTCAGTTGTGTGCCAAATGTGAGAACCATAAGCGTGAACATTGATTCCATTTATGTTATCTGTGTAACAGTTGCCACCAATGTGTGTTCGTTTATCTATAACAAGAACTTTTTTACCAACGCTAGCAGCCCTTTGTGCAAAAACACTTCCAAACATACCCGCGCCTACGATTGTGTAATCGTATTTCATTTTAAGCTATTTTTTGGCATAGGTGTAATTCCTATACCAGCTGGGCCTAATGGGTATTTTTCAAATACACTTCTAGGTTCTTTATTTGTGTTTGTGTATTCAAACATGTTGGCGTCAGAAGGAGCTTTGACCTGTGGTAAATTATCAGGAGTCCTAACAACCATGAGAGCATCAAGCCCTTCTTCTAAAGATGTATCTTCAGGATCAAAGATAAACTTAGTTGAAGATGGTAAATTTTTAGCGGAGAAATCAGAGCCATAAGATGAATCTGGGTCTGGATTATCAAAAGAGTTTGTGCTCTTATTCAAATATTGACCTAAATCAAAATTCTTTGTATCCAAATAGTCATCTAATTTTGCGTTGGAGTCTAGAGTGCCGCCATAATTTCCAGTAGTAGGCCAAAACTTTAACCAGTCTGGATTGTAGTCTGGCTCGGCAGAATCTGTATCACTAATTACATCTCCAAAAGGAGAAGTAAGACCGTGCTTTACTTTTGCAACAGTATGCCTTCTAGTAGGTGTTATTTGGTCAGGAGAGACATCTTCTGTGATAGACTTAGGCTTAGACTTATCATATTTTCTTCTAGATGACAAAGATTCTTCTAAAGAAGTCATTTGTTCTTCGGAAGGGTGGAAATTTTCATTGATGAATTCTACAGAATTTTCTTCAACCCTCTTGGCTGCGTCTTCGTAGAATTTTTCTCTTCTTCTAATCTCTTTTTTAATTTTTAATTTATGGCGTTCTTTAGGGCTCAAATCGTAAGGAATGCGATCTTCTTCACCATGGACATGGAATTGTTCTAATCTCTTTTCAACATTACGTTCTGGATCAATTGGGGCAGGTCTGTGAGTCCTTGAGATAATAGTGTCAATACTAGTTTCCATTCTAGTGTTAACACCTCTGCTTCTGGTAGAAGTGCCTTTAAATACAGGAGAAGCACCTGGCCCAGTCATAGTAGGCTTAGGAATGCTTCCACCAAACTGAGCTAACTTAACCATGGCCCCATTATTTAAATTGAATTGTGAGTGACACCTTGGGCAGCCAAATAAAACTTCATCATTAGAGGAAGCTTTCTTGACTAACTTAGTTGGATGCTTATCACCGCATTTTTCACAAAAATAATTTTGTTGCATAGTGTTCTCTCACAAAATAAACTTATTTAAGTTTTAAACAACTTATACTTTATAACCTTTGTCTCCAAGGGTTAAAAGCTATACTTCTTGGCTTTGGCAATGTGTTGAAAACCCTATCTTTCATAGCCTGAAAAGCTGCTCCAGCTACACAGTCTGGGATATCATCTTTCTGACCTCTTGGCGCTTCAATCTTCCAACCATTACCCTTGTATTTTCTTTGCAGATCTAAAAATTGCTCTCTGGCGTAAGTTACATCTTTAATCGCTTTGAAATTACCATTTGGTAATTCACAATTAATAGTATTTATTCCATAAAAATCAATTCTACCATTCACAAAAAGCTCATAAAGGTTTTGATAAATCTCTCTTTGGAATTGACCTGTAAATGCAGTCATTTGGCATGGTATTCCATTGTGTTTCATTCTTGTGATAGAAGCTTGGCTGGACCAGTGTTGGTCATAAGTAACCTGAACTAAATGGAACCTTTGGGAAAGTCGCATAATATATTCATCAACTTCATCTTGGTTGATAGGCTGGTTAGGGCCGAGTGGTTCCCAATAATGTATGTGGTCAACTACAATTCTTTGCAGTTCTCTTCCGTCAGAGCCAAATTCTCCCATTGGCACAGCGTGAACAATAGCCAATGAATAATAGTCACTTGAGTGAGCGGGATCTAAGTGCATAAAGTATCTTTGTAGTGGTTCTCCATACTCAGATCTTTTTTCATCGGCTCTGTTTCTAAAGGCTCTAAGCACATCCTCTTCTGATAGGAATGTATCACCAGCTCCAGATGAAAATTGGGCCCCATAAAAGATATTGTATGTTTTTCTACTCTTTGTTTTTTCAGACTCAAGCCAGCTCTTAGAGATTGTTGGATTTGAAAGCCATGTTGGTAATTGGAACATCAATGTCAATTGGTCATCAAATGCTGATTCATACAAATTAAAGAATTTGCCCTGTGGAGCAAGTGGGTTGGAAATACAAATCATTTTACCATCTGCACCAAAGGTAGCAAGAGCAGGCTTTAGCTTGTCATACAAAATTTCATCATGGTTGCCTTCTGGATTGTTGCCTGCCATTTCAGCCATCTCGTCAATTATAACAACTGCTACTGTAAGACCAACAAGGGTACTTGAGTTAGAGTGTCCAGAAATAGCCTGTATTGTTCCTGTCAACAATGATGTATTGCCTTGGGCGATTCTTCTTTCGTTCTCTCTCTTATCGTGAGGTGTCAAAAAGTGAATTTCGCCCTGGATTTCTTTGCCAACATACTGTGAAAAGAAGGGGCTTTTAAAACAATAAGATCGCATTTTATCAAAAATAGCGCCCTTGGCCTGTCTTTGTGAGTTAGCAATGTTAACAATAGAAATAGTATCAAACTCTGTAAGTGGGTATCTTGATTGAGGGTGGTCCATCATCAGGAAGCGATAAACTTCATAAAGAGCAATAACAGAAACCATAAAGGATTTTCCACTACGTCGCCCAAGTACTAAAATTAATTCTTGGAACTTATCGCCCCATTTTTCAATAATTTGCTGCCTAACTCTTTCACTAATTTCTTCTGAGTGCAGCATATCCCACTCTGTAGTGTAATTCTCAGTTACAGGTCGGCTTTGTAATTCTGTAACATTGTTTCTGCCCTTCTCATTCAGGGCAGAAGACATTTGAAACTCATAATAAAACTTACGATCTTCAGGCAAGTATCTATTACACTGTAAACAGGGTGAGTTTTCTGGCTTAATCGCGGGTTCTTCGGGCCTCAATTTTCTATTTGGGTTTTGCATCTGTCGCACAAAGGTAACTTCGCTATCTTTGTGATTTTTCCAAATACAACCATTACAACCAGATTCTGCTTTCTCTTTTTCTATCTGTAAATGTGTATTACCAGGTGTGCCAGAGTAAAAAGCCTTACAAATTAATTTTTGCCAAGGTGTAAGCTTTAAACCTAAGAAATAAGGATGCTCACAGAAAGTAACAATATCTACAACGCCATCTGGGTTAAGATTGTTCTTTTCTGGCTCAGGGGGCGAAGAAATTAGTTCTCGATTATCTTTAACTTGTATCTCATCGTCTTCAGAAGCTGTTTCTTGCTCGAACTTAAAAAGCTCTTGCAGCATACGTTGCTTCTGCTGATTAGCATCTTTTAAATCACTAGGTTTGGCCATCTTTATTTACCATCACTCATTAATTGTTCTCTAAGCTGCTTTACAACCGCCCTGACAACTTGCTTATCTTCTTCGTATAGCATTTTATCGTGAATGTCCATAAGAACCTTAAAAAAGTTAATATTTTGAAGAGAACCAGAATTGTCTCTGTCTTTCTTGATCTGAGAAATTTGCTTTGTCAAAGCTGCCATCACAGAAGCTTTCTTCATTTTGGCATCAGTAGATTTGCAGGTCATACCCTTGAGCTCAAAAAGCTGATCTGTCAAAGCCATGAGGGCTAAATCGTCTTCACGAAATTTATAAATCGAAAGATCATCTTCTCTATGCTGATAGTATAGCATACCGTCTTGTTGAATTTTGCTCAAATCACAATGGTGAGCCATGTGAGTGGAGATTGATTCCCAAGTAATTTTAGCCCCGAAATGTCTTTCGAAGAAGGTCTTTACACGATTAGCTTTCTGCCCCTGTGAGATGAATTCATGCTCAAGTCTTACTCGCCAAGGCGAATTACAAATAACACATTTGTGTTCTACATAAGAATTTGGATAATGCAAATCAGGACAAGGATCTGGTGGCAAAGGGATAATAGGAACAGAATCTGCTGTTAAATCTCTAAAAGAAATTAATGTGACTTCTGTTATAGGGACAAGATTCAAACCTGAATGCTCTTTAAGATCAACGGGTATAAGATCTACAGGTTCTTTTTTATCACTCATTTAGGGTAAAAACTCCAGATAATTTTATAGTTATTGTACAGATAAAAAAACCGCACATAATAGTGCGGTTTTTCTTCGGTTAAAATAAAACTATGAGCGAACAACAGTTCTTAAATCTTGGAAAGAAAAAGAATTCTTGGTCGTATTTGAATCTTGTACTTTTGCTTCTCTTACAGCCTTCAAAAGTCTCTGATGGGGAGAAACCTTATCAGCTGCCGCAACTACATGCTCACACGCTAAACCAAAATCTGCATAATGTGAATTTGCAAACTTAGCACAGGTACAAGTACCAGATTCTAAGCAAACTTCACAAGAGGCGCCACGCTCATTGGTGGCTACATACTTTCCATTAACTGATGCGACTCTAATCTCATTCTTGGTTGATTTTGCCGCGCAGTGAGAAACGAAAATTGCTTCCTCGAACCATTTCTTCAATCCGTCATGAAGCTGTGACATTGAGCTCTTATCACTAAGAGCATTGGAAGCCAATCTTAAATATGAATTAAATGCCTTGTCATTAACTGGCATGATAGGATTCTTGCTTCTAGCAAGCTTATTCATAAATTCTTTAGGGCCCAATTCATTCAACTGCGCTTCTACTAAATTTTTAATTTCGCTATACTTCGCAGGAATGACGTAGGATTCTCGAACTTGATTTGTTTCAACGGAAGCAGTTCTGCCATAAGCAGCATCTACAGCAGACTGAATCAAACTATAATTATTTATATCATTAGCGCCGAGAATTTCAAGGGTTTCATCGGCTGTAAAGCCCTTGGATTTGTAAGAATCAACTTTTTCACTAATGATGATTCTTTTGCCGTTTTCTGATTGGGATAGGGCTTTCTTGCCCCAGTCTGTGAAGGATTTTTCTTGTTCAGACACGATAATTAGCTCTCCTGGGTTTTATTCGCAATGGGGTTCAAGAAGTGCAAAATACTATATTGCACAATCTATTATAGTGTAGATTTATTAAGAAATTATTCCATTATTAAGAAAGTTTTTTCAAGTATTTTTTTTAATTCTTCAATTGCCTTGTTTAAACGCTTGCTTAAGGCTGATTGTGAGATTTTTAAAATTTCACTTGCTTCATCTTGGGTTAGCTGTTCAAAGAAAATCATTAAAATAACTTCTTTGTATTTTGGTTTCAATTCTGATAAAGCTTCTTGAATTACCATTCTTAATTCTATCTGCCCAAAGGGGTCATCCATTTCTGGATCCCATAATTTTGGCATGTCGCTAAAATTAATTTCATTAGTTAAATGATTAGAATTTTTATTGAGAAGTTCTTTAGAATTCTTTAATAAATTTGGGAATAATCGATTTGAAACATAATAAGAAAAAAATGATCTATTAATATCATAGTTTTCTACTAATTTAATAAACTCAATAGAAGCTATGGAAACTAAATCATCTTTATATCTATTTAATGAAGACTCAATAAATAAACATTTTCTAATAGAGGCCTTAATTAATGGCTGATAAAATTCATGCAATTCACTCATAGCTTCAACATTGCCACTCTGGGCAGAAGCTACGAGCGAATTAATTTTATCAAAATGACATTCAGACATAAATTTGATTATACATCTACAAAAGGCTGCAAGTATTTAGTTTTTTCTGAATAAGCAAAACCCAGTAATCCACTTACAATCTCACCATTTATTCCAGATCGCAAATCCATAATTGCAGAAATTGTTGCTCTGTATTTATCGACCAAGCTCTCAATTTTCTTTGTAGAACATGATCTTATAGCCATCTGCAATCTGTATGGATTTAAGGCTGCTTTTGGCTTTGTTTCTGGCAAAGGCTCAAAATTGTCACCAAGATAATAATTTAAAGAGCCCTTTAATGCTATTTCATCTTGTATTTCAGATTCGCTAAGTTTATTACTCAGAGCACTCTTGACTTGAATATAAAGTTCAAGCTGTGATGCTAGAAGCCAAAGGACACCCTCATTTGAAGATGAAAGCTTATTATCTGAAAAGTATTTTACTATAACCGACAAGTCACCTTCTATAGCCTTATCTATAAACTGCCAAATATCATTCTCGCGCTTAAAGTTGCAATAATTTGCCAAGTCATTGGATTCAATGGGCTTCTTGTCGCAACTATAAATAGCATTGATTTTTGCAAGCTCTTTATCTAACATAATCAAATCATAGATAATCACATCTTTTTTCTGATTGTTAATTTTTACTTTGGCAGTACGAGTGGGCGCATAGCTTTGCAGCCAAGAATAACATTCTTGTTTGAGAGTTACATTAAAGTGCTCAGCCCAGTCCTGGATAAATTGCTTTAGACTGTCGCCTTGCATAGTGTGGGCAATATAGTTGATTTTCTTTTTCTTAGAAGCCTTAGAAATAAAAGATTGTCGGCCATCAAAGTTATTGTAGGCGCAGGTTATTATAAGGCCACTAGCATGAAAATTACTTTCAACTAGCTCTAAGCACATGTTTAATACTTCCGCTTTTGGCTCATCAATTATAATAAGGTCTGGAACATCAAAGAATGGGAAAGCTGTGAGCGCTGATTTTACATCATCAGCGCTCGAATTAGTGTCAAATTTAATAATCTCTGGATTAGAAAGCTCTTCCTTTATTTCTTCAATGATGTACTTGAAGTAAAAAGGCTCACCTTCTAAAACCCATACTTTATTCCACGACATTAATCTTCTTCCTCTTCTTCATCACCCTTTGGCAACACGGGGAAGATTAAATGGCTGTATTCATTATCTACAACAATTAAAGCGGCCCCCATATTATTAGGCAATTGACGGAACTGAAGTTCAATCCAAGGTGAGACACAAATGTCAACGGCCTTCACAAGGTATTTCCATGCACTAAACGTAGAAGACTCGCCTTCGCTCTTCTGACAAACAACAGCATCTTGGCTTGCTCCACGGTCCTGCTCTTTAGTAGTAATAACTATCTTACTGCCTTCAAGCTTAATTCCAACACTAGAATCTTTGGCCACTAAAGAGGCGAGCTTCAGAGCCCTCTGGAAATCACCCTTTGAAAGAGTTGCAGAGCCTTCTAATTCGCCATCGAAAAACTTTTCAACAGGAGCGAACTTTTTCTTCATTTCACTTTCTAGGACACAAGTGAAAACAGTGTCGTCCCACAAAAACCTAACATGGTTTGCAGCAAGTATTACCTTTACAGTTGATACATCAGCAAGCAAAACAGAAAGCGTTTCGGAGATATCTTTGCGTAAAAGAAGGGAAGCATCATCCATTGAATCTTCTTCTGGGATAGAGGCTGAATAAGATGAAATTCTATGAAAATCAGAGGCCTCTGCAACAATGCCACCAGAACAAACCTTTAGACGTACAGCGGTCTGAGGAGCCTGTGAGCTGTCTGTTGATGCTGCAAATGCAGTAGCGTGTAGAGCAGTTGCCAAAGCGCTACCAGGAATTTCAAATTCGGTCCCAGTTGCTCGGAAAGCAATTGGAAGAAAGTCATCTGGATCGCCTACTGGGAAAGCAAACTTAGTTTGGCGAGAAGGGTCTGTACTGACCATGTAAAATACATTATTCGCCTTATTAAAGGTACAGGAAACTTCGTTATCAGAAATCTGGCGAAGAAATTCAACAACCGCTTGACCAGCTACGCTAAACTTACCATCATCGCCAGAAATAGAAACTGTTGGAACAACAATCTGCTGTTCAGAAGTTTCATTCAAAGAAGTTACTGTGAGCTTGTCAGCGTTCTTTTCAAATAAGAATTCAGAGTCTGGCTGCCCCTTTGATTTTACATTGCAGGTTCTTAGCGCCTGGCTAAAACTCGCAAGAGCAATAGATGTATTTAGTGTAAATTTCATTTCTAAACTTTCCTTAAATGGTTTCTCTAATTTATCGTGCGAAAAACACCCTTTGTGCACGAGTGGCTAGAGGAGAAAGGCAAGAATAGAATAAGTGGTTTGTTACAATCAGGAGGTTAGAGCCATGAATAAGTTTAAACTTAATTGGGGTCCAATCGTAGACAAATTCGCTGTTATCTTCTTTGCTATTACAACAGTGATTATCGTCAAAGTTCTGTTTGATAATTAAACTAAAACCCCCTAGTCTCTAGGGGGTTTTTCATTATCTAACTCTAATGTAATTTCGATCTCTTCATGTATTTCTAATACATAACCATTTTGGTAATCGAAGAATACCTCTTTTGCCTTTTTCCTGATACGCATCAATGCATTGTCTACAGCCTTGGGCGTTTGATCTAAAGATTTAGCAATATCTTTATAGGAATCTTCTTCGGAATATTTCTCAAATACTGATCTTTCAAGAGGGGTTAGTCTTACTTTTAAAATTTCAGACAATTCGTCAAATTCTTCTTGAATTAAAATCTCATTTAAGAGATCGCTGTCTTCATCTTGGATAAAATCTGCTAAAGACTGCTCAGAATCTTCCATCTCAGTTCTTACTGGAGTGGATAAGGAAATAGCATCATTTTGCAATTTAAATTTATTTCTGTTAGCAGAACTAATTTGTGTTATTAACCTTCTGGGAACACAAAGATTCACAGCGAAATAGCGGAAAGCCATTCCTCCGTTTTCATCAAAGTCTTCAATGGCCTTCCACAAACCGATTCTTGCTTCTTGCCAGACATCGTCTTTCTCACTACCTCGAATATAAAATCGATTAGTTTTCTTTTTAATGTCTGGTTCCAGTTCTTTTAAAATTTTATCAAAAGCTCTTTGATCGCCCTTTTTAGCGCGTCTTACCAAAGATAATAAATGGTAGTCTGATGAATGTGCCACATTTTTCTCCCTACGGCAAACTAATCATCTTGTACAATCTTTTTTGCAAAAAGGGAGATTTACTGCTTCGTAGCCTCTCTTAACTTTGCAAACCTATCAACAACTTTTAACAAATTAACCTGCACTAGTATGTCTGCAGGAACATTTTGCCGCAATTTAGATGATATTTCTAGTAGATTATTTACAACATCTACAATTTGTGAAGGTGAATAACCTGGCACAGTCACTCCATTTAATGTTCCACCATAAGTAATGAAAGATAAAGCTTCATCTCTGTCTTCTTCTGGTGTTTTTAAGACTTTATACTTAGTAACAATCATTAAAGCCTTAGCCGCTTCATTAAGCAAAGCCGCCAAGTCTCTACCTTCTAATGTTGCTGTTTCTATCAATTGAAAGATTTTACCTCTGTTTAGGCAAGCAATGGCTTCTAGTAGATCAATAGATAATTGTCTAGGGGCCCTTTTTAATAAAGATCTTACATTATCTTCTGTGACACCTATGTTTATCAATTGAGAAAGAATAACAAGGGCCTTTCTGGCACTCCCCTCTGCAGATTCACAGATTAACTTCAGAGCAGATTCGTCACTAGAAACATTTTCAGCCTTGGAAACCTTCTTCAAAATAGACATCATGTCCCTGTCATTGACTAAAGACATTTCATGCTGCTCACAGCGGCTTTGAATAGCCCCTACAACCTTGTCTTTGTCAGTTGTGCATAGGAAGAACTTAATGTATGCTGGTGGCTCTTCTATGGGCTTCAGAAGGGCATTCTGGGCCTGTGTAGTCAGCATGTGACATTCATCTAGAATGATGATTCGCCATTTGCCATTAGTTGGTGGGATTCGCAATCTTTCAGAGATCAATTCACGGGCTTCATCAACCTTGCCATTGACAGCACAGTTGATTTCCATAACATCACGACATCGATCTTCTTTAATCTGGACACAAGTGGTGCATTTGCCGCAAGGTTCTACGCCCTGGAGATTTTCACACAGTAAAGCCATTGCCATAACTCTGGCAGTAGTTGTCTTACCAGTACCTGGAGGGCCATAAAATAAGTAACTGGATGGGTGGGTGTCTGTTTTAATCTGCGCCTTAAGAACCTTGGTGACAAAAGGCTGTGTGATGTCCTCAAATGTCAGAGGTCGGTATTGATTGTATAAATTGTTATTCACTTTAGGGGCCCCTTAAAAATAATTTCTCCTCTATTATCGCACCAATAGAGAAGAAATTGAATCAATAAGAAGAGCCTTCATCGTCTTCATCAGGAGGAAGCGGAATAGCTAATGTTTCACTTCCTAATAAGGAAGGTAATTCACCATCGCACTTTTTCCATCTGATACCAACGCTTGTATTTGCAAAGAACTCAATGATTGGAGAATGCTCTACAATGTCGGGCTTTTTAAGTTTTCCAGTGTTGTAAGGCTCAATAGAATAAAGAGCTTCAAACATTAACCACTCTTGCGTGTGAGGGTGGATTTCGTCCCAGACATCTTTGTTCACACTTAGACAATAGGTTTGTTGACGACCCATCATTTGCAACATTTGTCTAACGCCACCATGGGTCACGCCTAAAATTTCAAGAGCTTTTCCACTCTTTGAAGATTCGCCAACTTTTTCAGCAAAATAAATAGATTCTATGTCTACATGACCCAAATGTAAATAATAAGATTCTTTTAATCTTGAAGCTAGGTTTAGTAAATCAACAGATTCAGTGTAAATAGGTGCATTCATGTTAGATTCTCGTTAAAATTAAGGGGCCGTCTTCAGTTATTGCAATTGTATGCTCATAATGTGCAGCTTTTGAGCCATCAGCAGAATAAATTGTCCATCCATCTGAAATGCCATTATTCTCTTCACTAATCATGCTGGTTCCAGCAATAATGATAGGCTCTATACAAAAAGACATTCCAACTTCTATAACTGTTCCAAAGCCTGGTTTGCCAAAGTTATAAACTGGAGGATGCTCGTGCAGTTCTTTACCTATGCCGTGGCCAGATAAAGCAAACGCTACATAGAAATTATTAAACTCAGCAATTGTAGTAATTGCGTTTCCAATGTCTCCAAGAGTATTGCCAGGATAGCATAATTTTGCGGCTTCATTGAAGCATCGCTCAGTTGTTTCAATTAACAATCGATCATTGTCAGAGATTTCACCAATCCCTATTGTAAATGCGGAATCAGCACACCAACCATTATAAGAGGCCCCCAAATCTATAGTAACAATGTCTCCATCTTGTAAAAATCTACCTTCAGAAGGCAAGCCATGTACTACCTCATTATTTACAGAGGCACAAATGTGGTATTGGAATGGTGAATCAGCAAAATCAGGTTGATAGCCTTTAAAGGCAGACTTGGCACCAAACTCTTCTAAAAGAGCTGATGCCAAGTTATCTAATTTAGATAATTCTCTTTCTCCACCAAGAATAGATTCCTTGATGGAGTTAAGAACTTTGCCAACTATTTTGCTTGATTCACTTAAAGAACTCAATTCTTCTTGTGTATTAAACATGATTTATAATCCAAATAGTCCAAGGCCGTAGCTAACAATAATAGCTGTAATTGCAGAAGCTGGAATTGTCAACACCCAGGCATAAATCATGTCTCTTGCCACTACCCAACGAACTGCGTTCTTGTGCTTAGCTAAGCCAACACCAAAGATAGAACTAGAAATAACATGGGTTGTGCTAACTGGAATGCCTAATTTACTTGCAATTAGAATAACCAAACTTGCGCCTGTTTCTGCTGCGAATCCTTGTGAAGGATCCATTCTTAAAATCTTATGGCCCATTGTTTTGATAATTCTCCATCCTCCAGCGGCAGTGCCAAGTGCCATAACAACAGCACAAGAGACCATGACCCACATAGGAATGATAATTTTATCAGATTTCTCTAAAAAACCTCCAGCAACCAGGGCCAAAGTAATAATACCCATGCTCTTTTGAGCATCATTAGAACCATGAGAGAAAGCCATCATTGAAGATGAAAGAATTTGCATAGGCTTAAAGAACATCATTGCTTTAGATGGATTTGCCTTTTTAGCCAGCCAATAAATAAGCATCATGATTGTAAAACCAATTATGATACCAATCATTGGAGACATAACAAGGGGTACTAAAACTTTTTCCTTGATGCCATCCATTTTAAGGGCTGACCAGCCACCTTTGACAACTACTGCACCACAGAGGCCACCAATTAAAGCATGCGAACTACTACTCGGGATGCCAAATTTCCAAGTAACCAAATTCCAAACTATTGCACCAACGATAGCTGAAAGAATAACAGATTGAGTTACAAACTGTTTATCTACTAATCCGCCAGCGATAGTTTTAGCAACATTCTGTGCAACCATAGCTCCAACAAAATTTAAAACAGCGGCCATAATGATGGCTGTTCTTGGGCTTAAAACTCTTGTCGAAACAACTGTTGCAATCGCATTTGCAGTATCATGGAAGCCATTTATGTAATCAAACGCTAGAGCCAGAATGACAACTAGCACTACAAGAAAAAATGGCTCAGGCATAATACTTCACACGGATACGTTCGAGAATTGTTGCAACATGCTCACAGGCATCAGTGGCAGCTTCAATCTTTGAGAAAATATCTTTCCAGGCAATTAACGATTTGAAATCTGTTTCATTCTTCCAGAGATCACTAAGTGCTTCTCGGTAAGTTCTATCACAGATGTTTTCAAGCTCATGAATGGAAATAAGAACATCACCAATATTCTTTCCCTTGTTATTAAGGGAAGCAACTGCCTTTTCTGTGGCAACGCAAATGTCAACAAGCTTTTTGCTTATGTCGAGCATCAATGGTTTGATATCTGTTACATTATAGATGACAATTCTCGATGAAACAGATTCAATCTTGTCAATAATGTCGTCTAGAGTTGAGCAAAGAATATTTAAATCTTCTTTGTCAAGCGGTGTGATAAAAGTGCTATCAACTAATACACTCATTTCATGAACTAGCTTATCAGCAGTAGATTCAATTACGGCTATTCTGCCATTCTGCAAATTGAAATCTTTATCTTTTACCATAACTAAGAGTTCTTCAGCTGCTTGAGTTGCAAAAGCAGCCTGTGACTCCATCAAATTATAAAATTTTACATTCATTATTTATTTTTATCCTGTACTTCCAAATCCACCATCATTACGGGTGGTCTTTTCAATATCATCAACTTGTGTAAACTGCACATGAGCAATTCTGCGAGGAATCATCTGAGCAATTCTGCAAGGTAGTTCGAGGTCTGGGGCAGATTCATCGACTTTAATCAAAGCAATCATTATTTCACCAGTGTAGGCTCGGTCAATAATACCCACGTTGTTAGCAAGCATGTAGCCACTCTTAATAATAGAGCTGCGTGGAACTACATCCAAATACCAACCAAAAGAAGGCTTAACTTTAATGCCAGTAGTGTACAAAGTTGTCTTCGAATGGAATTTCTTTACTACATCCACAATGGTCAAATCGTATCCAGAATCGCTAACTCTCTCTTTTGAAGGAGCTACAGCATCTTCACGGGTTTTGCACCATTCAAAAATGTCCGCACTTTGAACATGAGGGAAAACAGTCATACAATAACGGCACCAGCTATAGTAAGCGTCATAATTCATGCGCTTATACACTGTGGCCCCTTCATAAAGTTTTCCAAGAAAATCTAGACAGTTTGTTCCAGATAAAGTAAATAAGCCCTTACCCTCATTAAAGCTATAAGCCATAGGCATGTTAGTAAAAGTACAAACCTTTTCCAAAAATGCAGCCTTGATTACATCCATGCTAATAAAAGGAAGTTCGTATACACTGTTTTTAGGGTTGTTTATCTGAACTTTGTTACCTTCAAAATAGCCCCTGAGCAAATGCCAGACAAGTGATTTATCTACATCTGGTAGATAAATTTCTTCAAAATCATTCTTGTCATTCATGGCTAAGCCAGCTTCATAAGCTGACTTTTCATCAATAATATTTTCAATTGACATTAAAAATTAACCCTTAATTTTTTCTTTATTAAATTTGAATCTACTAAAAGATGCAGATCTTCCACCTGATGAATCAGATGTATTAGAAGTAGGCGTGTTTAGAAGCAAGCTTCTTGTAATTTTGTTTCCGTTTTTTGGAACTAATACTTTAACTTGCAATTCACAATCTCTGAGCCACTGAGCAATCTCAATCATCTCTTTTGAATTTAATTCAAAGTCCAAATCAGACAAAGCGCGTACATCAGACTCATTAAGTGGTGCTATAAAAGTTCCACCTGTTGTGTCATCTTCTAGCAGGAGCTGAATACTTTGAACGTAAGCTGGATCGTCTTCAGTACCAACCTCTTCATGGTGCCTAGCGTCAATTATTTTGCAAATTCTAACGTCGTATTCTTCTTCAGAAAAATCTTGCATAATTCAAACCTCTTCAATATTCTTGCTTATTTTGCAATGAAAATGTATTACAATTCTAGGGTTTCTTCAAAAGTCATTTTGCATTCAGAACACAATTGCCAACCGTCTTCATTTGAATGACCGCAATTCATGCAGTCTGAAAACCAATCCTCTGGTATTTGCCTAATTAGTTTTATTAATTCAACTAAACCAAGGTTAGTGTCAGACAATTTAATGTGGATAAGCTTATGCACTAAACTATCTGGATAATTTACATAACCCACACTATTTTTAAGAGACTTCCTATAGCATGTGTCCAGCACAGGATTTTCAAACTTTAAAATGTTGCCGTCTAAGTTGATTACATAATTCTGATCTGCTTTTTCAGCTATAGAAATCAATGTATTCCAGTCTGTGGTGTGGTCAAACTTAGGCTCTGGAACTTCAGGCACATAAGGCTCGCCATTTAGACCTTTAAGAAAAGCTTGCATTTCTCTTTCTCTTTTGTCAGCTAAAAAAGATTTGTACCAATTTTGCCAATTACTCATAATTAAAATGAGCCCCCTTTTCAGGGGGCTTTTCCTTATCTCGCGTGAATCTCAGGAATTGCAAAAATCCTCATACAGATACCCTTTGCAGGTTTGCCTCCGATTTCAGCTGTGTATGTCCATTGTGTATTTACCAATCTTATACTGCGAGAGTATCTTTCGATTTCACTAGCAGCCATCTGGAAGGCTATAGAAGCTGTAAAAAGCGACTTTGCACCAACACAGTGAACATTGACCCAACCTTCCTGATTTTTTCTTAGAACATGCAAAATGCTTCTAGATAAACCAACTGGATCTGTAGCTTTTTTAGAGGGATCGTCTGAATGAGCATCTCCTCCCTTAACCCTTAGGGTGAATGAATTATTTGAATCATTAGATGTAATGTTATTTGTTGACATTTTGAGATTCTCAATCCAATTTTCATTTTTGTCAAATTCATCAGGGGCCATTTTATTATCCTTCTATCCCACAAATAACCAATTTATGCTTCAAATCATCTACATTGTCTTCAAACTCTTCAACAGAGCAATTATACACTTCAGGCTGATAAATGATCTTTTTAGATTTAGAAATCAAAATCATTTCCAGGATTTGTCTTTGCACATCTGAAAGATTTGTTGACCATAATCTGGAGATTGGATCATCATGAACTACAGTGTCATAAACATTAATTTCCGACTCACCACTATCATCTGAAATGTAATTAGATGAAGGCTTGACATTCATTGTGTCATGGTCTGGAAATAAATCGTTAAATTTTTCAAACAAAAGGGGCGAGTGCTTAGAAAGTAAATGCTTCTTAAGGGCCTCATTTTGTGTTAAGAATAAACCATTAGGATCATCAGCAAACTTTTCATTTACTGTTTGTGGAGTTTTATGCGACTTACACATAGGACAATCTTTGAGCTTGTCAATGTCGTGGCCCATGAGTGCTAATTGCTCCCACAGTAAATGTCCGTGATGATTCAGGAGGTGAGTAGATAGTGTTTGAGTGTGCTTGTTGCAGATTGGGCAAACAACTGCAATGTTTCTAATTCCTGCAGCTTGAAACTTTACAATGTTAGTGTAATAGTTGTTCAAGTTGGACCAGAAATAGTTTTTAAACTCGCCAGTGCCGTTGTACTTTGACTCAGGACGCTTATCGCGTGGCTGCCACTTTCTTAGTGCCTTGCAAAATACATAAAGGTAGTCTTGGACAAAATCCTCACGGGTATCATAAAAGTGCTTGTATTTCTTAAACCATACTTTTACGAAGTCTAATGGCGGATAGATTGAGCAAATCTCATCATAAAATCTATCTGCTTCTTTTGCTCTATTGTTTTCGAGAGCGGCTTGGTATCCAACAATAGCTTTTTCAAGCTTGATTTGGATGTTTTTGTTTATTAACTGTTGTTCTTCTTTTGATCGTTTAGTGATTTTCTCACTTAAGTCTTCAACCATTTTATGGCTCCAATAATTATTTAGATAATTGAGTTATCCAATTAATTATAATTGAATTAGAACAATTTAGCAACTTATTAATGAAAAAGGGAAGAAATAAATCTTCCCTTTTCTTATCTTGATATGTTTTCTAAACTTGATGGTTTAAAATCTTCAACTGTAAAAGTTAATTCAGTTCTTCCTCTAAACTCTTCAAAAGATAATTTACCAATCAAATCAATTTTGTCTCCAACCTTTGGAGCCAAATGTCCCTTTCTCCAAGCTATTGCTGAAACAAAATTATTAGAATGCTTTTTATCACTCTTTAATCTCATCTTTAGATGCTTGCCATCTGCACCCACTGTGCTACAGCTTTCAACGACAGCATTTCTTACTAAGAACATTGGTTCAGGATTGCCAGAGCCAAATGGGGCCATTTTAATCATGTGCTTAAACACTTGCTCATCAAGCTGAGAAACTAAAAGGCCAGCATCTATGTCATAGACCTTTTTATCCTCAATTTCGCCATCTAAAACCTTTTTGGCATAAGCATTCAATTCGGTTCTTAGGGCATCAAGATTCTTTTCTGGAACCTCAAATCCAGCAGCAAAAGCGTGACCTCCACAAACAACAGAACCGTCAGATCTTCTTGAAAATAGGGGCCAGACTTTCTCAGATTTTAAAGCATCTAGGATGTTAAAATCTCTAACGGAACGGCAGGAGCCTTTGGCTTTTCCTTCTTCATTAATAGTACATGCCAGAGTTGGTCGTGCGAATTGTTCTGCAAGCTTTCCCGCCACAAGACCAATGAGTCCTGGATGCCAACCTCGAGCGCCAACCACAATGACATAACTATCGCTTACATCGCCTACTAGAGCTATGGCCTCTTCTACAGTTTGCTTTTCTTTCTTTTGACGAGTGTCATTCGCTTTGTTTAGGACATCTGCAAAATAAGCTGCTCTAGAGGGCACTCTTTCTAAAAGTAAGTCTAGGGCTATTGCACTGTCTCCCATGCGCCCAATGGCGTTAATTCGGGGCCCCAAAAAGAATCCAATACTAGTTGTGTTCACAGTTTTAACACCAGCAACTTTTAAAAGTTCTGCAACGCCTGGCTTTTCAGCCTTAGTCAATTGTTGACAACCGAGATGTACAAGAATTCTGTTTTCGTCTACCATTGGTGCAACGTCTGCAACTGTGCCTAAAGCAACATAATCCAGCAGTTCATCCATAAGCTTTTGACGATCAAACTGCATTCTGTCCCCAAGCGCAAGCATGGTTTTAAAAGCAATGCCAACACCAGCAAGGCCATTGAATGGATACTTAGAATCATGTCTATTTGGGTTTACAACACCAACAGCTTCTGGGATTCTATCATCATCTGAAGGGTGGTGGTGGTCAGTAATGATCAGGTCGACACCATTTGCCTTTGCGTAAGAAGCTGCTTCAAAAGCAACAATGCCACAGTCAACAGTCATTAGGATTTTTGCGCCAGCAGCGATAGCCTTGTCAACTGTTGCGACTCTTACATCATAACCGTCCTGGATTCTATGTGGTACATGATATTCAAAATGGGCCCCAAATAATCTTAAACTGTGAGTAATAACAGATGTAGAAGTTACACCGTCAACATCGTAGTCTCCATGCACATAGATATATTCCTGTTCTTTGATTGCTTTTTCAAGCCTATCTACAACAGGTTCTATGTCTGGCAACAACCAAGGGTCGTGCAGTTTTTCTGGACTTAGGTCAAAAAATTCCTCAGCCTTTTCAACAGTATCAATCCCACGCTGAATCATGACAGAAGCTATAGGTAAGGGTATCATTAACTCTGCAGCCAGTTCCTGTGCTTCAGACAGTGGTGTCTTTTTTAATTTCCAAACAGTTTCCAATTTTTTAACCTCTCTATGGCTATAACTTTAAATTAATTTCTTCTAAATCATTATCAAACAAACGATTCACAGCTTTATTTAAAATCTTAAAGCCATACTTTAATAAAAACGTATCAGGGTCATGGCCCTCTGGCAATGAAATAATCTTCAATTTCATGCCCACTTCTTCTAATGTTGGCAGCATGTGCTCAAGCGCTTTTCTTCCCGCTTCATCGCCGTCTAGGAGCGCTATGGCAGTATTGCAATATCTGGATAGTTTAGTTGCATGCCAATCTGTTAATCTAGTTCCACACAAAGCTACATTGTTCTCAAATCCAAAAGAATTTAATGTAAGACTGTCAAAATAACCTTCTACCAAGAATACATAATCAGTTTCACGCATAGAATGCTTTGCTATGTCTAAATTAAACAAATGAAATTTCTTAGGGAAGCTTTCATTAATCCACTTCCCGCGTTTCCATTGATCTATTCTTGACTGGGCTTCGGCAGGATTGCTTGGGTACATTTGCCAAAAAGCTAATTCTACAGCCTCAATCAATGGGTCATACTTCCTACCTGCAAAGGCAACTATGTTTCCATAGGCATCTTTAATTGGTACTGTTATTCTACCTTTCATAAGAGGAGAAAGTATGATTTTGTTATTTTGGTAATGACTAAAATAAGGCGGGCAAAAACCAAGCTTTGCTTTAATTGCTGCTTCCTTGTTGATGCCTCTGCTTTCGAGATAAGACATGCCACCATCAAAGCTTAATAGATTCTTAGTCAACTGTTGAGAAGTGAGTTCTTTATTGTCAGTCATAATAATTATTATTGCATCAGTGACAAAATAAGAGGCCGATTTTCATCGGCCTCTTATTTACATTATTCTTCGTCAAATGGAATTTCTGGTTCTGGGCCACCATAAAATTCATCATCCATGATACTGGAATCAATGTTTAGCAATGTTTCATCAATCTCTTCAGAAGATGTTGACTTGCCTTCTTTCAAAGCTTCAGTAACAGCCTTGATTTGAATGTCGGAAAGTTTAATTCTTCCACAAACATATTCAAAACCTGTTTTGCTTAAATCGCCTCTGGTAAGAACAGATGGTGCAGCTGCTTCTATAAGCATGTTAACAAACTCATATTCATCTTTGCTTTGCGCCAAAAGCTCACCAGTATTTACATCGATATACTTATAAACCTTGCGAATACAAGAAATGTATCCCTTGTCCTTAATTGCAGGATGGTTCAATGTTCTATGCAAGAAGTCCTTAATTGGATTACCTTCAAACTTACCAAAGTAAATTGGGAATTCAGTTGTTGTATCTGGAGCAGACTGACGAGTCTTCTTGAGCAAACACTTGCTACGTCCACCAATACGCTCACCATTATCACCAATAATTTCAGCAGTTGCGCCCTTCATCTTTGTAAACCAAAGACGCATACTTGAGAAGTATCCAATAGCTTCTCCACCAGTAGACTTCAAAACGAATTCTTGTTGCATGCCACGCTTCTCTGTGCTATAGCGTAACTGGTTAATAAGAATTACAATTGTCCCTGTGCGGCCACAGATTTCAGTGAGCTTAGATACAAATCTAGAACAGAACTTTGCGTGAGCTCCAAGCTTATCTGCGTCTGAAAGATCCTTTTCATGATTTGCCATAGGGATCATAGCTGTGATAGAGTCAACAATAATGAGGCCGTATTCGCCAGAATCTGCTGCTGCCCAAATCCACTTACCCCAATTCTCAGCTGCACCAAGATTCTCATAGGTTTCAAAGGTGTCTGCATCACGGGTGTCTACGCCAATGGCTTGAGCTCTTTCATCAGAGTAAGAATACTCGACGTTCATAACTGCTACACGGAGGCCCATTTTTTGAGCTTGTGCAGCCATCTTTAAAGCTGTGTAAGATTTACCAGATGAGTTTTCACCTGCAAATTCAGCAACTGTACCCTCTTTAATACCACCATAGGGGCCCATAAGAGAATCAATTTCTACAATTCCAGAAGGAATGTAAATCTTATCGCTATCATCTAAGTCGGAGCCAATATTAACGCCTTCTGGGTTAAGCTTAAAAGCAGATAAGCGAGCTTGAATCTGCTTGCGTCGGGCTTCTGCTCTATCTTCAGGTGTAAGCACCTGTGGAGCAACTTCCTTCTTGGTTTCTTTTTTCTTTGCTGTCATTTTACTTCCTTATAAAAATCTAGTCCCCTTTTCAGGGGACTAGATTTCATCATTTACATCATCAGATCGAGATCATCTTCGACTACGAGATTAACTGAGAAATCATCTTCCTCTTCAACCTTGGCTGGCTTAGCCGGAGCCTTAGTAGTCTTACGAGGTGCTGGAGCTTCCTCTTCATCATCGCTTACACTAAGATCTTCAATCTTGGTGTTCTCCTGGCCAGTCTTAACAGGAGTTGGCTTATAAATCTTTTGGAACTGATAGCCATAGTTGAACCAATCTGGATAGTTCTTGAGATCTGGATCATCAAGGAACATCTGCTTAAGTTCTTCTGGAGTTGGCTTGCCAATAGCTGCCAAAAGTTCGATGTCAGATTCAGAAACAACGTCAGCCTTGTTTACAATAGAAATTGTATAGTCTGGATTGTTTGGCTGCTTAGGATTGTATTCAGCCTTAATGATTACATTGTGAGCGCGCTCACCACCAAGGAAGGTACATGCTGCATCTGGATCATCAGCATCCATGCCTGAGTTCTCATTTGCGAGTTCGTTCTCTTCTTCCTTCTTAAGAATACCATCGATAAACAGCATCTTGCCCTTTTGAAGAATAGCTACTTCACTCTTGAACTGAACCTTGCCATTCTCATCCTTGTAAGGAGTACGCAAAAGTACATTCTGTGCAAACTTCTGGGTTACACGATAGCCCTGCTCGCACCAAGGGCAAGCTCCATGATTTGGATGATCTTCTGTGCAGATACGAGTAAACTTCTTCTTCTCGTACATGTCGTCATCATGAAAACCAGTCTCAACCCACTCATTCTTCTTGGTAGAAGGATTGAGCTTCTGTACATAGCCGGAATGCTCACGGTATGCAAAAGGGAAACCGATAAGACGAACAGTGACCATCTTGGTCGGGTTGTTCTTGTCAACCTTAAGATCTACCCAATTAAAACCAACACCATTGCCTGAGGAAAAGTTCTGGTTCTTGACCCCTTGCAACTTTTCTCGAGTATAACGAGCGCCCATATTAAAAATCTCCTTGAGTCTTCAAAAATTACCAATCTTGGCTACATGACTCTTGTGATTAACTTTCACACTTTAATTATGTGATAATTCCAAACAAAAAAGCACAGAGGCAGAAAAATTAATTTCCGCCTCTGTTTCTAACTCTTAGACCTGACACTTTAGTTTTGTCAGCAAATCCAATGTCCTCTTCTTCTATTTCCTCGCCAGATGTTAGTTCAGATTGATAACTCAAAGAGATACCTTCATCTTCGTAACCATGATTGACTCGAACAAGATTATCAATGTGCTTTAGATTAGCAGATAGATTCATAAACATAGAATCTAGAGCTCTTGAAGTTTCTGTTAAATAAGACAAGAGGCCTTCGGCATACAATGATTCTAGTTCAAAAGGCCGAACCCTATAACCCGCATGAGCATTACGCTCAGATGCTGTACCTGTATACAAAGCGTGGGCGGTCTCTTTTAAAGACTTTTGAGCAGTTGATGCAACCTTATAGTATCTACTGCACATACCAACCAACTCTGCAAGTCTATGTCTATAAGAATTTAATCTTGCATAAACCTTAACTATTTCAGTTCGATCAAAGCATTCTTTTGTTGGTGTTGCAAAATTCCAACTTGCAAGCTCTTGATAAATTTCAGATTCATCTGGCTTTTCGCACATTGTAAGCTGTTGCTCAAACATAAGCACATCTAAATCAAAATTGTCATTGTTAAGGCTTGATTTGCGCTTTTTAATTTGCTCAGAGATGCTTTCTTTTTGAGCCTTAGCTTGTTGCTCCTCATAAGCAAGCATCTCTTCGATTGTGATTTCTTCAAATTCCATGTAAATTTAACCTTATAACAAATCGTCAGGGAACAAGTCCATAGCTTTCATTCTGAACTTCTTTACATCTCTAGTCTTCTTAGGAATGTTGCTACCAAAAGAAGACAGGCCACTAGTATCATCCAAATCATTTTTCATCATCTGTTCAAGTGGTGAAATCACAGTATATTTCTGCTTTGCTGCTTTCTTTGCATCTTTTTCCAGCTGATTTCTTTTCTCAACAATTTCATCCCAGAGTTCCATTATCTGGTCTAAAGACTTGCTTCTGACTTCAGGAAAACAATCTAATGCATGTGCGCTCGCCAAGGACTCAACCATTCCACGGTTAGGTCGAGAGCGGGTTGCCAAATCCAAAAGATCTTCATAGGGTTGATTCTCCATAATGGCTCGAGAACTATCACCAACACCCTTTACGGAATTCAAGGGAAGAAGAATGTCACCACGCTTATTAACAGTGACTGATAAACCACTCTCATTAACGTTGGGCGTTACTACTCGAATGCCTTCTGAAGCACATTCGCGGCGATAGACTGCCATCTTATCTTCATCATCACGGTCACACTGCATACAGGCAGCAAGCCACTCAGATGGATAATAGACACGCAGATAAGCTGTTGAGTATGCAAGCAAAGAATAAGCACAAGCATGGCTTCTGTTAAAGGCGTAACCAGCAAAGCCTTGCAAACGCTCGAGAACTTCGTCAATGGCCTTCTCAGGAATGTTGTTCTTCAAGGCCCCTTTCTTAAATTTATTACAAATATCCAAGAACTCAGCAGGCATCTTCTTAGACACAGCCTTACGCAATTTATCAATCTCGTTATGATTGAAGCCAGCCATCTTACGGCCCAATTCCATAGCCTGTTCCTGATAAACTGGAATACCGTAAGTCACGCCCAACACTTCCTTGATAAGAGGATGTGAATAGCGGACAGCAGAAGGATTTCTTTTACCTTCAGCATAGTTAGGTATAAATTGAAGGGGGCCTGGGCGGAACAGTGCGTTGATAGCAATAAGGTCTTCAATACAGTCAGCCTTAACTTCCTTCAAGGACTTCTTCATACCAGCAGATGCAAACTGGAATACACTGTCAGTTTTACCTTCGGTAAACAATCTCAAGACCTTTGGGTCTTCATTGCCTTCCAATAGTTTACTAAAGTCAGGAATCTTATCTGCACCATGGCGCTTTTCAATCATGTCAAAGCACAAGGCAATCATTGTTAATGTTGCCAGTCCCAGAACATCATACTTTGTCAGTCCTACATGAACAACATTCCCCATGTCATACCCAGAAGCCAAAACGCCCTTGGAATTCTCGAGAGGAGCATGTTCTGCAATAGGCTCTGAAGCAAGCAGCACACCAGCAGCGTGAACTCCAAAGTTCTGAATTACACCAATCATTTTCTTAGCAATTGAAATTTCTTCAGGCCACTTTGCAGCATAAGCAGCAAATTCTGGTGATTCTTCAAGGGCTTCATCAATGGTTATGCCTGGGCGAGAAGGAATTGATTTAGAAATATCCTGGGCCCTATAGTGTGTCTGATCACCATGCTTAGCTTGGAACGCAGGACTAACTTTTAAGGAGCCCATGACAGCAGCCTTGGCTTGGTAAGTACCCCATGTTCCAATCTGAGAACACTTGTCGTTTCCAAATCTATTACGCATCCAATCAATAACGCGCTCACGCTTTTGCTTATCTACATCAGTATCAACGTCGGGAAGTTCAGCGATTTTAGCAACAACCAAATCTCCTTCTGGTTTAGAATCTGTAATACCAAGGGCCCAAGCTGACCAAAGTTGACATTCATTATCCTTTGTCTTGACACCCTTGCTTGCTACATCAAGAATGTAGTTAGATAAACCCTGATTTTCCAGAACCCAAAGTTCTTTATGGATCTTTGGAGCATGCTCGGGATTCTCTTCTGCAATCTTCTCCATCTTCTTTCGAAGATCATTAGCTGCAACATGAAAGTCTGTAGAAGAACCAGATTGTTTCCAAGCATCAACTGGGAAGTCAGAAATATCAACCTTGTACTGCTCACCACGGCCAGGGTTCAAGAAGCGTTCAAACATCAGATTCCAGCGAAGTGGATCTACAGAACAAACCTGTAGACAGTAGTTTACAAGAGAACCGACTCCAGAACCACGAATGCCATAGAGGATTTGTTCTGTCTTCATGAAGTTAGCCATTTCTCGCTCAATCAAGAAGTAATCAACAACACCCATGTAACAGATAGTATCGATTTCATAACGTAATCGTTCGACATAATTCTTCTTAGAAGCATGCCCCAATCTTGTCAATCCGTCAAAAGCCAGATAGGCAAGGTAAGCCTCATTTGGCTTGTGGTATGGATAATACTTTGACCTAAAGCGGTTGAATCGCTCATCTGTTTCTGGAATGACAACCTTGGGCAAAAGATGGGGTACACCAAGCTTCAAGAAGTCTTCGACAGATTCACTCAACTCCACAGTGTTTGTAAGAGCTTCAGGAATTTTGGATCCGAAGATCTTTTTCATTTCTTCATAAGTTTTAAGGTGGAAGTTCTTTGTAGAGTAAGCCTGGAATTTGCCACTAACAGCGTTGTCCTTGTCTTGGTCTCTCATGCTAATGTGTAGCTTGTGCACTTTCCAATCTTCTTGCTCAAGATAGTGGACATCATTAGCACAAACCATTGGAAGGTCTAGCTTTTTCGCGATGTCATACAAACCGGGGATTAAAACAGATTTCTGTTCTTCAATGCCATGATAATGCATTTCAATGTAATAACGATTTGGATATTGTTCCTTAAACCATTCTGCAACTTGCAAGGCTTTATCTTTTTGACCCTTGAGAAGAAGCTGAGACACTTCACTTCCCATACAACCAGACATAGCAATAACACCCTCTGAGTGTCTACTAAGTACATCGTGGTCGATTGTAGGCTCATAGTAATAGCCTTCTTCTGCACCGATAGAAGCCATCTTTAAAAGATTGCGATAGCCTGTCTCATTCTGTGCAAGAAGAGTTAAATGGTTATGCTTAGGGCGGCGCTTTTTGCCATCTATGACAACAGGATTCTTGTCAAAGCGGTCATGGTATGTATAAAATTCACAACCAAGAATAGGCTTAATCTTATTTTCAGGTGTAGAATTCTTGCGACAAGCAGATACAAATTCAATGGCCCCTGAAATTCTACCATGGTCGGTAATGGCACCAGCTCGGAAACCCATCTCGGCAAGCTTACCTGCGTATTGGGTAGGTGAAGGCAATGCGTCTTGCACAGAATAGTGCGTGTGAGCATGCAAATGAACAAAATCTTTATTAGAGTTACACATAGTTTAATCCCCCGCGCGTAAAAGCGTAATACAAGGTTGTAGTATAATAGAAACTATCTACAGTGTATAATCGTGTTAATCTAATGATTTTATAATAAGGAGGTGAAAATAAATGGAAGCATATTGCGTTAAGTGTAAGGCCAAGAAGACTATGAACAATCCTGAGGCTGTGACTATGAAGAATGGTAAGCCAGCTACACAAGGTGTATGTTCAGAGTGTGGAACTAAGATGTTCAAGATTGGCGCAGCTAAGTAAAATAAGAAACAGGAGTGATTAACACTCCTGTTGATTTTTGTATTCTCTCTTTGCGATTTTCCAAGATCTCGCTTTCGCTCTGGAGCTTATGGTTTCTTCCAAAGTCTCTTTTGTATCTTGGTCCAAATTACACAATTTCCACACATGATAATTGCTGTAATCTTTTTTGATTTTAGAATAATAAGTTTCCTTATTAGAACTAATCTTATTTTTTTGATAGTAGAATTTCTTCGGTGTGAAGGTTTCTTTATTTTCACTATCAATAATCCTAAAAGCACGAGGCCTCTTACTAATTTTACCTCTAGAATAATCTTCTGCTGAGTAACTATTGCCTATCTGCTTTGCAACTGTAAATTTATTACCTTGCTTGATAATCTTCCAAGCAAGACTATTTCCTTCTAGTCCGCGCCTCTTTTTAAGATAGTTATAAGCATCATGCAAGTTATCAAATTGTTCGTCGGCAAAACAATAGTTAGGTTTTACAGTAACATTTGAAGACGCGATTCTACGGTTTACTGTAGACTTGGAAACTCCTAGATTTTCTTGAATAGAGCTTTTTGCGATTGGCTTGTTTTGGCCGTATCTTGCTATGACAAAGCTTGAAAGATAAGCTTTTACTTCATTGCTTGAATCAAGACTGGTGAGTTCTTCCATTCTAATAATAAAAGGGGCCGTTTTTGCAATTTCAAAAGAGAAGTGATTAACAACCTTGTCCATACTTAAAAGATAGACATACTTATTACCTTTGGGGCCCACTGCATCTTTCCAAAAACAACCCACACCTTTCTTAAAAACTGTGTAAGAATAATTGCCTTTAGTTTTTAGTATACCAGCTATAAAATCAAGAACAGTCTCTAATTTAAATTTACCACAACCATTTCGCTTTGAATCAATAGCTTTCAGGGCGAACCAAACAGCGCAAACATCTAATTTCTTCGCCTTGCTAGTTGAAGAAATCAATTCTGGATAAATCTCAATTCTAATTTTCCCAATTGGTGTTTTATTGCTATTCTCGTTCAATGTCCGTTGCGCTTTCTGCTAATTTTTGAATTTGGCTTTCAATGCCGCTATGTAAAATAAATTTATCTGCCTCATCTGGTGGTAAACCAAGACTTGTTAGAATAGTCTTAATAAAATGAAATCTTGCTGCGAATGCCTTGGTTAGAGTTACATTAAACTCAATTTCCTCTGGATGGTTTTTAAGTGCTTCCTCTGCCATTGCAATTGCCTGGGCCAAAGGCACTTCGGGATTCCATTCCATTTCTTCTACAGGCACTAAAACTTTATTTGGATCATTCATTTATTTTATCTCTATAAGCGTAAAGGCGCTCTTTCATTTCATTACTTAAGTTTTTCCAAAGCTTATTCAAAGATTTATAATCTTCTTTCATTACAGCATTGTCTGCCCTTTGATAAACTGTATCAACCCAACCTAACTCAACTTCGTCATACTCAACTTTAGATTCAAAATTTTTCAATCTATCAGAAACACTTCTTAAAAACTGTACTGGCGAAATACCGCCTGGCAAATTGTATTCAACTGTATAGTTGAGAAACTCATCTGCTGTCCAGTTAATGTCTCTTAAAGTCTTGTAAACTTGTCCACCCTCTTCTGCGATATTTAAGCCTGTGATAAGCATTACTCTTTCAACAGCCTGCTTAAAGCTTAGGCCTTCCATCTTTCTTACAAAAGTCAGAAGATCTCCAGAGGCTCCGCAGCCAAAACAATGGAAGGCCCCTGTATCTCTATTCACGCCAAAACTTGGGCTGCTATCTTCATGTCCTGGCAATGGGCAGTTAGTATTGTACCAACCATTGGAAGTCTCTTGGAAAAATAAATCATATTCACCTTCAAGTATTTCAACAATGTCAATTTGCTCCAACATCTCTCTAATTAATTTGATGTTAGAATCAGAAGCAACAAAAGTTTTTGTTTCACCTAAAAGATTATCTTTCTCTTCATGAAGATTAACTCTAGCCATTACCAATCACTTCCTAAATCAAGGTCGTTAATAGTCAGATCATCAACATTGAAACTAAAATCTTCATCATTGATAGAAACATTTACATTGCCACTGCTGTCTTCAACAGTTGATGTTCTATTTACACTATCAGAATCATTTGATTTTTGCTTCTCTGCTGGGCTCAGGCCTTTCATTCTTCTCATGTCATCTTGTTCTTCTGGACTCAATTCTTGAATAGCATTGAATTGAGGCTCTACCCGAACACAGTATGGTGGAACCCAAGCGTCACGACCTTTAGCCATGTGAACTACAGCAATGTTTGTTTCCTTATCAGGCTCCAGAACAAATACATAGTGTGCCTGGTGCATGATGTGCTGGCCACCTGATGCTGCCGACTGGTCATAGGTATGAGACTTTCCAGAATCCTTTGACTTGCGAGAGTCTTTAATAGTATCTCTATTAAGCTGCTGAGCTGTCAACACGGGCAGATTATGCCTACGGGCAATCCTTACCAAGCCATCAAAGGCTAGTTCGTGTAATTCCCAAGATTTTGCAGTCTTAGGAGCATTCCTGGTTCTCATTTCACCAATATAGTCAGCAATAACAATGTCGGGCTTGCCCTTGGTGAGAGTAAGCTCTCTAATTCTCATGTCAACGTATTCTGGTGTTGGATCAGAGTCGGTAAAGTCATACTCAAAATAGGGGCCACCCTGCATTCCTAGAAGCTTTGATGCAAGGCTTTGAACTTCAGAATCAGCAAGCCCAGTCCTCTTTAATTCTTGAAAAGGAACAGAGAAAGCCAAGCTCATGTGTCGCAGAAGACAATCCCAAAGTGAAAGTTCGAATGAAAAGTAAAGTACATTCTTACCCTGCTTATGAGCATTGTATGCCCAGTTTAATAACTGTAGAGACTTACCACCGCCCGATGGTCCAAGAACAACTGTTACTTGTGATCCACGAAATCCAGAAGTTCGTCTGTCCATTTCATCATAGCCAGAAAGAATTCCCGGCGGCTTATGTCTTTGCTTCTCATATTCTCGCATGAAGAAATCGTGAGATTCAGTAACATCAAGTGTTTTCTTTTCTCCCGGTTCAACAGAAAGTTCCATTTCAATGTCTTTGACACAATCGAGAACATGATTTACACCTTCTTGCAAGCCCTTCTCCACCATTAAAGCATGACCTGTGGTGTGCATGTCTTGCCAGATTGAAACTGCTCTGCGCTGCTTTAATTGCATCAATAAATCATGCAATTCATTTGGATTGTAATCTAAGTCTTGAATCTCAGCCCACAGAGTCAGAAACTTTCCTTTATGGGCATCAGAAATACCCTTGGAAATCATTCTGTTCTCGAGAACAAGCTCAGTCAATAAAGAACCGTCAGATTCATCAAAATAATTGAAAACAGTCTTTGCGAGATTGAATGTATAGCTTACTTTAGAACCCTCTTCACTGTGTGAAAAGTGCTCTGGAACAATGTTCAAAGCCTTGGCTCGAATCAAAGCTTGTTGATCCGTTGTTAGGTGCTTCAGTACCTGTAATTCTAGTTCTTCTCTACTTAGTTTCATTCTCTATTTCTCTCATGACGCGTAAGGTTGTGGTGGCAAAGGAGTTGGCAAGCTAATTCTAAAACAGGAGGCTACAAGACTTGACCAGCCTGGGCCAGCATCTATTCTATCATAGCCATCATAAGCACTAATAATGATAGGCTTACCTGATTTTGTCCTTGCTCTCGCAATGCGATCCAATTGAATTGCTAAATTGGGATTTCTCATTTCATAATGAGTAACTCCATCAATTATTATGATGTCTTTTTGAGCAAAATCGTCTGCTAAATCTGACTGCTTTTCTCTATTTTCAAAACCAGATAAGTCTGCATAGAGATCAGCATAATCATAATAAGAAACTGATAACTTCTTTTTGATCGCTTCTTGAGCCAAAACCGAACAAATTAAACTCTTGCCACTCCACTGACCACCAACCAACAATAAGCTTGTGAGATTAATAGTGGTTCCTTTGGTAGGTACAATTTTAATGGGGCGGCCAGCACAAACTGCTGGAAGCGCATTGATGTATTTGTCTAATACCGCCTTGATTTTAACCTTTTTAGCTAAGGCGTTTTGAGTTAGATTGTGGCCCCAAGGATCCTGTCTGAGATTCCAATTCTCAGACAGAGTTCGACCAAAATGCTTTTGGGGAATACCAGCTGCCATGAATTTTTCACGCCACATCTGATCCTTAAGACAATGACATAAGACAGCTTTATTGTCATCATTCAACCAAGATCCATGCCCGTTACAAGAAGGACATGCACCATTTGTGGAGATTTTGCTCTCCGATTGTAGAGATTTTATAAAATCAATTTCATTTTCAGTTAAATCAAAACTACTCACAAATCTTCATCCTCTTCAATCTCCATAGGCTCCATTAGAGATTTTTTCATCTCTATGATTTCTTGGTCGATTACTTTCTTTTTCTTGGTTTTGGAGGCGTTTCTAGCGCGCTTATAAGCCCAAGCCCTAAGAGCATCAATCTGCTCCTTCATAGTGACAGCCAAAGGTACTGTGTCTTCGATCGAGCTTAATATATCTTCGGTCGTAAATTCCCTTTTGTTGTCATCGAAAGCTTCATACATTGCAGAAATTATTGCGGCCTCAATTTCGGCCCCTGTAAATGTTGCTGTATTATCAACCAACTTATCTATGTTAAAATTGTTAGGATCTCGTTTTCGTTTAGTTAAATGAATTTTAAAAATTTCAAATCTTTCTTCATCTGATGGCAGATCAACAAAAAAGATTTCATCAAATCTACCCTTTCTTAAAATCTCAGGTGGCAATTGTGAAACATCGTTTGCTGTAGCAATTACCAAAACCGGAGATTCTTTTTCTTGCATCCAAGTTAAAAATGACCCCAAAACTCTGGCTGCAGTACCACCATCAGTCTGGTTAGAAGAAGCTGAGCCAGACATGCCTTTATCCAATTCATCCATCCAAAGCAATGATGGAGAAACAGATTCTGCAATTTTAATTGCAGTTCTAATGTTTTCTTCAGAAGAACCAACTACACCACTAAAAATTTTGCCCATGTCTAATCTAATCAAGGGTAATTGCCAGAAAGATGCAACACAGCGGGCCATTAAAGATTTACCAGCTCCCTGAACACCAACAAATAAAATACCTTTAGGGTTACCAGGCAGACCATAGTCTTTTGCCTCAGTTGTAAAAGCATCTTTGCGTTGTTGCAACCAAGATTTAACACCTTTCAAGCCTCCAACTTGGCTAAAATCTTGTTCGACATCAATCCAATCTAAGAGGCCAGTTTTTCTAATAATGTCTCTTTTTACACTTGCAATTTTAATTGGATCAAGCTTATTGCTATCACTTATCATCATGTAAGTGCAGAGCAATTCAATCTCTTGAAGAGTTAGTCCCTGAAATGCTCTTACAATTTCTTGAACTTCAGTGTCAGAATAGATAGTTTTAAAACCTTTATTCTTGAGCTCTTGATTTTTATCAGCATATTCCAAAACCTTTTTGACCTTTTCTTCAATGTGTTCATATTCTGGAAGGGGCCAGTCAATAACAGCACAAGATTTAGAAAGATCCTCTGGTAATGTAAGTGCAGTATTTAAAAGAATGACAGCCTTTCGTTGGGATGTGAACTCTTGAGTCATGTTCCTGAACATTCTCACAGCTCGTTTATCATCGAGTGTAGTTTCATCTTGTATGATTTTGAGAAAGTCTTTTAATACTAACAAATAATAGCCATTAGTATTGTCTTTTAATTCTTTAAACCAATCTAAGACCTGAATGTGATTAACAAATTTAGCCTTAGGAATTAAATGTTCAAAATCAGGTGTAGTTTGTAAACCTGTGGCAAGATCCCATTGAAATACACCCCACTTTTCTTCTCCTCTATTGGCAATAAACTTGATAGCCTCTAAGACTCTCTTTTCTTCGTGGGTGCAAATTGCTATTAGAGGTCTATTGGAACGGATTTGCCAATCTAATTCCCTCATTGATTTTTTGTGCTGGCTAATTTCAGGTGTATTCATTGTCACTCCATAAATAGTTTTGGGTGGAATTAATTTCCACCCAAAAGAGTATAGTACTTTTCTAGAGGTTGACCCTTATAGTCCTCATTTCTCCACCATGTTTCAGTATGGAAAAACTTAGCATACTTATCAAATTTCTTGCGCCAATTCAAACAAGAAAATTCTGCTGGATAAGGCGAATTGATAATTGAAGAATTAAAGATTCTTTCCATGGTAGTTGGGTCTGATGTTGGTCCAACAGATAATGATTCAAGTCTATTTTCTAGAATAGACAAAATCTTGTCTTCTTCAATGTTTTGTATTTTGCAAAGATAAGTGATAGTAATAGGAATCCCAAATCTAGCAAATACCTCTGTTGCTTTACCAGCGGCCTGAGCTTCTTTGATTTCTTGAAGTAAGCTTGTGTCATTAGATGTGCGAATTACTTCACCTTGCTCAACACCAGGCAAAACTTCATCTTGATAGAAATAATTCACGGAATTAAACACGCTATTCAAAGTAAGATAACCAAATTTACGAACTATTTGTTCTTGGTTAGCAATAGCCCAATCAAAAAACTTCTTAGTCCATAAGTTTCTTGGCAAACCGTTTCTCTCAAAGAAATCACCAATCTGTTTAATCACAGGTAAATCTGAAGTAAATGTAATCTTATAATTGCCACCTGTTGCAGACTGGTATGATCTTGCGAAGTAGGTAGCAAAGTGCTTACTAGTCCATTCTTCAATGTCCTTTGGTAGTTCTATAGGTGCTTTGCGAGTAAGCATATCATCTAATGAAATTTGCTTACTAGATTTGCGCTTTGCCTTGAAAGGATTTACAAGCTGACCCTCTTGAGGTATAGCTTCATTCATCACTGATACAACTATTTTGTGTACGGCATCATTTCTCGATTTCATGATTTTTAAGCTCTCTACCATTCTTCCTCTGTGCTTTCTTTATAAACAAATTTCTCAGCTTGGGCTATCCCGTTTTCTTTGGTAACCCTAATTATATTATCGGCTTCAGGACCAAACTTATCTAACATGTGAGTGACAAGAATTACCTGTCTTTGTGTGGAATCTGTTACTTCTCTTAAGAAGTTTACGACTTCGGTAATCTTATGGTCTGTAGACATTGATTTCCAAGCCTCGTCCAGCAGGATTGGGCCATTGTAATTCATCCACTTTAAGGCAGCAATTCTCAATGAGAATGAAACTACTTCAATAAGACCACCACCACGCTCGCCAAGCAAGCCTGTTTCCATGTCTTGTCCATTGTGTGGGCTGACTATTTTAATCTCTATTTTAAAATAGTTGTCGCCATTGGCTCTTCGTTCTTCAAAGGTCTCAAACTTTAATGAATAATCTTCACCATAGATTTGGGACAGAGCTGTAGTTGCAATGTCTTGGATTGCTTGTAATTGTGACTGACGTCTTTCAACAATTTCACTCAACATAAATAAAGAGGCCTGACTGTTTAGCCTTTGCTCTTCTTGTGCAGTAGCTAAATCATCAGACTCTTCTTTAATTTGCTTTTCCAGCTGTTCTTTAACGCCCTTAAGTTTAATAAGTTTGTTTTTATGTTCTGTGATTTCTTTAGTGAAAGAGCTCAGCTTATCAACTAGGCTGACTTTTTCCATTTATTCTTCTTGCCCCTCGTTGATCTTATCTCGCTCTGCTTCTAGCTTTCGAAGAGCTTGTAAAACCTTAGTCTCATTGTCTTTGATGAAGTTTGGCAATTCTTTAATTGTCATTTCCAACTCTGTTTTACAATCAGCCTCGTTTTCTTGGACAGACCTTTTCAAATCCTCTAAGCGATTCTCATACATTTGAACACGAGTTTCGGCGCTCGAGATGTCTTTCTCGAGTTGCTTAATGCGTTCAGCTACGGTTTTTTCTTTATTCTCTTCACTCATAATTAATTATCGCTCACAGTTTTTAAAGTTTGTATAGCCAAGTCAATAACTTTTTCATCAATGTTCTTCAGTTTGCCAGATTGCTTTAAAGATTCATAAATGTCTTCATCATCACCAATAATGTTCATCATGGAAATTTGCTTGATGTATTTTTCAGCATCTTGCTTGTTATCTTTTTTGATTTGGGCCTCTTCAATTTTAAAAATCTCATCTGCTGGCTTGCTGGCTTTAAGCTTGATGTATTCTTCCTGATAAATGTTACCTTCCAAATCATATTCCATAAATAAAACTTGGGGCTCTTTTAATTTATTTGCATCATTTAGTCTTTCGCGAGAAATCGAACCAGGATTAATAAATCTAACACCATCAGCCCTTTTCTTTTGCATAGCATCATGGATGTGGCCAGCCACTATTAATTTTGTAGCCTTATTGGTTGGTATCTCATCAAATAATACGAATGAACCAAAATAGGGCCCCAAAGTTATTGAAATGTGAGCTGCCACTATTGGGTAAGCTTTATCTAATAGATAGCCTTCTTTAAATTCATCTGCCTTTGTTGCAGTGTGATGTACTAGATGAATGCCATACTTTTCAATGCTATCATCTGTCTTTAAAACTCCAGCTTCAACCAAAGTTCTAATAGAAGACTGTGGATAATATTGATCAAGATTGTGCTTCACATCATGGTTGCCAATTAATGTATACCAAGGAATTTTGGATTGAAGCAAAATTCTTAAGTAACCATTTCTAATTAGGGGCCCTGGTTCAATTCTGTGAAATACATCACCAAGGTGCAAAACCAAATCGCATTCTTTCTGGTGTGCGATTTCTACAATCTCTTTCATTTCAGCCAAGCAAGCATCTACATAACTGTCTTTGCGCTTTTCTGGAGTATTATCATCTCCGTGGGTATCGCCCACAAAAAGAATCTTTATTTTATTTAAATTAGAGGCCGATTGCATGATTCACACCAATTTCCATTCAATTTCAGTTCATCAATCAAGATGTTTAGCTCTTCTTTCAAAGCCTTGACATTTTGCTCTTCAAGTTCTTTAGCTGCTGCTTCATCATTAATTGAAGTATTTAAATCTTTATCGTTTTTAATAAAAGACTTGGCTCTTGTATTCACATCAATAAACGATCTAACAGATTCCATTAAATTTTTATTTTCTTCTGTCAAGAATTGTTCACAAGATAATAAATCTGCTTTTGTCTTTTTATATTCTTTTGCAATCTTTTGATATTCTGACAAATAAAAATTAGATCTAGATACTTGGTTACTTAATTTTGATAAATTATCAAATTGGTCTTTTAATTCTGCGAAAGCTTTTTCTTTAGCTAATTTAGTTTTGATTTGTTTTGCTTCTAAAAAGATTTTATTATTTTGTTCAATAAAAAAGCGGGCCCTATTTGATTTTTCAATTTGCTTATTAACATCTTTTAATTTTTCTTCAATGTCTTCAATTCTTTCCAAATCTTTATCGACATAAGAATAATTATCAAGTTCTGTTTCTAGCTTTTCAATCTTTTCTTTTTTGTCTTTAATAGAGCGATCGTAAGATCTGGCTGTTTTAGATAGCAGTTCGGCAGAAGTTTGTAAATGTTGAATGCCTGTCAACTCAGATAAGGTCCTTGGCAAATCACTAGAGCTGAGGTCTACTAAGAACAAGCTTGACATTTGGTCAGCGTAAGAGATTGGCCTCTTTTTATCATCTAGAGGAGGATTGCCAAGATTCTTTTTAACTTCATCTGGTATACCTGTGCCAACCTTTGGGAAGGAGTGAATGTTGCCTTCTGCGTCAGTTATTAAGTATGAGTTAACATCTTCGCCTTTGATTCTAGTAACTTCTACACCATCTGAGAATTTAACAGATACAGAGCATTCTTTTTCACCGTGACGAATGTAAGTATCTCTCTTGTAGTTATTGTGAAATACAAGATTAATCGCTCGCAAGATAGCTGATTTTCCAGCATCAGAAGATCCTACTATAAGATTGATCCCATTGGTGAAATCTATCGTTGTATCTGCATGATCTTGAAAGTTTTTAAGCTTTACTTGTGTAATGTATCTGTTCATTAAATTGGTTCCAAAATTTTAAGATTGTGCAAAGACCCACCAAAGAATTTAGAATAAATCTTTTCTCTACAATCATAGCTATCTATATAGTCTGTTCTTAAGTTAAATAAATGAACAGACTCTAAGGTAAATTTTGGAACAATGTAAAATGGGGCCCCTTTAATACACTTGCAAGGCTGATCATTCTGGGAAAAATAAGTTTTACAAGAAGGGCACTGTATTTGAGAGCAATCTAACTCCATGCCAGTCCAATAATTCTCAAACTTTACAGTTGGACTAAGATTCTTGAAGTATAAGAAAATACTTTTTTGATCGGCATGGTATAGATCAATCATTGATTCACCAACTTTAGCACCCTTGAAATAAAGATTCACTCTGGGTCGGCGATCAAAGCTTTCTTTTAGCTTGATAGGTAAAAAGTAGCCTGGATGAATAATAGATTCTTGAAAGCCATGAACTATAATTTGATTTTTAGTATAAACTATCTTAGATAATTCGGGCCTCTTAAACATAATTATATTATAGGCATTTTTATTCTATTTGGAGAAAAGTATATTTGAAATGGTAATAGTTAGAATTGACAGAGACATGCTAATTGAGGACATCCTAGCCATTAGAGCCCTTGTGCCTGTTGAAAATGATGCAGCCAGAGACAGAATAGACAAGCTTATAGCTTTAGTTAGCAGTTTGCCAAGTGATGAAAACAAGGCGCAATTTCCAAGAGCGAGTGTAAGAAGGTTATGAACATTTATTCCAAATTAAAAGATGCATTAATAGAATCTGAAAATGTAAATAATTTCAAAGCTGCAGACCAGATTGCTGCTGCTACTATAAGATTAGCTGCTGCCGCGAGCGATAATGAAGTGGGCGTAGATGCTCAAATAAGAGAATACATTGCACAATTGGAAAATCAAGTTGCAAATTTAAGTTTGCAAAATAGATACCAAGCTTTGCAAAATCAAAATCTTACATCACAATTAATGGGGGCCATGGGGAATCAAGTGCCAGACGGAGTGACTGTACAACAAAGCGCAAGATTGCCAGGCGCCATAGAAGCCATTTTGGATAATCCTGTCATTCCACTCACCGTTAAGAATCTTAACAACCAAGATGTCAATGGTGTTGCAATCAATAGTGAAACTAACAGAGCAACATGGAACATGCCTGGTAATATGCCAAAGGGTAATATTAGCGAAGGTGGAATTCACGGCCATGAATTGGCTGTTAAACAATAGAAGGAATTCAAATCTTGAAAAAACAAAGACTGATTGAATTACAGAGCAAAGCTGAAGAAGGAAACTCAGAACTCAAAGATAGCATTGAAATCTTAGCAGAATTTTTTGTTTCACAAAGTCAGCATAATAAAGAATTGAAGAATGAAATTTTAGAATTAAATTCTAAGATAACAAGCTTAAACAGAAAGATTGATCAAATTTTAAAATTTACAACAACTGAACCCTTGGCTCAGATCTTGATTGAAAATTTAGAAGAGTTTGAAAAAAATCAAATTGAAGAAGATGATGAATAATAATAAAAAGCTCCCTTTCGGGAGCTTTTTATTTAGCTGAGATTATCTCCAAATTCCATTGGAGTATCAAACTCATTATCACAAACAAAGCATCCAAATCTTTCATGTGAAATCTGGTATGCATCAGACTTATTGCACCATGGGCACTCTACTTTTTCAATAGAGCCAGAATCACTAAACCAAACTTTGCCAAGAACTTTAGTATTCTTAAGTTCGGGAACTTTATCTGTATCACTATTGAAATCAGAAGGAACCAAGATTTTCTTTCTCATACCTTCAACCGAAAGCTCGGCGTTTTCAACATCTTCGATAAGATCAATTTCTAATTCTTCTGCATTTAATCTTAACTGCTTTTCAAACTCATCTTCTTGAGCTTCTGCAAATTTGCCATAATTGCCTAAAATCTTCTCGACATCTGATTCTGGCACAAAGTGTGCTTTGCTAATACCTGCTCCAGGAACAGATTCATTATATTTGGCCAGCACCTTTCCAGATGTAGTATCAATAATACCCTCTGAAGTAATTGGGCCCACTTCTAAAATTGCAGTAGCAAGCCTTTTAGCCGCATAAATTGCCAAGTCTTCGTTTGGCATGACTCCCACATTGTCTTCAAAACCTTTAGCAATTTCTCTCAGACAATCTTGTTCTTCTGGTGAAAAATGCTCAAAACTTTTAGTTAATGTGTCCCAAAAGATAACCTTACCGCGAGTTAAATTATAATCCATGTTTTTCTCCTACAAAGATTATACTCGATTTGGCCCTAATAATCAATCGTTTTAAACTTCAATTCTATTGGATAACTATAGCCTCCAGTGGGTAAATATTGAATGTTTAATGTTTCGTTTGGTCTTATTAATTGATTGTGAAATTTGACATCTTTCTTAGGCTGTATCTCTCCTGTGGAAATAACATCATCGTCTCCAACCTTAAATACAGCTGTCATCTTTCCAGCTCTTGAATTAATAAAACATAATAACATTTTATCTTTATCACTGGTGTTTTTAATTGAAAAATTATAGTTATAACCATAATGGCCAGGTATAATATCTTTTCGATTGTCGCCTAGGCGAAATTCGAATGGTTTGTTATCTTTTAGTTCGGCCTGAATATCTCTGTCAAAATCATCTACATTGATAATTTTGATGCCGTCAACTTCCTCGCCTGCACCAAGTCTGCAAAACCAGCTATTGCCCTTGTCCATCTTTGCTTCAATTATGCCAGATACTGTGTCTCCATGTGCAACCTCTTTAATAAGTTGTGGATTTGACACAGATTTAGCTTTGGCATTTAAAAAGCTTTTAATTGCCTTGGAACCTGCTATACCCGGCTCTTCATTAGTTTCTACTGCAGATCTGAAATCTTTAAAATTTCCTTTTAACTTAAAGTTAAAAACCTGTTCACGCCCCGTTGCATTTAGGTAATGGAAAAATATTCTTGTATTTGATGGTTCATTTATTATTTGTTTGCCTAACTTGCCAGATTCTTCAACCTTTTCTGGAAAGTTTAAAAACACAAGACGCTTGGCCAACACACTGTCATAAGCAGTAGAGCCACTTATGACAAGAATACCAAAAAGCAATAGGGCTACGAAGATTTTCTTCATAGCTCAACACTCCTTGCGTTTGTTTAGGTATGATTATTATTAGATTAAAAGGGGGCTTTTGCCTTTATAATAGACGATAATATTATGAGGTATTATAATGTCTAGAAATTTATTATATGACAAATTTATTGCCGAAAGCAAAGATTATTTTAACAATTTTGATTTTAAATCTATTGGCTTTACGGACAATTCCAATTCTGAAAAAGCCTGTGCTTTATTAGACCGAATGCAAGCAGTCTATGAGGCAAAAGACTCAGACTATAGTGAAAATGATTTACCAATGGGGAATTTGCGAGAATCAATAGAATTAGGCATAGACCCATGGAAGGGTGTTCTTCTTAGGATTGGTGATAAGAAAAGAAGAATTGGCTCCTTTATTAAAAAAGAATCCTTTCTAGTAAAGGATGAAGCTGTGGATGATACATTGGTGGACATGGCAAATTATTCTTTTTTAGGTTGTGCATTAATGGGTGATCTTGGAGATGAAACTATCACTGAAACATGGAAAACCATGGCCAAAGATTGTGTTTTAGCTAAGATTGTTTTTGAAAACAAGCACAATGATGGCGTTCCTAGATGGTCTATAATTATGTGGCCAAGAATTCTTGCTTCATACAATATTTTAGCAAAATTCGCTAGAGAAAACTAAAATTCAAGGAAAACTCGGGGCAAAACTGTAAAATTCTCAATAGGAGAGATACAGATAATGCCCCGAGTTTTTAATTTATCCGAATTTGATATTAGGTTAGCAGCCAAAACTTATACTTTAGAAAATCTTCCACCAGCCTCTATTGATGAAATCGTCAATGAAATAACAGGGGGGCAGGCTGCTAATTTAAGTGATCAAGACAAAATTGCCATAGTACAAGAATACTTGGCAGGTAGCATTACTGATCCTTCACAAATTCCTCACGCTCTCCGAGAAGTTAAAGATCCAAGCCTTGTAGGCTCAGGTGTGGATGTAGCAAACCAAAAGATCAGACAAATCAAAGACGCCATTGCCAGACTCAAAAAAGAAGACTCTGATAGATACAAGGCTATTCTTGAATCATTAGGTGGAAATGAAGATCAGCTTTTAAAAGCTGCTTTTGAAAAGTTTCAACAGCAATATATTCCACAGATTATAGATCTCTGGAGTGCAAGAATGAATCCAGCTAGAATTAAATCATTCTTAACTTTACCAGAAGAACTTAGAGGCCAGCAAGAAACCGCAACACAATCTCTCCGTTCTGAATATTTTAACCAAACTACTGAACAATTTACAAAAGTCAGTTCTGATTTGAATGAAGAATTTGGCTTATCTGTTGAACAGATAGCATGGATCTTTAGGGGTACAAGAACATCAAATGTAGAGTCTATGCCTGATTACCAAAATACAGCCACTAGACTCGGTGAAGGTAATTTAGAAGCTGGTAAAAAGCTCCTAACCAAAATTTTGGCTAATTCAGAAAAAGATACTACCACCTGGCTTTCTAACCTTCAAAAAGATTATGCCGCAGGACTTTACACAGGCGGCAAAGACTGGGACACAGCAGTTGATAAAGAGGGTAATCCATTATTCGCTCCAGAAGAGCTTGTTGTGGCAAAATCGCTCGCTGAAAAAACTGCTGGTGCAATTACCAAGCATGAAGTACTAAGAGAAATTGGCCTTAGTACATTGCAATTCCCACAACAGCCTTCTGATTTATTTGATACAGGCGATCCAGCAAAAATCCAAACAGTTGAAGGCGAAGATAGATATTTTGAGGCCAGAAACAATCCTTACAACTGGGTCATTCTTTCACAATTGCTTGAGAAGGGTGGCTATGGCTATAACAGCAAAGCTCTTCCAGATTTCTTTGGTAAAGATTTTACTCAAAAAGAATTAGAAACTTCTGACTGGAATGAAATAAGAAAACAAATTCATGATGCAACAGAAGAAGGTTTGCCAACTGGAAGTTATATTGATCATGCTTTGTTTTATGTAGCACATACACTTTGTGGCAAGAGCGAAGCTAAGTTCAAAGACATGCTTGCAAAGATGGAAGAAACTGTTGACAGCGATGTTAGCGTTGATGCACTATTTGATCCAGATCAGAAAGTCATTCCTGACCCAAGATACGTTGACATGCTTCTTAATTTTAGATCAAAGGCTGAAAAGCGCTGTGTAGATAAATTAAGAGGCACCTTTGGTTTAGAAGTTGTACCTTATGAATTGGGCTTGCCTGTCTTAGATGGTTGTAACATTAACAAAGATGGATTCCAAGTTGACTTTTTAATCCCTTGTGATGTTTTAGAACAATGGAACCAAGGCCAGGATGGTTTGTATCATCCTACAATCCGCCAAAAAATGATCTTTGTAGGCGAATATTATGGCTTTGATAGAAGCAACCTTATCGAAGTCAATGCCAAGGGCGCTGAAGGCTTTTATGGCATAGATGGAGACATCGCAAAGGTTACCGATAAGAAAACTGGTCAAGTAGTTGAAGCCAAAAACGGAGCATTGCTTACAGCTGGTCAAAAGTATGACATTAGAACTGGCTGGAAGAAAATGACCGAAGATTTCTTCGCATCTTCTACAGGCAATGCTGCGATTCACATTGATAAAGACCTCAGTGATGATTCTATTATTTCAGAGCTTGATAGATGTAAGATTATTTACACCTATAAGATGCCTATTAATAATAGTTTAAATGCTATCAAACAACACGCTGCTGTTTGCCAAGACCCAAACTGTGATTCAAAAAGAATGTTTGATACATCTTCTGGGGCCCCTATTTTTAAGAAAACCCAAATAACAACTGGCGAAGCCTATGTTAGATGCTGCATTGCTGACTTAGAAATACAAAAGGGCATGATGCCTGTTATCTTAGAAGCAAGGCTTGATAAGAGCTTTGGCAGAAAAGAAATTCATGATTATTACATGAAGAAAAAAGAAATCGAAAAAAGATTTGTTGAAAATAGAAAGAGCCCAAGCTTTTCTATGGATTTAGAAGTAAAACTATCAAATGATTTACAAGCTGTTAATAATCAAATTAGTTTTGTAACAGAAAAATTCAATGAGAGAAAACAATCACCTGAATACCAAGCTAGTTTAACAGCTTTGCAGCAACTCTTAAACGAAGCCTCTGCTGGTACAAAAACAGACAGAGAGATTTATGCACAAGCTAACAACATAATCAAACCTTGGATCCCATACATTCAAAGTAGAAGAAGAGCAAATTTAGCAGACTTGTTATTTAGAATAGCAATCTCAAGTTAAGGAAATAAAAATGCCAGTATTAGACCCTACAGTAATCAGTAATTGGTATAGAATCAAAGACGAATATAATAATTTTTATGTCGTACAAGATTTTTCAATGAACCAAAATAGTTCTGTCCAAAATAAACCTCTTGTACAGGGTGACATTGGGACCAGAATCATGGACGTGGGTGGTATCTCCTATACTTGGAGTGTTAGCTCGCCAGCTCTTGTAACTGATGGCACAGTTGTTGGAAATGTATTGACATTGATAAAAAATGGCTGGGCAAACATCAAAACTGGTGGCATTGGGGCTGCTTATCTTTTGGAGAGAGGCGCTATTAGAATCAATAAAGAAGGCGTTGATTGTTCTGCATCATTTAAAAGTGATAACCCATCATCTTTCGTTGCTACTTATGGCACTAATGGCAGCAATTATATTGCAAGAGTGGCAAAGTGGTATGATTCTTATTTCACATTCACATTTAGAGGTATACAATCTGCTAATTTATCTATTGAAAATGCTGAAATAAACTTTGATCCAGAAATTGGTGAAAGATACTTTGTAGGTGGTACACAGGCCCCTTATTTTAGTGTTAATAGCTATAAATTAAGTGGGACCATTACTTTCTTAGTGCCACCTGCTGAATTTTATAAATTTAGAAGCATCTATCAAACAGGTAATGATGTTCCTGGAAACTTAGCTGGTACTAGATCTTTTTATGTAACTGGTATTGAAAATGCAAATCTTGTTATTGGCCTTCCTGGAACAGGTGGATTTAATTTACAATTAGGTACTGCCAGTATGACAACTGAGATAACAGCCGCTATAAAAGCGGGAGATATAACCAAGGTTACATTGAAGTTTGTTTCTTACGCAAACTCTTCTACAAACGAATCTTCCTAATTGTTTTATAATAGATATATTATATCTATAATATACCTCTATATGGGGTGTCAAAAAACTGAAAATGGCTTATAAAAAAACAACCTCAAAGACCGTTCGGGAAACAAAAGCAGAAGAGAAACCTTTATATCATGAAGTCTTCCCTGAAGAATTATTAGATGATGGCGAGTTTATCTTGTCTTTTACCATACCTGGTCAGCCAGCTACTAAAAAGACATCACAAAGGGTTTTCAGAAAGCGAATTTTGCCATCTAAGGCTTATTGTGAGTATGAGAAGTACTGTGAGCCTTTTTGCAAGCAAGCTTGGGCTGATAAAGGCAAGGCCCCTATGGATTATGGGGTTGTTATCAATATGCGAATCTTTCTTAAAAACTGGATTGTTGGTGACTGTACAGGTTATCAACAATCCATTGCTGATATACTACAAAAATTTGAAGTATTGTCAAACGACAGCTGGATTCACTGGGATTGGGAAAACTCTCACTGGCTAGGCGGGATAGATAAAGAAAATCCAAGAGTTGAAATTACCATCAAAAGATTTAGGCATCCAAAAGAAGCTTATAGAAATGAACAAGAACTTTTTAACAAACAAAAAGAAGAAAGGAAAGTGGCTCGTTTATTAAAAGAGGCACAAAAACAAAACAATGGATGAAGAATTACCAAAAGTAACAGGCGTACACATTATTCATGTTTCTCAAGATCTCCCAGCAGAAGACATTCAAGGCTTTATGGAAGATTGGATTGCAGAGAATAGTGACATTTCAACAGATCCAGGCGAGGTTGTTATTTTTTCACCTTATCAAATGGATTACACCCTTACCGACACAGAAGATGGTGGACAAACACTTTTCTTGGTAGGTTACATGGCTAGAGAAAAATGGGCCACATTATCTGATGCAGATGATCTTCGCAAGTTTGCATTCCAACTTGAAGAAAGCCACAAGAATTTAAAAGTTGGAGTTGAATTGGCCTTGAGTGTAAAAGAGCCTGAAGAAGCTGATCAAAATTATAACTTTGTAACTTCTTATTTTGAGAAAAATGAAGAAGTTAGAGACATGCTCATGAAGATGCAGGAAAATTCAGATTTAGAAGATGACGAAAATTTATTCGGCGGTCAATAAAATCTGGTACAATTATAAAATAAATCTTCCTGGGTGATAAAAATGGATAAAAGCTACTTTTTGCACAAAGTTAAACACGAATTGTGCCTTGTTAATAATATTGTTCACTTGAATAATGAAGTTTATTCAATTTCTATGCCAGTAGTCATACCTAAACTGAAGTTAAATGCTACAGATGGAAGAACTTTGATGCAAAGAATTATTTTCCAGCATCTAAATAGCAATGCTTCTAAAGCTATAGGTTTTCTAAGAGGTATGTTCAATCTGTGTTCAGAGCCTGATAATTTTGAAACACACCTGATGCTCACATGCCCCGTAGGACAGCTTTCAGAGCCGACAGAGACAGAATGGATCAGGGCCATGGAAAACGGCCTGGATTCGGGCCAAATTGAGCCCCCTGTGGCATCTATGGGTAAGGATGTATACATCAATGCCTGGGGTATACAAGATTACATCTATGACATGAAAGTTGAGTTCTGGCCACACACAGAAAAACCTAATGCATTTCAGTGCCACTGTGCAATTAAATTTATTAAACCAGAAGGCATTGAAGAAACTAATCATTTAGATTTTGAATCTGGTTTTAATTTTTTAATCTATTCTGAAAAGTCCAATTGTTTTGTTCCTTTTTTAATTAAAAATGAAAACAATCCAGTATTCTTCTTGCAAGAGGCAACAATTGTCAAACATGAATTAATAGAAGATGAAGATGGAATTGGAAGAGAATTGTTTGTTGAATGTGAAATCTACGCTAGATAAAAAAAAGCCCCTCAAAATGAGGGGCTTTTAGTTTATTCGAATAAATTAAAGAGCTGGCTCTTCTTCTGATTCGATGATTTCTGGAGCCTCGATAGGAGTTGAAGAACCTACAACACTAACATAGTGTGGCTCTGTCTCTTCAATATTAAGGCTGGTTGCGCCATCAAATCCATACTGTGCAACAATCTCCTTGAAGCGATCTTGGAAATTAGTATTGGAATTTGCCAATTCTGTTTCAATAGCATCAAGCTGCTCTTGTGCTTGAGCCTTCTGGCTATTGTAGTTTCTTGTGATCTCTTCATACTGGGCTTCGAGATTCTTAATAAAATTATAAGCCTGATAACCCTGTGACTGTAAGAAAGTCTGTTGTGCTTGCATGTTGCGAAGTTCGCCATACTCCTCTGGAGTAATGGCTGGTCTTTCGACCTCAGTGGTACCTAATGATTCGTCCATGTTTTTTCCTTTTGTGATACTTAAGTAATTACTAGTGCTCTACAGCACACACAATTAATTATACACAAAATTATGGTTCTTGGCAACCAAAATAGATATTGTCTAAAGCTGATTTTTCTTTCCAGTTTGATATTCCATTACACTCACAAAGTAATTAATAAAAACAAGACAAAAAAGTATGCAGATAATGAATAATTTAAAAAGAGTGATGGCTGCATAAATCCAATTTAGATTCAATAAAAAATAGACAATCTCTCCCAATAAGAACAACATAAAGCCTAAAAAAGCGAAAAATAAAAGAGAGAATAAAAAATTAAGTAATTTAACCATGATTAATCCCATAAAAGGCCCCTTGAAAATAAATTCAAGAGGCCTTTCTTATAACACTTGCTTCGTTGCAGTGAGTATTTGAGCCACAGCCTCATTGCTATAGCTGATAATCCGCTGTTCGACCTTCGCCCACTAAACTTAAGCAAGTGAAATCGCGCAGAACATTAAATTTATCTACTTTAAAAGCGGGAACATTACTACATTATGCTATACTTATAGTAGAAACAATAATTTTATTATAGAAATAAAATAAAAATCCTTCATTTTAGGGGGCCGAAGCCCCCTAAAAACTATGAACCGCAAGCCTCGCAGTCAGGATTATCAAGTGAACAGACTGCACTATTGAACTCATCTGGATTAAATTCCTTGATAGGCTCTGGCTTCTCAACTCTTTCAACCTTGTCAAGTGATTGCATACCAGAAGTATCAATTCCGAGGCCCTTAATTGCAGCAGCCTTTGGCTTGGTTCTGAGGTAATACATACCTGTCTTCAATCCAATCTTCCATCCATAAAAGTGTGCAGAAGAAAGCTTAGACATAGTTGGTTCTGCCATAAACATATTCAATGATTGAGATTGATCAATGAAATAGTTTCTATCTCTAGCCATGTCAAGGATGTTTTTACCCTTCATCTCCCATACAGTCTTGTAAACTTCACGAATGTCTGCTGGAATCTCTTCAATGTTTTGAACTGAGCCATTGTCAATGATAAGTTTCATTCTGATGTTATCAGTCCAAAGACCATTATTGACCAAGTCTTCTACAAGATGCTTATTGACAATAGCATATTCACCACTAAGGGTATTTCTCTTGTAAAGATTTGCAGTGAATGGTTCAAAACATTCATTGTTACCAAGGATTTGTGCAGTAGAAGCAGTTGGCATTGGTGCAACTAACAAAGAGTTTCTTAAACCAACACTCTTGATTTCTTCCTTAAGGGCGTTAAAGTCCCAAAGGCCTGACAAATCATTTTCATTCAATCCCCAAAGATCATACTGTAATAGACCCTGCGATGCAGGAGATCCAGTGAATGTTTCATAGGGGCCATGAATCTTAGCTAAATCCTTAGAAGCAGTAAGTGCTGCAAAGTAAATAGTTTCAAAGATATCCTTGTTCAACTTCTTTGCTTCATCTGATTCAAATGGAAGACCCATAAGCGCAAATGTATCAGCAAGTCCTTGAACCCCAAGTCCAATTGGGCGATGTCGGAAATTAGACTTCTTTGTTTCAGGAGTAGGATAGAAGTTAATATCAATCACCTGATTAAGATTTACAGTTGCTTGGTATGTTACTTCATACAATCTCTGGAAATCAAACTTGCGGAGCTTTTTATCTTTCTCTCTAACTTTGCCTGATGGAATTACAACATACTTTGGAAGAGCAATCGAGGCCAAGTTACAAACAGCTGTTTCATCCTTGTCTGTATACTCCAAAATTTCTGTACAGAGGTTTGAAGACTTAATTGTACCAAGGTTCTTCTGATTGCTCTTATAATTTGCAGCATCCTTGTAAAGCATGTAGGGGGTACCAGTTTCTACTTGACTGTCAAGTACCTTCTCCCAAAGTTCACGAGCCTTAATAGTCTTGAGAGCCTTGCCCTCTGCTTCATACTTTTCAAATAGTTCTGTGAAAGCTTTGCTCTCAGGACTATCATAAGCATCTATAAGGCCAGGAACTTCATTTGGAGAGAATAAGCTCCAGTTTCCGTCTTCTTCTACTCTCTTCATGAAAAGGTCTGGAATCCAAAGGGCTAAGAATAAGTCTCTAGCACGAAGTTCTTCCTTGCCATGATTCTTGCGAAGATCAAGAAAATCAAATACATCTGCATGCCATGGTTCGAGATAAACAGCGATGGAGCCCTTGCGCTTTCCACCACCCTGATCAACGTATCTTGCAGTCTCATTGAATACACGCAACATAGGAACGATGCCATTAGATGTACCATTGGTCCCCTTAATGTATGAACCCTTCGCGCGAATTTTATGAATGTTGATGCCAATACCACCAGCATTTTGTGAAATAGCTGCACAGTCTGCAAGAGACTTATAGATTCCTGGGATAGAATCATCATCTACATCAATCAAGAAACAAGAAGAAAGCTGTGGGCGCTTTGTACCTGCATTAAACAATGTAGGAGTCGCATGAGTAAACAAACCTTGCGAAAGCATGTCATAGGTCTTTTGGACCATTTCAAGGTTGTCTCCCCAAATACCAACAGATACTCTCATGTACATGTGCTGAGGTGTTTCAGATGGCTTACCCTTCATTTTTAAAAGATAAGATTTCTCCAGAGTCTTGTATCCAAAGTAATCAAAATTAAAGTCACGATCATGAACAATCATAGCATTTAATTCTGCACTGTGCTTTTCAATTGATGCATAGGTAGAATCAGAAATCAAACCAGCCTTTTCACCAGTCTTAGGATTAATGTATTCATACAAACTCTTAGCAACAACTGAAAATTCTTTAGGCACATCCTTATAAAGAGATGTAATTGCAATTCTTGCAGCAAGCTTCGCATAATCTGGATGTGTAGTAATCATAGATGCTGCTGTTTCGGCACTTAACTGATCCAATTCAGCACTGGAAACACCATCATACAAACCTGAAATTACCTTCTTGGCAACTTCAAAATAGTCAACATAATCTTCATTCAAGCCATAAGTCTGCTTTCTAATTCTAGAAGAAATCTTATCAAACTTAACTTGCTCTACTGTGCCATTTCTCTTTACTACATTCATTTAAAAATCCTCATCTGTCGCAAATGACTTTTCTTCCTTAACGCCTACACCACTCTTGGAGTATTCACTTACACGCTTCTCAAAGAAGTTTGTCTTGTTTTCCATGGCAATATTCTTCATGAAATCGAATGGATTCTCAGAATTATAAATCTTGCCAACACCCAAATCAACAAGCAAGCGATCGGAAACATACTCTAAGTATTGCTTCATCAAATCAGAGTTCATACCAATCAAAGATACTGGCAATGATTCTGAAATAAATTCTTTCTCAATCTCAAGTGCCGAACCAATGATCTCAATTAGGCGATCTTTAGAAAGCTTGTTTTCAATGTGATTGTTATAAAGATGGACAGCAAAGTCTGTGTGCAAGCCTTCATCACGAGAAATAAGCTCATTGGAGAATGAAAGACCTGGCATCAAACCACGCTTCTTAAGCCAGAAGATAGAACAGAAAGAACCTGAAAAGAAGATACCTTCAACAGCTGCAAAAGCGATCAATCGCTCAACGAAAGATTCAGAACCAATCCACTTAAGGGCCCATTCAGCCTTCTTCTGTACAGCAGGGACTGTATCAATTGCGTTGAATAGGTGATTTTGCTCAGCCTTATCCTTGATGTATGTATCAATTAGAAGAGAATAAGTTTCAGAATGGATATTCTCCATCATGATCTGAAAACCATAGAAGAACTTAGCTTCTGTATATTGAACCTCAGATACAAAGTTTTCTGCAAGGTTCTCATTTACAATTCCATCGCTTGCAGCGAAGAATGCCAATACATGCTTTACAAAGTGCTTTTCGCCTTCATTTAGCTTTTCCCAGTCAGCCAAGTCTGCAGAAAGGTCAATCTCTTCTGCTGTCCAGAAGGAAGCTTCAGCCTTCTTGTAATAATTCCAAATGTCATGATGCTGAAGTGGGAACAATACAAAACGGTTCTTATTCTCAACTAAAATCTTTTCCATTTACGTTTCTTTCTTAGGTATTTTGAATCTTATAATTTTTACGGTAAGTTGAATAATACAACTAAAACAACACAATGCTTAACATGATTCAAAAATTTACATAATTTTATTTTATAAATTCTGGCAGCAATAGATGCCGCGTTTCTCAATAGAATTATGGTGCCAGAAAGAACTTTAAGGCACTTTTAGGCGATAAAAAAAGCCACCACCTAAAATAGCTTAGGTGTGACTAATTAAGGTACTTTGTAGTACCCTTTGCGCTTTAGAATCAGGTTAACAACAGACTTTATTTTACTAGTTTTGACACCATAGAACCTGTCTAAATTGTATTAAATTTTAATTAATTTGAACCTTTGAGAGGCACTTCTGCATAAAAAATTTTTTGCCTACCCCAGTCAATTGATTCTGCTAAAATTTCTCCATTTGGCCCCACAATTTGTGTATGTCCTTGGAAATACAAACCTGGTTTTAACCAGCCGCAGCAGTATGGCCTAACTATGGCTATTTGATTTTCTATACTTCTTTGAATTTGTGGGCTTTCTTTTTCTTTATCAAATGGATAATTAGGATAAGGCCTCCAACCGCCTGAAGGAGCAACTAAAAATTGGGCCCCTTTGTCACACATGGATTTAATGAAATTTGGATCATCTAAATCATAACAAATTACTACACCTATTTTAAATTCTTTAGTTTCAATAGGCTCATCTGAATTACCTGGTTTAACACCCCATGAAGTTTCAATAGGTACGAGTTTATTCTTGCAATAACTGCCTGCTACAAAGCCATTATCGTCAAACACATAGCAAACATTGTAAATGCCATTAAATTTTTTTTCATAAATACTACCAGATACAATTACAACATTGTTTTCAAAAGCTATTTGTGAGAATACTCGTTTGACAATGTCTGTTATTCTAGATTGCGCCAGCCATTCACCCATACCATTCAATTTTATTATTGAAAATAACCAATCTGAAAATCGCTCTAGCCAGTTTTTTAAACCGAGGGGCTGAAAGGTTAATTCGTTCCCGTTTCTTATTTGCTGTATTCGATAGCTTTCTTTAGCCCAGGCTAGACAAAAACCAAGATCTTCTGGGAAAACAACAACTTGAGCCCCATTTTTAACAGCTTCTTTGGTAAGATTATTAATCAGATTGAAAAACTGTTTTTCATTCTTGCATTGAACCAAATCTAATTGAACCGCAGCAACTTTGATTTTCATTTTATTCACCTAAAAAAATGTAATTGTAGGATGTCTTCTTGGCGTTGGCTGATTGCCATAGGTTTGAACTGCACCAATGTCGAGTTTCTGGCTTGAGGTAGTGCCTGGAAAATTAGTAGGATATGCTATACCAACCAAAGCAGAACCACTGCCAGTTGTTGTATTTAAAGTAAAATCTACATAATCAACGCCTAAATGAACATAAGGGGATGATGTTAATAAAATTTCATCTGTTTGATATAAATAGGGTGGGTTTGACTCAAAAGTATTACCAGCGTTGTTATAGTATGCATTTCTTATAACTTTGGCCATTGAAAACGAAAGTGGAAAATCACCATCGGCAAGAATCCCATGGTCGCCGCCATTTGTAAATAAACTATTACTAATAATAAAACGCCCGGATGGATAAACTTTAACCCCGGATTTTGAACATTGATTGGCAGTTATAAAATTAATTCTTAAGTCAGTGCATTCTTGGGCGATAATCCCATTGCCATGGCTGGTCAAAGAACCGCTAACATCATGAATGATAGTATGATCGACTCTCAAGCTCAATTGGTAGCCATAAATTCCAACACCAACTATATTATCAAAAACACATCCGCTAATAGTTACATGATTTGCAGAATCTGCATAGAAGCCAGCGGATGTAGTGTTTGCACCTACGATGTGGCTTATACGGCTGTTCTCAATCCAAATTGCTTGCTGGTTTCCCGATCCTAATACTATGCCGCTATCTAAAGAATTGTGAAGCCAACAGTGTGAAATTAAAAAACTTTTATCTGTTGTTGATACTAATTTTTCAGCAAAATAATTTCCATCTATTTCTATATTTAAAACTTGCAAATCATGCTCTCTAATAAACAAAGCGCCAAGACCAGCCATGGAAAATTGAAGGGGATCTACAGTGTCATCAACTAATAAAATGGGTTTCTCGCCCAAATCATAGTGAAATACTTCATAACCAGAGAGAGACAAATCCCAAAGCTCAAGCGGTGACGTCAATACATACGTTCCAGATTGTACATGAGCTATGCCTCCAATGTTATAGAGCTCTGCGCCCTCAGATAATGCATAAAGATTGTTAACAGCACCACCAATTACACCATAGCCACCAGTAGCACCATCTTCTGCAACGTATAAATCTGAAGCTATGACTGCGGCTTGACCATTCGTTACATTTAAAATCTCGAAACGATGGTCCCCTTTATTAACTATAAAACTAGAATAATCGCCATCGCCCCAAGCTGAAGCTGAATTCCAAGCAGCATCTATTGCGACTGCGATGCCAGTATCTACATTTGACCATGAAGAGAGGCCTGAGTTGTACACAAACAAATGGTGATCATTTAAATTCTGAAAACCAGTAGATACTTTTCTGCCGATTTTAATATAATCGGTTAAGCTTGGAGTACCATCTAAATAAAATACAATCCAATATCTTCCTGGGGCCAAAGTTGAATTGATACTTACACTAACCCAATCAGGACTTGCTGATAATGTAGCTGCGCCAACAACGCCAAAATCTATAACTGTGCCAGATGGAACTCCTGCATTATCATCTCTAAGTTCAATGTAAATGTCACCCACTGGAGAACCCTGAGCCCACATGACTATCGACAATTGCTTGAAAGTTTTAGTTGAATCAATGTCAAACCAAGCGGCCATTGGCTCAGTTGAAGTCTTTGCCATTTCAGTGATTGTGGTGTTGCTAACCAAGCTTGCGGAGCGGCTTTTGAAACCTATGTGATTATTTTGAACATAAATAAAATTACCTATGTCGTCTGAAATAAAATCTCTTGTTGGGCTTGAAAGAAACTTCATAGTTCCTTTGTAAGGTAAATTTGTTATTTGCTGGAAAGATGTACTAAAAGTATTTAAAGTTAAATCTACACCAAGATTTGTTGCAACTGCACCACCACCATAATTTTGGAATTGTCCAAAAGCAATTGAACTTGCGAGGGGCCTCAAAAATACTTGATAATGTTCATAAGGGTAGCCTGGCCCTACTGGCGAGGTAATAATAAGCCTAGCATTATTTGGTATAAAGTCAGCTGTTTCAACCATTTCGCTTGACGCAACAACTTCACCATCGCCACCAATAACAACAAAACGGATGCCTATCCAATAAGTGTCTCCTGCAAAAGACCCCATGCCTGGCATAATGGTATAAGAAGCGTAATCTGGCTTGTAAGGCGATACTGGTTGGTTTAATTCTAAATCATTGATGACAACTGTTTGGTAAGTGGTACCATAAGAATAATTGGGGCCAGCATTTGGGTTAAAAGGATTAAACGCAGAACCAGCCTCTTGGCTGCCTGTCGTTTTCACTTCCCATTCTATGCTGTGATTAATAGCCATTATCTACCAATTTCCGCAATCTTGATTGCTGCTGTTATGTCTTTAACTTGTAAATCAATATTTATCATAATGTTATACCTTAAAGCTAAAATTCAGTATCACAACTGACTTTCCATTGCCCGTAAGCATCACCAGCGGTGGTCACTGATGTTATGAATCTAAAACTATCACCTCTAAAATTGGAAGAGTCTACAGTTAAAGATCCCAAATTTACACTTTCATCAGTACTCAACACTGTTAGAACAGGTGAGCTAATGGGTCTGGCAGCAGTATTTAAATAAGCACTTCCTCTAAGGCCGCCTCCAGTAGTATTGTATCCACCTGTCCTTACTTCAGTGATTTGATAATATCTTTGACATAAAGAAAATTCATGACCATAATTTCTTCTTTCATAAGGTGTAGCTACTGAGCCTATTTCTACTTGGATACCTGTTAAATATAAAGTAGCGTTTAATGTACCAATTAAATTAACTAATGAACCACTTGGCCCATGATAATTTGCTGATGCCCAAGTAGATGCTGTTCCTTGAAATGTACTTCCATTAGCAATTACAAAAATAAATTCGATACCATTTAAGTGATCATTAGTCCACGTTCCTGATGTGTCTCCTGGAATAACTATTGTTTTCTTTTCCCAAGTGTTAGAAGCACTTATTGTGTAAGTAAAAGGATAACTTCTATTAAATGTACCATGGTTGCGAACTGAACCACCAAATGTACCTGTTAAGCTGCTATAAGCCCAAAAAGACAATGTGACAGTTTTGGCGTTAGCTGTACCCCATTGAAAATCAATAGTATTAGTTCCTTCGATAACATGTGATAAGAAATTATAATCACCAGCACCCGGAGAAGTTGTAGTAGTAGTTTTCATGCCTATGTAAGAAATGAATCCATCAGGAGAAGCAACTCCACCATAATTTTTACCAACAGTTAATCTTCCAGACCCATTAATGTTCATCTTCCATCGGTCAATAAAATTGGAAGTACTTGATGGAGTTGTGGATGCCGCACTATTTCTTTGATCTATGTTTCCATCACCATTAATAATTCTATTTCTAAACCCTGTATTGTAAGCAGTGATTGCATTTGAATTTTGATAAAGATTACCACCTACATACAGAGATTGCCCAATACCAGCACCACCCGAAACCACCAAAGCGCCTGTCGTTGATGAAGTAGAAGCTGTTGTAGCTGCAATTGTAGTTTTACCACTGTAATCTACTTTAAAAATACTAGAGCCAAAGTTTTGTAAATCAATTTGATTACCAACAAAACTAGTCGCTGTATTAACAGCGATAATTGTTCCACTTGTAGATCCAGTAAAGTCGCCCAAGGCTGGAGTTTCTGCAGTAAAGGCTGAACCAATTTGCAAAACAGCACTTATTGATGTTGCAGTAGGCGTTGCAGACAAATTAAATGAATTATTTGTGGTATTCCAAGATGCATAAGTAGCTCCCCCGAAAGAACTAGCATTATTAAATTGAATTTGCCCATTGCTGCCTGCCGGAGAGCCTCCCGATACTGTCGCCCAAGTTTGGTCGCCTCTTAAAAAAGTTGTTGTTGTGGCTGTGCCTGTGGCAAGTCGGGCTGTTGCAATTGTTCCTGATGTAATCTTGGATGCATCTAAACTTGGTATGTCAGCTGCAACCAATGCCCTAAATGCGGGCGTAGTCGCTGAACCTGTTGTGGGGCCCGCTAATACATAATTAGCAGAAGTTGCTGCCAGGGTGGCTGTCAATGTCCCAGTTGTAGTGACTGTAGAAGTTGAAACAGTGAATATATTTGGCAAGCTTAATCCAACGCTTGTTACACCTGTATTCGAAAGAGTGCCACCAGAAAAACTTAAACCTGTAGAAACTGTAGCATTACTAAAACCCCCAGCATTGTTTCCATATAATAAAGAAGAACCAGTAGTTTGCGGGGCGTAATTCAATGAAGGTATGTCAGCCGCAACTAAAGCTCTGAAAGCAGGCGTTGTAGCCGACCCAGTCGTTGGTCCTGCGAATACATAATTGGCAGAAGTTGTAGACAAAGTGGCTGTTAATGTTCCAGTTGTCGTAACTGTAGAAGTTGAAATTGTAAAGATGTTTGGCAAACTTAAACCAACACTTGTCACACCTGTGTTAGATAAAGTTCCCCCAGAAAAACTTAAACCTGTAGAAACTGTAACATTGCTAAAACCACCAGCATTGTTGCCGTATAAAATAGATGTTCCTGTTGTTTGTGGAGCGTAATTCAATGAAGGTATGTCTGCTGCGACCAAGGCTCTAAATGCAGGAGTCGTAGCCGAACCTGTTGTGGGGCCTGCAAATACATAGTTAGCAGAAGTTGTTGAAAGAGTTGCTGTTAATGTTCCAGTTGTAGTAACTGTTGAAGTTGAAAGAGTGAAAATATTTGGCAAACTTAAGCCTACACTGGTTACACCAGTATTAGATAAAGTTCCACCTGAAAAACTCAAACCTGTAGAAACTGTAACATTACTAAAGCCACCAGCATTGTTGCCATATAATAAAGAGGCCCCTGATGTTGGAGGTGCATAATCCACGCCAGAAGAAGCTGCTGTAAAGGCAGATGTTCCAGAGCCTTTTACCAGACCCGTGATAGAAGAAGTACCTGTACCACCACGAGATACAGAAAGCTCTCCAGACCATGTTATTGTATGAGTATTCGCGACACTACTACTAACAACAGTAACATTAGTGTCATTGACAAATGTTTGTGTACTACCAGTAACAGTGTTTAATGATGTAATACCAGAAGATCCTGGACTTGCAGCTGAAATGGTGATTGAGTTTGTGCCATGAGTAATGGTTACATTTGAACCAGCAGTTAAAGTTTTATATTCTAAACCAGAAGCGCCATTGTTTACACCCAATAAGGAATTTGAAGTGCCTAATGTCCCTAAACCTGTTCCGCCACGGGATGTGCCTAACTCTCCAGACCATGTTATTGTATGAGTATTCGCGACACTACTACTAACAACAGTAACATTAGTGTCATTGACAAATGTTTGTGTGCTTCCAGTAACAGTGTTTAACGATGTGATGCCAGAAGACCCAGGGCTTGCAGCCGAAATGGTTATTGCATTTGTCCCATGAGTAATAGTTACATTTGAACCAGCAGTTAAAGTTTTATATTCTAAACCAGAGGCCCCATTATTTACACCAAGCAAAGAATTCGAAGTGCCTATTGTTCCTAAACCTGTACCACCCCGAGAAGTGCCCAATTGTCCAGACCATGTTATGGTGTGAGTATTTGCAACACTGCTGCTCACAACAGTAACATTAGTATCATTAACAAATGTTTGCGTACTGCCAGTAACAGTATTGAGCGATGTAATGCCTGAAGAGCCAGGACTTGCAGCTGAAATGGTTATTGAACTTGTACTATGAGTAATGGTTACATTTGAGCCAGCAGTTAAAGTTTTATATTCTAAACCAGAGGCCCCATTATTTACACCTAATAAGGAATTCGAAGTACCTAATGTTGATAAGCCTGTACCGCCATAAGATGTTGCCAGTGGGTGATTTGTTAATGACAGTGTACCTTCTATGGTAACATCTTTTTTGGCTGTAATCAGTCCTGCCCCATCAATACGCAAACGCTCGGTTGATAATTCTTCGCCTTCAGCATCGGTATAGAAAACGATGTCACCATAAAGGTATCCGCTACCAAGCGTAGGACTCGTTTTTTCAATTATTTTAATGCCAGCAAAATGTGTAATGTCATCAGATTTTTTAATACCAAATTGAATGGAGCCTGTGGTACCCGTGTAAGTAAATACACTTGGATCGCCGCCAAAATAACCATCTGAGCCAGTGTAGAATTTTTGACTTACAGCACTGCTTGAGAATGTCTTTTGGCCTGCAAAAGACTGTGAGCTAGTTGACACAACACCTCTAGCTGAAGTGCCAGCATCTGGTAAATTAAATGTGTGTGTGGTAGATGTCGATGTAATTCCAAAATCAGAACCTGAAGTACCAACGGCAAATGTCTGAGAAGTGCCTGTTAAAGAATTTAAACTTGCTAAACCTGTTGCTGCTACAGTGATTGAACCATTGCCATTAGTGACACTAATTCCAGAACCAGCCGTAATAGTTGATAGTGTAAATGTGCCAGAAGTGTTACCTATTAGTAATTGTCCACTAGTTGCAGATGTAACTCCTGTACCGCCATTTGGAACTGATAATTGTGTGCCTAAATTAAGGGCCCCTCCAATACCAACCCCACCTGTTACAACTAATGCACCAGAGGTTGTTCCTGTTGAAGCCGTATTAGACCCCAAATTTAATTTTTGTGTAGTAACTTCGCCTGCTGAAGACACCGCAAACTTACTAACATTGTTTAATTTGTAATCTGCAAAGTTGCCACCAAAACCAGATGAAATATTCGCACCATACACAGTGCCGTTCGCATCGCCATTGGAGAAATCATTCCCAACCAAAACGCTAACTGTTGTAGTACTCCATGTTGGTGGTCCACTGGAAATTTTTAATCTATTACTAGTATCATCCCACTGTAAATGTGTTGCACTATCTATTGTGCTAGAGCTTGCAGAATAATAAGCAACTCTATTGGCGGTACCAGAATTAACAGTACCTCCACCACCACTACCGCCAGTTGCAGCTATGGTAATAGTACCTGTAACTTCAACTCCGTCTACATAAGCTGGCGTTTGTGTAATTGTGACATTTGAACCAGGCTGCAATGTTTTATAAACTAATTTACTGCCAGTGCTATCAACGGCAAGAATTTGATTACTTTCACCTAAAGTTCCTCTTCCTGTGCCACCACTGGAAATTGGCAAGATACCACCAAATCCAATAGTTGTGTTTACAGAAACAGTTGAACACTCTATTTGAACAGTCCAGCCTGAAGCCCCCGTCCCAATGGCGTCTATAATAAGTCTTACTTCTTGGCCGCTATTTAAATTTTCATTAAATGTTGGTGTATTTGCCCTGTTGATAAATACTTCACGTTCCCCTGCAGGCAATGTGAGTGTAGCCAAGAAAACAGCTTCAGGAGCTGTTGGGTCAGGGAATGGCTGACCAGCTCCAGTAATTTGAATACTAACAATAGAATCTTCTGTTGCTGAAAAATCTTCTACCTGGAAAATAATTCTAACAACTCTAAATACCAGAGCACTAACTCCATCAGAAGGATCAAATGGGACTATCGCAACTTCTTGATCAGGCCCCAAAGATACAGGTGTCACACCATTTAAAAATCTAATAATAAGGGCCCTGTCAGGCAGTGGCAATAATGAATTAACCCATTTATTCGATGTGCTATTAAATTTTAAAAATTGAGTATCTGAGGGGGATGATAGTGCCACATCATTTAAATCCCCTAGCCCAGAATTCCCACTAACAACACCTGACGAGGCTTTCAAAACACCATTTAAACTTCCAATGCTTAAAGAAGATGTTACAGTTGTAGAAACATTTAAAGATTTAGACCAAGACAAGTTACTACCTGTTGATTGCAACACCATGCCAGAAGTGCCACCAACTGCGAATCTAGTCCAGTCTGAGCCATTATAATAGAGAAGATCGCCTGTAGTTTGCCCCGGTACATTAAAAGCAGTGGAGTCAATAGATTGGCCATTGAATACTACATTGCCATTGAAATTTACAGTGTTGTTGAAATTATGTACGCCAGTCCACGTCGGCGAAAAAGAAGTATCTAAAAGTAATGAACCTGAGCTAGTTATGGGAGCATTATTAGGTAAATCAGTCTTGATTCCTAAGATACCACTAACGCTAAAACCAAACTCACCTAATTGTGTTTTTCTCGGTGGAACTATAAAGAATGTTGGCATAATCTTTTATTATTTTTCTTTTGAAATTAGTTTCAATTATTTTAATTTTACTGCAAATAAGAGGCAAAACCTACGAAGAGCATTAGTTTTTATTAAAGAGGCAACAAAGGTAAAATTCAACCAAAACTTTTAATATTAAAATAAGGGAGTAAAAAAATGCCTATTTCATTTGATGAAGCTTTAAAGTTTGTTTTGAAACAAGAGGGTGGTTATAGCAATCATCCAGCTGACAAAGGCGGTGCCACAAATAAAGGCATCATACAGTCAGTATACAATAGATATAGAAGAGATAAAAATTTAAGTATTAGGTCTGTTAAAGACATAGAAGATAAAGAAGTTAAAGAAATTTATGAAACCCAATATTGGGATAGAATAAGAGCACAATACATTAAAGCGCCATTGGGTCTTGTTTTGTTTGACACAGCTGTTAATTTTGGCGTTGGTGGGTGCATTAGACGATTGCAAAAAGCTTTAAATGTGCCTGTGACAGGCGCTTGGACACAAAACATAAGTGATGTAATTCACACATGCGATGCAGGTAAAGTTGCACTTGCTATTTGCAAAATGAGGATGGAGTGGCGAAATTATATTTCACAGCACGATCCTTCACAAAAAGTATTTCTTAGAGGATGGTTAAACAGAGACAATGCACTTGCCTCTGAAGTTAAAAGAATGATAGGTGCTGGGATTTTAGAAGTTGAAGATGAAGAATTCGAAGATGATGATTCTAGAGAATTTGATGATACAACTCTAATTGATGTGGCGCAAGAGGATTTACGATGAATATTTACAAACGTATAGCAAGGACTTTGAGATTAGCATCTGATTTAGATCGTGCTCAAAAACACCAAGCAGCTGATAAGATTGTCGAACATGCAATTAGAATTGCCCAGGACGCTCCAGAGTTTACTCCTGGTACAGAATTACAATCTGGACAGCAATACAAAGTCCCAGCTGACGAATCAAATATGAATGTAATAAATCAAGTTGCAGAAACAGGCAAGCCTAACTATGCAACCGTTGGTGGAGAAAAAGTATTAATTACACATGGCGACCCGTCAGGATTCTGGCTTTTACCAGATTCAGCAGCAGCCACATTCTTTAACAACAATCCAGATTTTAAAACCAACAATGTGCTATCCGATGTTGATCAAAATGCTGGAATTCAAGCAAATTTTGAACAAGGCAAAAATCGTCTATGGATAAATGCGCCTGGCATGCAAAAGTATGCTGGAGCCAAATGGTTAGGATGTCATGATCTTATTAATGGCAAAGGCGCAGGTCAATATGGCGGAGCAAAAGGCGCCATCGAAGTAACAACTCAAACGGGGCCTGATGGCCAACAAATGTTCGTTAAATCTAAATAAGTTTGTATTTTTAATGTAAATAATTATTAAAAAAATAAAAATGGTTGATTATTTCCGTTTTGCGTAATAAAATTCGTAAGGAAATTCGTAATGAAACACCATTTTAAGTCAATATTAAAGTATTTTGTTGTAATTTCAATTATTTTATTTGTATTTTTCTCACCTTTTAAAATCATTAAAGTCCAAGGTTCATCAATGTATCCTACTTATGTGAATAATCAACTATTATTGGCTATGAAAACTAAAAACTTCCATAAAAATGATGTTGTTGTCTGCAATGATGAGGGATACAACATTTTAAAGAGAATAAAATTTATAGAAGGCGAAACAGTTTATAGTTTTTACCAAGATACAGATTCTAATGTGAAAATTATAAGCCCTGACGAATATAAAAATCTATTTAATCATCACTCTACAACAACTTTAGTTTCAAAAACAAAAGTTTTAAAAAACCAAGTTTATTTATTGGGTGATAACTTAAATAACTCAGATGACTCCAGAAGATTTGGATGTGTAAACGTCACTAGCCTTAGATATAAAATTATTTATCCACTTTAAGGTGAGGAAAATCATAATGGAAAAAAGAGAAAAAGAACAAAAAGATTTTGAAGCTTTACAACTTCCAGATGCTGGTATTTTTAATCCGGCTTTGCCCTTCGCAGAATTGGTTTACCATGATGCTTTCGGACGTTTAAGAATTTCTGAAAACTTTACACTATTTGAAAGCCAATTTAGGTATAAAGATAATGGCAAATTTGATACTAGTACTGTTGGTGCAGGTTCTACATCACACGTAGTAAATGAAAGTTGCATCAATATGTCTGTAAATACAGCAGAAAATGACGAAGTGATAAGAGAATCTAAAAGAGTCTTTACATATCAACCTGGGAAATCTCTTTTAATTATGCTGTCATTTGTTTTTTCAACTTTGCAGAACAATTTAAGACAAAGGGTTGGATATTTTAGTTCAACAAATGGTATTTATTTTGAAGCTGATGGCACTACGCTATATTTAGTATTAAGAAGCTCAAATTTTTCTGAAAGAAGAATACCACAATCTCAATGGAATGGCCATAAATTTGATGGCAGTACATTTTTCCCCAGATTATTAGATCCATCTAAGGGTAATATCTTTTGGGCAGACATTGAATGGCTTGGCGTTGGCGACGTCAGGTGTGGATTTGTTTTAGATGGCACGACAATTACAGCACATACTTTTCATAATGAAAATTTATTTTCAACAACATACATGACAACTGCTTGTTTGCCAATCAGATATGAAATAAAAAATACAGGAATAACAACATCTTCTAGTACCATGAAACAAATTTGTTCAACTGTAATTTCTGAGGCTGGCTATCAAAGTAGAGCAATAACAAACTTTGATACAACAAGTATCCTAACTGCAAATTTAAAAGACACAGGTAGCCCTGGCACATTAACTCCAATTATTTCTATGAAATTAAGAAGTGACAGGCTAGACGCTATTGTTTTACCAATGCAAATAGATCTTTTTTGCACTAGTAATGACATTTTAAAGTGGGTATTATTGTTAAATCCTACTTCTCTGTCTACTACTAGCTTTTATAACTATAGCACTACCACAAGCAATGTAATGATTGATACTTCTGCTACTACTGTGTCTGGCGGCACTATAATAAATGGTGGATTCTTGCAACAAAAAGGAGCGGTATCACTTGATGGCGTAGAAGCTTTTAATCTTCAACTTGGCAGAACTATTGCAGGCACTAGTGATATAGTGACTCTCGCTGTTATTTCTAACGGCACAAACTCCAAAGTTGGCGGCGGAATTGGATGGTATGAAATAATTTAAAAACAGTATAATCTAAAATATGAATATTTTAGTAAAATTCCCAACAAGAGGTAGGCCTGATTTATTTTTTAATACACTTGATATTTATTATAAACAGGCCTCTAATTTTGGTAAAATGCATTTCTTGGTGAGCATTGATAACAATGACCCACACATGAATACCGATAAGGTAATAGCAAAATTAACAACTTATGTGAATTTATCATTTCATTTAGGGGACAGTAAAAATAAAATAGATGCTGTAAATCGAGATATGAATTTCGCCCCCGATTATGATATCATTTTACTAGCCTCTGATGATATGATCCCGCAAGTTCATGGTTATGATGAAATAATCAGAAAAAACATGCAAGAATATTATCCTGATACAGATGGTATTCTTTTCTTTAATGATGGCTATCGAGGAAAAGATTTAAACACCTTGTGTATTTTAGGTAAGAAATATTACCAAAGATTTAATTACATTTACAATCCAGAATATCTATCTTTATTCGCAGACAATGAGTTTATGGATCTTGGATGGATGTTGAATAAACAAACCTATTTTGATGATGTTATTATTAGACATGAACATCCAGAGCATGGATTCCACATGCAAAAAGATCGAATACATGAATTAAATGAAATCAATTTTGTAACTGATCTTGCAGTTTATCGCAAACGCAAAGCTAATAACTTTTATTATTACATTTAAAATGAAAAAGATTATCTCATTCTCAGTTTGGGGAGACAACCCTAAATATACATTAGGCGCTGTTAGAAACGCAGAATTAACACCTGAAATTTATCCTGGATGGATTTCCAGATTTTATTTGGGAACTTCAGTGGATGCTGGCATTGTTAAAATACTGCAAAACTTGCCCAGTACAGAAATTGTTATCATGCCAGAAGCAGGTAACTGGACAGGAATGTTTTGGCGATTTTATCCAGCTTCAGAAGATGATGTAGAGGTTATGGTTTCCAGAGACTCTGATTCAAGAATAGATGAAAGAGAAAAATTAGCTGTTGATCAATGGCTTGAATCTGGAAAATCATTACACATTATGAGAGACCACCCTGAGCATACAAGTTTGATTATGGGCGGTATGTGGGGAGTGAGAGGCGGAGTAATTAAAAATATTAGGGGCCTCATTGATGAATATCAAAAAGGAAATTTCTGGCAGGTTGACCAAAACTTTTTAAATGCTGTAATTTATCCACAATTAAAAGATGACGCTTTTGTTCATGATGAATACCAAAATTACGAACAAATTAAACATAATTTCCCCAGCCAAAGGCATGGTAGAGATTTTGTCGGCCAAAGAGTCAGTGAATTCGAAGAAAGAGAATAATGAAAATTTTAGCCTTGATTTTGCATGGTCAAAAATCCTCTCAAAGATTTGAAAATATCTCCAAAACATGGGGCCAAGAAATTGATTTTTTATTCTATTCTGACCACAATTCATTTAAAACAATCAAAGTTACAGATAGAAACGATTACGCTTCAGCAGAACTAAAACAGATCAACATCATAAATGATTTACCAAAAGAATATTTAGATTATGATTGGTATTTATTCTGCGATGATGATACTTTTATAAATACAAAACTCTTATTATCTACAATAGATTCATTTAGCCCAGAAGAGGTTACAGGACAACTCATTCAATGCTGGCAACCAGATCCAACATTATGTTATTTATCTGGCGGAGCTGGCTTTTTAATGAGTAATAAAATACTAAAATCTATAAAGGGAAGAATACCAAATTATAATTCAGGTTACAGCGATGTAACAATGGGATTATTTTATAGAGAAAATAACATAAAAATTAAACATTCTGAATTGTTTATGTCGCAAAATCCCGAATTCTATAATGTTAGTGATAATAACATTCCTAAATTCATAAGTTTTCATTACATAAAAGATTATGAAACTATGAGAAAAATGCATGAGATTTGCAAATGAAAATAATATTACATCATCTAGGCCTAGGTGATCACATTGTCTGCAATGGTTTGATTAGAAATTATTTAAAAGATAAAGAGAAACACTTACTTGTTGTTAAAAACAGAAACATTGAAAGTGTAAAATTTATGTTTTCTGATTTAAATAATTTAAACTATTTACAAGTAGATGACAATGTTAATATAAGACAATTTATAAATAATACATTTTCAACCGACATTGTTAAAATTGGATTTCAAGAAAATGAAAGATTAACCAATCTTGGATACACCTGGGATGAAGCATTCTATCTGCAATTGAATGTAGATTTTAATAAAAGATGGGATGATTTTTACATATCAAGAAAAATCAATGAAGAAAAAAGATTATTCAATAAATTAGTTAAAAAGGGCCCCTATGTTTTAATACACAATAGCGGCTCAGATCAAATAGACAGAATTGATTACACAAAAGTTGATCCAACATTGAATAAGGTTTTTGTAGTTAAATCGCACACAATTTTTGACTACTGTACAATTATTGAACAAGCTGCAGAAATACATTGTATAGATTCTGCCTTTAAACACTTAGTTGACTCTTTAGATACAAAAGCAAAATTATTTTATCATAAAAATTATAATTACCGCGATTCTTTGGAGCATAAATCTAAATTAGATTGGACCGTCGTATGAAACTTGATCAAATATACATTTCACATTATGAGAAATTGACTGATAGAAAGGTGTATTTTGATAAAGTAATTTCTACAAATACTATTTTTAAAGGGGCCCAAGTTGTTGCTTCCAATGACGAAATTGACAAGCAAGTTCTTTTAAACAATAGTTATGTAGATGATAGAACAGTTTGGCACGGTCTTAAAAACTCAGAAATTTGCATAGCTGAACAAATGTTCAAGATTTATCGTTTGATTGCAAAATCTAATAACGATTTATGCTTAATCTTAGAAGACGATTTTGTATTAACTGAAAATTTTAATCATTATTTAAATGAATTTCTCAATAATTTGCCTAATGATTTTGATTGTATCTTTATGTCTTCTTGTTGCGATTTAAAACCAAAGCATAATAATGTTGTGAATAAGTATTTTTATGAAGAAGAAACATCCAGATGCACAACAGCTTATTTAATTAAAAAAGAAACTTGTGAAAAGATTTTATCAATAGCTAATTACACTGCGCCCATAGATTGGCACCTTAATTTTATTAAAGAAAAATTAGGTTTAAAATTTTATTGGACAGACCCCATCATTGTTCTTCAAGGCTCAGAAAAAGACATTTATAAATCCAACTTAAGATAGGCAAAAAATGAGAAATGTTCTAATAACTTTCATCCACGGGGATGATTATGTAAGACTTCCAGATTTAGAAGTTACTTTGAAATCATTACAAAAACTTAAGGGCTTTAAGAAGATTGTTCTGACCAGTGGTGTTAAAGAGGCTAATTCAGCCTATCTTGCACAATTTTTTGATGAAGTAACACCAGTAAAAAATCCCAACATCACTCATTGTGTATCTGATAGATTTTTATCTTATTATTTATGGATTTGTGATAATCATGATAAGTATGACAATCTATTTCACATAGACTGCAGAGATGTTTATTTTCAAAAAGATCCATTTGAATGGATGGCACAATTTCCAGAAAAGAACATTTTTATAACTACAGAAGGTTTTGTGCAAAGTTATTCATCCTGGAACAGAAATGAACAAACAGTTTTGCAATCAACAATGAGAATAACTTATGACTTTATGAATAATTGGGTTTTAAATAGTGGTACCATTGGTGGAAAAACAGCAGTATTGTCTCAATTGTTTTTAAGCATTTGGAGTAATACAAATAGAAAAGATGCAAAAAATACAGATCAAGCTATTGTTAATTATTTTTATCCACAATTTGTCTCAGATCCCACAGTCATGATTACAGATGCTACTAAAGACAATTTCTGCTTAATCGGTGAAAGTGTGAACTGGGCAGATGTGAAATGTGAATGGAAAAATGAAATGGCTCATGATTTAAATGGTAATCCTTACTGCATTTTTCATCAGTGGGATAGAACCTATTTAAAAGATACAATTATGCAGCTGATGAGTGGTAAATAAAATGAATAAAATAATCAACAATTTCTCTATCCAATATAATGATAATTTATCTTTCAATTTCAATGAAGGATGGGAGCCCCTTTTAGCTTTTTATCAAACATGTGAATTAGAAACCAAAAGATACTTTGCTTCCATTATTAAAGAAGACTGGAATGTAATTGATGTTGGTGCAAACATTGGTATGTTTTCAGCCTTGTTTGCACAGGTTACCAAAGGTGACATTTTCTTAATCGAAGCTGCAGAGATCAATATGAATATGTTAAAGAATAATCTTAAAGACTTTGGCAGCAACATTCATTATTTAAAAGAATATCTTTCATCTCAAGTAGAAGAAAAAGAAGGTACAGTGCATTATTTGTGGACTGGGCATGGTTCACAACTGCGCGAAGAAGGCCTCTTTAATACTAATACTATTGATAATCTTTTCTTGGACTACGAAAGCAAAATCAATCTTATTAAAATTGATATTGATGGTTGGGATTTTCCTTGTTTAGTAGGGGCAAGAGAAACAATTAACAATCACAGGCCCATTGTTATGGTAGAAGTGATGGATGAAACATTGCAACTCACAGGAAATAAAACACAGGATGTATTTGATTTCTTTGAATCTTTAAATTATAAAAATGTAGCTATCTTAGATAAAACCAATTACATTTTTGAAAGTAAATAATTATGTTTGTAGTAACACCTTCATTAACAGATAAATTCTTATTAGAAGAAATCCTATTGCTAAGAGATCAATACAATGTAAAGATTTTTGTAGAAACAGGAACACATGTTGGCGCCTCTGCTCTAATTGCAGCAAAGCATTTTGAAAAAGTTATTACTTGCGAAAATCACCCCTGGTATTATGAAAAAGCAAAAGAAAACATTGAAAAAGAAGGGGCCCAAAATATTGAATGTCACTTCGAATCCAGTGTTAGTCTTTTTGAGAAAATTTTCCCGCTCGAAGATAGAGCAATTGTATTCCTTGATGCACACGCAGACCACGACTTCCCACTATTAAGAGAATTAGAAAAAATCGCTGTTAGCAAAATTAAACCTGTTATTATTATTCATGATTTTTATGTACCCGATGAAAATAACAATCCTAAATTCCAATACGATACATGGGAAGGCCATAGAATAGATCTTGATTTTATTCATGATAAATTAATTGAAATTTATGGTGAAGAAAAATTTGTTCATTATTATTTACCAGAACAAGAAATCTCAGGCGTAATTTACATCACACCTTATGAATGATTTTATTCAGATTAATAAATTTGCAGAACTCAACGATGACAAATTTATTATTTTTTGTAAAACAGATTATTTGAATGAAGCTTTTGAAAAAATTAAAAAGCTAGATAATGATGTTATTTTAATAACTGGAAATAGTGATTATGGGATTTATAATAATGGCCCCTTTTTAACTATTAAAGATTTAAATAATAACTTATTATTAAAAACTCATTTAAATGATTTACCAAGAAATATCAAATTCTGGTTCGCACAAAACAATCTGACAAATATAGATTTTATAATCGCACTGCCCATGGGCCTCGAGAATCATAAAGAATGCATAATACCTAACCACGGGAAAGGATGGAATCATGCTATCGAGAAAATAAACATTCTTGAAAATAACATTGACAGGGGCCCATTTAAAAACATTTATCTTAATTGCAACATAGAAACTAATTACAACTATAGGAAACAAATAAAAGACTTCTGCAATCTTAATAACATAGATGTAGAAGAAAATCAATTAAATTACAAAGACTTCATAGAAAAAGCTCAACAATACAAGGCTATAATTTGCCCCTCAGGCAACGGACTAGACACACACAGAATGTATGAAGTTTTAGCAATTAAAAGAATACCAATCCTTATTAAATGTGGTGAATACCCTATTTATGAAAATTTATTTTCAAAACTACCTTGTGTAATTTTAGATAACATAAATGAGATTAATAATGATAAAATCTCAAATCTTATAGAAGATAAAATAAAGAATTTTGATGAGAGTATTTGTAGTTTTTCTTATTGGAGAAATTTTATTCTAGAAAAAAAGAATAGAATTGTACATAAAATACAAGAGGTGTAAAATGAAAAAAGTACTTGTATTAGGTGGTGGCGGCTTTATTGGAGGCCATTTAGCTAAGAGATTAAAGAACGAAGGCAATTTTGTCAGAGTTGTTGATATCAAACCACATGAATACTTTAAACATGAAGACATTTGTGATGAATTTATAGTTGGAGATTTGAGAGACCCCAAATTAGTTAGTACAATTATGTGGGCCCCTAATCAACATTCAGAAAATGATAAAGAATGCAGCTTTGATGAAGTTTATCAATTAGCAGCAGACATGGGTGGAGCTGGCTACATTTTTACAGGCAATAATGATGCTAATGTTATGCACAACTCAGCTCTTATCAATTTAAATGTAGCATACGAAGCAACCAAAAAGAATGTAAAGAAGATCTTTTATTCCTCTTCTGCTTGTATGTATCCAGAACATAATCAACTTGACCCAGAAAACCCAAATTGCGAAGAATCTTCTGCTTACCCAGCCAATCCAGATTCTGAGTATGGATGGGAAAAACTATTCTCTGAGCGATTATTCTTGGCTTTTAATAGAAACTATCATCTTGATGTAAAAATCGCCAGATTCCATAACATTTTTGGACCTCAAGGCACTTACAAAGGTGGCAAAGAAAAAGCACCAGCTGCTATGCTTAGAAAAGCAATTGAAACACCTGAAGGTTCAGAAATTGAAGTTTGGGGCGATGGAAGTCAAACAAGATCATTCTTACATGTAGATGAATGTGTAGAAGCTGTTCTTAGACTAATGGATTCAGATTTTAAGGGGCCCGTTAATATTGGTTCAGAAGAAATGGTGACCATTAATCAATTGGCTCAAATGGCTATCCAGTTATCAGGTAAAAACATTACAATCAAAAACATCTACGGGCAAGAATTTATTGACAAGTATGGATTCAAATGTCCAACAGGAGTCAAAGGTAGAAACTCTGATAATAGACTCTATAAAGAAAAGATTGGTTGGGAAGTATCTCAACCACTTATAGATGGGCTCAAAAATACATACGACTGGATGATTACACTTTATTAATCACCAATTAATCGAAGAAAATCGCTCTAAATAAATAGATAAAGAGCGATTTTCTTTTTTCAAAAACTCAATAGAATTATTTAATTTTTTAAATTTATAAAATAAAAATAAATTGACCAATAAACTAGCCACTAGCAGACTTTGTACGCAAATCATTTAACTTCCTCTTAGCAAGAGCATCATCAGGGAATTTATTTAAGCATTTTTCTAAAGTTTCAATAGCACTCTTAAAATCACTTTTAGCAACGTAAGCTTCTGCCAAAGAATGATAAGTTGGGCTAGTGCAGTCAGGGCGCTTGATAGCTTCTGCTAAAAATGGCAAAGCAGAAATGTAATCTTTGTGACTGTAAATAAAAAAGCGGCCAACCTCATCCCACATAAAAAAGGTTTCTTCATTCGCCCGTAAACCTTGCATTAAAAGCCTAAATGCCTTATCTTTAAACTCTGCGCCCCTCTTTTTATCATCTACACCTAAAGACCAATAATAATAACCTAAATCTGACCAAGTATTTACATCTTTTGGATTGTACTTAACCTTTTGCTGGAGATGATACAACATCTCTGGATAATTACCCTTATGAAAATAGTAATCAGATTTAACATGATGATACTGATAGGCTTTATCCTCATCTTTAACTTGATGTAAACTCATTATTGATAAAATAAAAAGGGGCAAAACATTCATAATCTAAATTCCTTAACAACTGCGTTTATTAAGTGGTATAATTACATTATAAAGTTGATGAGATAAAACTATGAAAAAATTGATTTATTTTACATTTGGCAACAATCCTAAGTTCTTAAGATTATTAGACCTCTGTGTAAAGAGTTTAAACAAGACAAATTATAATGGTGATTTATTAATCATCACTGACCAGGCTGATGCTGTTAAAAAAGAAATTAAATTTCAGCATAATGTGCACTACTTAGAAGTGCCGCCAGCAGACTTAGAGCAATCTAGTGCAAATAAGTTTAAAATTTATCAATTTGAATATATTAATGATTATGATAAAATAATTTATTGTGATTTAGACTTCTTGTGGTGTACATCACCAGACATTTTATTTGATCTTATAACAGAAGATAAAATTTACATTGCACAAGAACCTGGATTGCTTTCATTAGGATACTATAATGCCGGGCTTACACAAGAAGAAGTAGATTTTGTAGCAGAAAATCAAGTGCTGGGATTTAGTGCTGGATTCTTTGGATTTAAATCTTCTATGATTTATGTATTCCAAGAACTCGATGAACTGTTTAAGAAAAACACAGTTAAAGCACACTGCTTAGAACAACCTACTTTTGTAACTTATCTATTTAGAAAAAATTTATTTGATGCAGCTTTCAATAACTTGGTAATACATACAGGCTATTACTATGTAAGAAACAAAGTAAGACCACAGAATGCAGTAGCTTTACATTTCTCTGGCAAGGTTGGAGACTTCTATCATAAACACACACTAATGTTTGAATACTACTTAAAGGCTATACTAGCACCATGATAAGATACCAAAATAGAAATTTACTTATAGATAGCTTCCAAAAGAACTTAATTGTAGCTGAAATTGGTGTTTTTAAGGGCGATTTTTCAAAAATGATGCTCGATCTAATGCAACCAAAAGAACTACACCTTATTGACATCTTTGAAGGCATGATGTGCTCAGGAGATAAAGACGGAAATAATATTGTTTGGACAAATCTTAATCATGAATTAGAAATCTTGAAAAAGCATTTTTCAGAAAATGAAAACGTGTTTATTCACAAAGGGAAAAGTGAAAAGATAATGTCTGAATTTTCTGATGATTATTTTGATGTTGTTTACATTGATGGTGATCATTCTTATGAGGGTGTCAAAAGAGATCTAGAAGTAGCTTACAAAAAAGTTAAAACTGGCGGCTTTATTTGCGGCCATGATTATGGCCTCAAATTTATTAGTGTAATGAATGCTGTAAATGAATTTTGTGCTGCAAAAAAATTAAAAATTGATTTTCTGACAAATGATGGTTGTCCATCTTTTGGTATTAAAAAAATTTAAAAAATTGTTACTGATGCTAATTCCTAATTTCGGGGCGCCAAGCCATTTTTGTTTTTTGTTTCGCCCGAAGTTAGGAATTACACATCGTGGAATGCACCATTAGAAACGTTAAAACAAAAGAGGCCCCTATTTATAAACATTTCAACGCAATCTAAACGATCCTCTACAACAAAACTAATCTTATAACCACCGCGCTCAATGCTATCACACATAGCACTCTTGTAATCGGGCGATTTTCTAAAATCACGATCACTACGCATAATCAACTGATTATAACTAATCTTATGATGTTCTAACCAACGCTCAGTAAGTTCACGGTTCCTCTCAGGACGACCCGTAAGAATGTAAATTAAATTATTCTTGCTGAATAGCTTCAACATCTGGGCAACTGGCAAAATAACCTGATCATCCATGCACCCATTATAAAAAGCCTCCCAATTCTTGGGCTTGTTCTGAACATGGTGCAAACGATGATCACAATTTGCCAAAGTGCCATCAATGTCAAAAATACAAACACTATTTAAACTCATAGTAATATTATCACCCAAAAAGGTCGCAAACAACATTTATAATAAAACATAACTATGTTTAAAACTTATAACTATCAAAATAGCCTTGTTAAACTTGCAGCTGTGGAAGACAAAACAGCAATGGATTTAACACCTGAAATGATACAGGCAGTTAAAGAAGATTCTTCCATAACACACCCACTTGTAGAAGAAGCTAAAAAAGACTATATTGGTAAAGTTAAAGGCCTCGTACCCTCGCAAGATAAAGAAGCTATAGACCAAATCTGGAATGATTATTTAAGAACACTTAAATCACTCCCAAGAACTATCAACGAAGAATTCCCAGATTATCAAACATGGTTGCAAAATAATGAGGCCAACATAGTTAATTGGTACAATGAACACTTTATAACACCAAAAAATCAAAATCCGTTTCAAAAATCATTAGAAGAATCTGGATTAGATGTTAAAACCTATGTAGAAGAACACATCGCACCTGGAATCTACCAAAGAGAATTAACATTAGATAAATTCCAAAAATTCGGAATTAATCCACAAGTAGAAACAAATAATCCACTTATCAAATTCAATGCACTCATGGATAACTACTCAAGAGGAGTAGCTGAACACTTTACACAACAATTAGATGAAATTGAACCAAGTAGTGGTAAAACTATTACATTTGTAACAGGGCATCCTGGTGCTGGTAAATCAACTATCCTAGAATTAGACAATTCTGATAAAGATGATCCGTTAAGAAAAACAAAATTTGGGACCCTTATTGATCCTGATGAATTTCAACCTTATTTGCCAGGCTTCAGTGGTGGAGCTAGATCAGGTGATGTTCTTATCTATGCAAAACAATTAATAGCAAAGAAATTACAAAATGAAGCTATGAATAGAGGACTAGACATAGCAATCCCATTAGTAGGTGGACAAGCAAACATTCTTGCTAAAGACATAGCTGATGCACTATTGCAAGGCTATAATGTAAATGTAATACATAAAGAATTATCACAAGATGAAAGCCAACAAAGATCTACAAGTAGAGCAGAAGCTGGTGGTAGATTAATTGCACCTAATACAGGAACAACAAACCCGGCTGCAGCATACCAAGATTTACAAGAAGGCCCCGAAATTAAAAATAAAATCACCAGTATTCTTAAAGATAGAATTAAAGAAGAAAAGAAACTAGGTGAAATAAAAACAAGACTATTAACAGATGAAGAAATAGAGGCCCTGCTCAACAGAGTACATTTCTTTAATAGTGACCAAATTGTTACCTCGTCGGTAACTTTCGCGCGAAAAGCAATCAGAGTAGCAAAAACCCTCGAATCCATAAGAGAATTCAAAGCAGTAGATACCATAATTAATTTACTAATAAAATTATAGAAAACTAAAGACATAGGAAATTAAACACTTTTTTTATAATCTAATCTATAATGTTGTGTGCTAAGCACACATTTATAAAAATAATCTGTGCAAAGCACATTGAGGAATTAAAATGAGACAAGTATTAGCAGAATTACATTCCTTGATCAGCGAACTCGAAGATCAAGGTTTAGTAGCAGAAGCATCAACATTACAAGATGTTTTTGTAAAGATCGCAGCAGAAGATGATGATTCAGCTTTCCAAGCTGATTTCGACGCAATGATGGACAAGTATGGCGCAGCCAAGATCCTCTCAGCACTCGCAGACGCTATGGGTGATGATGACATGGGTGGCGATGATGAAGACGAAACAGCAGCTTTCGCATTCGGCGATAAGCCAGGTGTTGATGGCCCATCAAGAAATGAAATCGTTGGCAAATACTCAGCTATGTACATGAGAAGCAATGGCACAATGAATCCTAATGAATTGGCAGCACAAGCTTCTGAAGCTACTGGAACCGAAGTAAGACCTGAAGAAATTACTAGAGGCCCAGGCTACAATGCTCAAGCAGATATGGCAAAAGAGCTCGGTAAAGACTTTAGCAAAATGCCATACGGCAGAATGTCCCCAACTGAATAATTTTTAATTTTAATTAATTTAAATCCCCTCATTGAGGGGATTTATTTTTTTATAGGTTACTAAAGAATCTTTTTATAAATAAAAAGTAATAAACCAATTAGGGATTTACTATGAAAAACATTTTGGCTCAACTGAATAATGTAGCAACATCATTAGAAGATAAAAATAAAATAGCAGAAGCTAATGCTGTTAATGAAATATTTCTTAAATTAGCTAAAAAGAAAAAGAAAACAAAAAAGAATGTTCCAACAAACCCAGAACTTTGGGCACAATGCAAAGCTTGGGCAAAGAGAACATTTGATGTATACCCATCAGCTTACGCCAATGGCGCAGCCGCTAAAAGATATAAATCAAAAGGCGGAGACTGGAAAACAGCATCCAATGACAGTAGCTTTACTAAACTTGCAAAGAAAACACCTGAACAACTTCTCGCAGAGATTTATGAAACAGCCGAAAAAGTCAACAAATTAGACGATTCTAAGGGTGATGATAAGCTCGAGGCTCTTATTGAAGAAATGATGGGCCACAATAAAGATTTACCAACAATGGAACTTAATCCAGTAAACCATGAAGACATGGCCATTGAAGCAGAATCAAATCTTGAAGATGCTATCAATAACTTTGATTCAAACCTCTATAAAGTAGATCCACATGGCGACTGGGTAGGCAGCGAATGGATGAAAATCGATGAGTACATTGAAATGCTCATTGATAAATATGGCGATAACATTTTGGATGCACCAGCTGCAATAGATGCTAATCACATAGCATTTGATTCACCAGAAGGATTCCAAGTGATTAACATGGTTCACAAATCAAACTGGAATCATGGAAAATAAAATTTAAATAATTAAAAAGGGGGCTGATTCAGCCCCCTTTTTTTACCACCATAATTCAAACCATAATTTAGAAAGATAGTCTACTGCTTGCCTGACATCTTTAGCCAAACGCTCTCTTTCTTTAAAGTCCACTGAATTATAATACTTATTAGTAGAATAATAATTTTCAAATGCAGAAATAATGAATCTTAATTTCTCATCATAAGATTCTGCTGTTTCACCATTGGCAATGCCATTATTAACCTGTAAGAATCTTCTTAATCTAGGAATTAAAAAGAGGGCCATTGTACGATCTAAATGCCAAGTTTCAGTATCATCAAAGCCAAATTTTTCTCTTTGCTTACGATACATCTTTTTAGTTTTATTATTCTTTTTGTAAACTTCATTCGCTACACTAAAACATGTATTTGATTTGGGATCTACTTTAGTTCTTTTTTTATTAACAGTTTGCGTTCCACAAACTGCATTCAAGAAATCATCTACAGACCCTACCTGAAATCCCTTAGCTTCTAATCTTTTTTTCTTTTCTTCAGTCATTGTCATTTACTTCTTTTTCTATCAATTTAAGGAATGCTTCATCTTTCTCAATGTCAATAATAATTTGATCAAGTCTATATTGCATTAAATGATCTTTTCTTTTTTGAATTTCTTCTGACGTTGGATGTTTTGGCCTTAAGTTATTGCTATACACTTCATCTCTTGCTTTGCGCCATTCAGGCACATCACATTCACAATCACTAACACAAATAGCACAATTACAAGATGGGCAAACAGCTTCATTGCATTTACATTGCCAACAGAATTGCCACTTAAGATTATTTACTAATTCAGCAAGCCTAGTTTCTTCATCCCATTCATGAATTTCCCAATCATCAGCAGCTAAATCTGCTAATCCAAAAGGTGCATCTTGAGATTCATAAAAATTGCCACTAACAAACATATCAATAAACATATATTTGTCAAAATCGTAATAAGTGTAAGTGCCCTCATCCCAAGCATTGCGGCGAATAGGCAAGCCGTTTTTTAAGGCGTCAATTACTTCACCAAATTTCATTCCACTATCTCCCAATCAACCTCAAGAAGCTCTGCAGCCTCCAATGACCTACCTTGAGAAGATTCTGCTTTAACAAAAAAGCCGCCATTCTCATAAACACAATAGGTAAAATTATTCCAAATTTTTCTTTTCAGCTTTTTACCATCTAATAAAAATTGAATTATCTGACCTGGCAAAAGATGACCCACATGAGGGTCCTTGATAATTAAACTATCCTGATAAATACGATTTATGTCAATCAATTTATCTTTGTAAATTTTATTATAATCTATAAAATTATCTTGATAAATATTAATGAAATCAACAGGCTGTGATGTGCTGGTATACATAAATTTAAAATCCTTAATCTATTATGGGCCCCCTAATTAAAATTAAATACTAATAAGTAGCTAAAATCTCATCAGGATACTCATAACTAATTCTAACAGAGGCCTCACCAGGACAATACAACACCCTGGCCTTTACACTCTCTACATAACGATTTGTATCATCAGGCAAAATGCCACAACTTACTAACAAATCCATGATAGGCTTTAAACAATTGTCAGGGTCATGCTTGGCAGTCCATTGATAATTTGCAAGAATCAAAATGTCCACCTTTACAGGGAAGGTTGTAGCAGGAGACAAATCTTCCTTAACCTTAATGGAATTTAATTCTATCCATTTCCTGTATTTTGCACTCTTTACAAGCTTTCCACGAGCTATTGGGACGTACATCCTGTTAGCACTAAAAGGAGGCCCCAAAATTACACTATTACCCATGATATAAAATCCTTTAAAATAATATTATCGCACAAAAATCGCCCAACCACCACCGGAGGTAACAATTAAAGGCAGAATGCAATAACAACACTATAATTAAAAAGGGGCAAACTAATTTAAACAATAAACTTATTATCAAAGGGTTAAATAAAAAAGGAAAAATTTTATGGCAGATAATGTAGCAATTACAGCAGGTAGTGGAACTAACATAGCCACTGACGACGTAGCAGGAACACACTACCAAAGAGTAAAACTAGTAGACGGTACATTAGACTCTACAACAGCTATAGCATCCGGTGGAGGAGTAGAAGCAGGAGCACTAAGAGTTACAATAGCTTCAGACTCAACAGGAGTATTGTCAGTAGATGACAATGGTGGAACACTAACTGTTGACGGAACAGTCACAGCAAATGCAGGCACTGGCTTTGTATCAGTACAGACAGAAGATGCAGCATCCTCTGGTGGTGAAACAGGAACAATGATTCTTGGAGTTAGAAACGATGCAGCAGCTTCTAAAACATCAGCTGATGGAGACTTTTCTGCTATAGCCACCGACTCAGCAGGCAGAGTAGGGATTGCAGACCTTGGAGGATCAATAACAGTTGATGGAACTGTTGCTGCAACTCAATCTGGAACATGGTCCATTAGAAATCAAGATGGATCTGGAAATAATTTAACATCAGCATTGAGAGGTTCTGAAAGAGCACTATCTGTTCAATTGGTAGATGCATCTGGTAACCAAGTTACTTCTTTTGGCGGAGGAACACAATACACAGAAGACGCAGCATCTGCTGGCGGTGAAACAGGAACAGTTTTTCTTGGTGTAAGAAATGATGCAGCAACATCAAAGACATCAGCTGATGGAGATTTTTCAGCAATAGCAACAGATGCCGCAGGAAGAGTTGGCATAGCTGACCTTGGAGGAGCCATTAGTGTAGATGACAATGGATCTTCTTTAACAGTGGATGGATTCTCAACAACTGGAGCGGCTGCTTTTGTTAAAATTACAGACGGCACCAATACAGCAACAGTTAATGCTAACGGCGGACTAGAAGTTACTGGTGGAGTAGCTCATGGAGCAACAGATGCAGGTAACCCATTAAAATTAGGGGCTAAAGCAGAAGCTTCAGTTACAGGATCCACAAACGTATCTGATGGACAAAGAACAGATCTTTATGCAGATCTTGATGGCGTTTTATTAACTAAACCGTTTATACCTTATGGAGATATTAAAGTAGAAAGAGTAACAGACACAGGTGGTACTGCAACAGCATTTACAACCTTTGGGGCTACAGCATCTCAAAGAAACTACATAACAACTATCACAGTTTATAACTCATCAACAACACAAGGTTTTATAGACCTAAGAGACGGTACAGCTGGATCAGTACTATACACTATACCACTACCAGCACTTGGTGGTGCTACTATCAATTTCCCTGTACCACTTAGACAGCCAACAGTGAATACAGCATTAGCTTATGACGTTAGTGCAGCAATTACAACTGCATACATTTCAGTAGTCGGATTTAAAGCTTACTAAAGGAGAACTACACATGCCTGTTTATACTTTTACAGCATCCACTGGTACAAGAACCCTAAGATCTACATGGGTTATTGCAGAACTATGGGGCGGAGGCGCGTCAGGTGGCGGAGCCACAGGTGGAACAGCAGGCACACCAACCTATGGAGGTGGAGGAGCAGGCGGCCAATATGTTAATACATACCTAGGAGGCTTTGGTGTTAATAACGTACTTACAATAGCTGTAGGACAAACCAGAACAGGAGCAGCAACAGCAGGAGCAGCTGGAAACGACTCAACTGTATCCAACCCATCATTAACAGTGGTCGCAAGAGCAAAAGGCGGAGCCAACGGCGGCGGACTTAACGTAGCCGACGGCGCAGGCGGCGGAGCCGGATCAACAGCCTCAGGACTAGGAGATATTATCTATGCCGGAGGCGACGGAGGTAATAGAGCTACAACATCCTCGGGAGGAGGCGGAGGAGCTGCTGGAACAACAGGCACAGGCGGCAACGCCTCCGGTGGTACAGCAGGCACAGGTACCGTAGAGAACCCCTCACCCTCAGGAGGTACCGGAGGAGCCGGTAGAACAACGGCAGGAGCAGGTAATACAGGCCTAGTGTACGGAGGAGGCGGCGCAGGAGCAATAGATGACGCCGGAATCAACAGAGCAGGAGGCAGCGGAGCCGCAGGCTACGTTAGACTCTACGAATCACCACCAGTATTCTTACTCTGCCTAGGATGTGGCTAATGACACTTATTCTATTACTGAAATCATCACAAGAAGCACCAGTTATAACAGATACTAACTCCTTCTACTCAAATAAAGCAATCCTTAGAGACAACTTCACAGGAGTTAGCGTAGACACAAGCCTGGCAACAAGAACAACCAGAAAAGCTGACCTAAGAGACACATTCTCAGGAACACTTGACCAAACTATAACAAAAGTAGGCAGCGAAAGAGGATACGCAACAAGAAGAAGCCTATAAACCAAAATTTTGAAACAACTTTTTCAAAATAATTAATTAAATGGGGCCCAAATTAAATTTTATATATAAATATATTTTAGGATATAACCCAAAAACCAGAAATGGTACCTTAAATTTTACCCACCCCCCCTATTCCTAAATAAAAGGCGAGTAACATGGACGAAATCATACTTAAAGCATGCGATCTATTAGACGAATTAGGTAAAGAAAATTTATCAGACCAAATCTTTCATAGATTTGCTGAAAAATATAATGCTCCAAGAGGCAAAATGAAATCCAGATGGACAGTGAAACATAAACGCGGAATTGATTGTAATAACCCAAAAGGATTTAGCCAGAAACAATACTGCAAGAGAAAAAAGAGGGGCGGGCAATACAAGTCAGATTAAAAAATAAGGGCCCCTTCTTTTGTTAAGGTACTAATCCAAAGAATAGGGTACCTTAAATTTTACCCTCCCCCCCCCTGTTTTTGCGGTAAATTTTGCGGTAATTGCTGCGGTAAGTATTGCGGTAAATGTTGCGGTAAATTTAAAATAAATTGGGGCCCAAATTGTGATTTAAAATGGGAGTTTAAAAAATAAAAATAAGGGGCCACCGCGTTCGATGGGAGTCACAAAAAAATGGGGGTGAGGAAACCCCCTTCCTTATGGTACCTAAATTAAGACATACCCCCCCCTGTTTTTCTATACAAAACGCTATAGTATGTAGTATGTATGCTTATACTTATAGTATTGTAATGTATTGTATGTATTAATGCTTTATGATGTATGATGTATTGATCTAATAGCGCATAGATCTATCTGCTGGGATTTTTATCTTAAAAGATTATAGTTTATTCTATAATAGTATGAACTTCGATTACCAAACCCTGACGACGATTCTGCTCACCGCTGTGCTTTGCTCCATCACTTTCTATGTGTTGATAGCGGGTTTCGATTGGAAACCAAAACACGCAGTATTCGCTTCGCTCTTTGCACCAGCTGTCGTGCCAGTTTTCATGACCTGCCTTGCAATCTACATCATTGGCGACACGCTTCGTTCATTCTGCAACTATGCAATCAATCTGGGTTCACCAAAGCAGGTTCGTCGGGCGTAGGGATTATACCATAATTTACACTTTGTAGATTATGGGCTAGGCCCCCTTTTTTATATTAAATTCTGCTTATTGGGTTCTATAATAGTATGCAAAAACACTTTACCACCATCATTGATTCTGCTTTCCTTTTTGTTATGGTTTGTTGGATAGGTGCATTTATGGAGTGGGTATTATCATTATAACCCTTTGTGGGTTCTGGCTCATCGGGGGATTTTATCTTAAAACTTATTAATGGGTTCTATAATAGTATGAGAATCAGCAATCGTACAATCAACAATGGTCGCCAACTTGTTCTGCAGACTCGCCGGAACTGCTGGGTAGTCACTTTGCGTCCACATCGTCTGCTCTTTGCACATCGTTCCCAATCATCGTTCTAGTTTTATCTTAAAAGATTATTGTAGGAGTCTATAATAGTATGGAAATCATCATCGCAGACACTCTCGCCGTTGTTGTTCTTGTTTTCGGTCTTATCTTCGGTAAGTCCAAGTAAACATCTTAAAAACTGAATATAGGATTCTATAATAGTATGATTACAATCAATAAAGCATCTCATGGTGGTTACAACGTTTCGCTCGATGGAACTTTTCTAGCATGGTTCCCAAAAATCAAAACCGCTCGCGACTTTGCGAAGGGTAGGCTTTTTCACTAAGCCTTTGTAGGCTTTGGGGCGTTGCTGGTTTTATCTTAAAAAGTGTTATTGGGTTCTATAATAGTATGAAAAACTTTGAAACTGTTGTGGTTCGTGGCATTGCCACTTTCAACTTTGAACTGATGCTTGATTCTGATACTTTTGAGAATGTGTGCAATGAACTTGATTTGAATGCGGAAGATTATCGCACATTCACTGAAGAGCAATGGCTCAAGGTTCGTAAGAATCTCAAAGATACTACTTTTGACAACGAAGAACACATTGAAGTTGTAGATTTGTATGATGCTTCACGTATTTCAGTTGATGAAGTGACTCTACAAACTGACTTTAATGACATTTCAGTTATCACTTATGAGATTGGTGATAAAGTTCATTCAATCGAACTAGATGTATAAAGTAACACTTTGTACATCTTGGGGCGGCCCCATTTTTATCTTAAAAGAAGAAAGTTTATTCTATAATAGTATGGAAATCATTCTCTCAACCTTAGTTGTCGCCGCTGTTGTTGTTATCGTTCTTGGACTCATTGCGAGCAAGTAATGAAACTGAGTCACCGCTTAATCAATAATGGGCGTCAGTTTATCTTTCAGAATCATACTGATTGCTGGGTTTTGACAATCAAGCCACACAGACTTTTAATAGCACATAGATTCCAGCCGCTTTGGACTTGGAATCATTAAGTCTTTGTAGGCTTTGGGCTTAGGGGCGAAAATATCTTAAAAACAAAAGGGGGCTTCTATAATAGTATGAACGAATATCCTGGTTACAAGAATCGCGCCACTTGGGTTGCAAGCGTCTGCCTCGGTGAATCAATCAATCAACTTCGTGCTGATTATCCTGAGATGACAATCTTGGATGTAAAGACAGAATGTCTTGAGTTTCTACTCAATCATTCTAATCACAAGTTTGTCAATCAGTTTCTCCATGTGGTTGCTGATGAGATTGATTGGGAGTTTCTCTACAATGACAATCTTAAAAGCCAACTTGCAAAGGTTTAAGCCTTTGTAAGTTTTGGGGCAATGGGGGCCAGATCTTTGGCCCCCTTATTTTTATATTAAAAAATCATAATAAGTTCTATAATAGTATGCAAGACACATTTAATGACAACTTCGACATCGCCGCGCTCACCGTTGCTTTTGCCAACCAGGACACAGATTATGACGCACAACCTTTTCATCTTGATGTAGTTGATTACAACCATGCTTGCCGCTTTTAGCGCGGCATGGTTGCAGGTTTAATTATGTTTTGATGTTAATAAATTTTTATCCTTAAAAATAAAAATGGGGCTCTATAGTATTATGAACTTCGCAGACTTTCTTTTGTCATCTGGCGTCAGTATTATTGACGGTGCATTCTCAGCTAATGGTATGAAGTATTTTTTCATCAACAATGATGTATTTAGAGTTAGTCAAATCGGTTCTATTATTCGTGAGTTTAAAGTATCCCAATCAGAGATTAATGCAATCATTTTGTCTTTGAGATAAGTCTTTGTAGACTTTGGGGGCCTGGTGATTTTATCTTAAAAACTATTATTGGATTCTATAATAGTATGAATACTATTGGAAACTACAACCTAGAACACACCATTTACCGCTTCTTGCCAGTGACTCATGTCAAGTCCTTGGAGCGATTCCTTGAGCAGGGTATTCATCCCGGTGATTTCATGGCTCGTGTGCTTGAGAATAATCTTGTTGGTGCTGTTGCCAACGGAGATGAAAACTCCAAGCAACATCTTTGCGACTTGGTTATGTTTATCCATAACCACTTGCCAGGTCGGTTCCTCAAGCCGGGTTGTGTCGATGATTTTATCAATGGCACTGTCCGATACACTGTAACCGAGGGTGGTTACTGTGACTGGATTGAAACTGACCCTATCAAACAAAAGTATATTTCTGCAGAGAATTAAACCTTTGTAGATTTTGGGGTACCCCCGCTTTTGTCTTAAAAAGTGCTTTTGGATTCTATAGTAGTATGGAAACTTCTGAAGACTTCAATGGCAACCCCGTATCTGGTTTGTATGCGAACATGAGCGATGCGCTTCATTTGGAGATATCAGCGATGTGCAAGCAGCATGGCTGGCGCTTATCAGTGACTCACGGTGACGAACACGCCGAGTATGGCTTCTGGACAGTTTGGAGTGATGAGTTTGGGCTGATATGCAACGAAGTCAGCAGGTCGCATTGTTATTACATCCTCAAGGGTGTCACCATAGGTTTGATGATGCACAAGGCAAAAGAAAACCAATTTGTGTAAACCTTTGTAGGTTTTGGGGTGTCGGGCCCCAAAAATTTTATCTTAAAATATCCTGCATGGTTCTATAATAGTATGAAAACATTCATTATCAAAAACGTGCTGGTTGAGTCGAAGTTGCCCGGTCTGGGTTCTGTCAAGAGTAAGACTGTCAATACGATGGTTCCACCCTGTGATTGGGAGCAGTTGAATACTCACCTTTTTGAGATGTTCAAGGGGTTCCTTGAAAACTTTACTGATGTAAAGTTTGATTCTCTGGTGATGTCTTTTGAGTATTCTGACTCTGAGACACCTGACTTGATTCATCAAGTCGACCATGGTTTTGATTCTGAAGGTGATATCTACTGTTGCTAGGTATCACCTTTTAACCTTTTGTAGGTTTTGGGCCGCCCCCGCTTTTGTCTTAAAAAGTGCTATTGGATTCTATAGTAGTATGAAAGACCTCATTTTCCAAGACGACATCTACTTCACCCTCACTGCCGAGCAAGCCGAATGGGCTGTCGCTTCGTGGACTAAGGTTCTCCTCCATCGGGGTATGATACCCGGTCGCATTCCTTCTGAGAGTGAAATCTCCCGATTCAAAACGGCGATTCCGGGAGTTCTCAACGGCTCCCCGCAGGAAGACCTCGGTTACATCCTGCATTCGGCTTCTAAGGTGCATTGGGATTAACCCTTTGTAGACTTTGGCCTGTCGGGCGGGATCCATCTTAAAAAGGGGCATAGGATTCTATAATAGTATGAAAAACTTTCCACTTATCACCAAGTACATTGATGAAATCGGCATTGACGTAAACCAGTCAGAACGCCTGTTTCTCAGCATTCTTGAAGACCGCCTTTCAGATGTTGAGAATGGCAGATGCACTGTTGATGATGCAGTGGGAGAAGCCTACGACTTCTACGCTGAGGCAATGAATAGTTGTGACGACTATTAGTCCTTTGTAGGCTTTGGGGGACTCCCGGGATTTATCTTAAAAACTATTATTGGATTCTATAGTAGTATGGAAACCTCTTCATTCACCTTCATCAACATCTGCGACCTCTCCCGCCAACTCATGCCGGAACAAAAAACCATTGCGGATTTTTACACCGCATACAACCTTGTGCAGGAGTGGGTCAAAAACAATGATGCCGTGATGTACGAGCATGAGAAGTACCACTTCTCACGTTACGAGGCGATGGAACTCGCCACTGCGGCGGGTGTCAAAACAATCGTGGTACACGATTGTTCCTAAGACTTTGTAGGTTTTGGGGCGTCGCCTTTACTAAATAAGCTAAAGAAAACATAATTTAGCAAAGGATTTAGTAAAGGATTTAGTAAAGGGCCCCCTATTTTTATCTTAAAACTTATTAAACTGTTCTATAATAGTATGAACTTTCACTCAATCAAATCAATCGTCGCCGCATCGGACATCGCCTTTTCGCTTGATACCTCGCTGGATGATTTTCTGAACGAATCTGACAAGTGGACTTTTGGAGACGCTCCTCATGTGCTTGTCAAGCCTTTTGTTTTTGAGCGGGCGTTTTATGACTACTTTGGCGACCAGGATGATGTTGTCGCAAAGTTCAAGCCGCTTTTCAATGAGATTTTGGAAGCCGAAGCCATGATTGATGTTGCACAATAGGCTTAAGCCTTTGTGCATTCTGGCCAGTCCCCGGTTTTATCTTAAAAAGTGTCATTGGGTTCTATAATAGTATGAGTTATACAATCCAACAATGCAATACAGGTGGTTTCAACGTTCTTTGTGACGGTCAAGTTATCGGATGGTGTCTCGCACCATGGCAATCACGAACTGTGATTAAAAAGCACATTGATGCTAATCCACTCCCTTAGTTAGTTTTCTCTTAAATAACTTTATTGGAATCTATAATAGTATGAACATTCAAGACATTATTGCCATCATCTTTTTTATACCTGTTGGTTTTGTGGCTATTACGTCAGCAGTATGTTTGCTTTGTATGCCTTTTCATTATCTTTCAGATTATATTCATTTAAGAAGTAAGACTTTGTAAATTTTGGGGGCATGGGCGGTTTTATCTTAAATCATTGTTGTTAGGTTCTATAGTAGTATAAGAGGTGAAGCAAATGACAGGACTTGAAGCACTGGATTTATTGAGAAAAGGTAATGTCAAAGTTAAGCGTTCTGAATGGCACAAGGATGAATACTTGGAGACTTTTGATGGTAAAGATGTATATCCTTCCACAGAGTATGACCGCGAGCGTGGTGACAAATGCCATTATCCAAGTGATGCTCAAAGCTTAACAATGAACATATTAGATGATTTTCTTAAAGATGACTGGGAGGTAGTAAAATGAGAGGTACAAGGTTAACCCTTTGTACCTTTTGGCGTATCCCCGGTTTCTTCTTAAAAATCTGCCATTATGTTCTATAGTAGTATGAAATCAATGACAATCACGAGGCGCGACATCGAGAAGGCGCGCAAAAACAACCCTTCTACCATTCCTGCATCTGAGCGTCCTTGGGCGCGCCCAACTGTATACAAGTCGGGGCGTGAATATCAACGCAACGCAAAGCATCGGAACCGAGAAGAATAATACTTTGTAGGTTTTGAGGGGCCCCATTTTTTATCTTAAAAACTATTATTAGATTCTATAGTAGTATGGAAAACAAAGTTGTCACGGACTGGAACGCAGTCGCCCCTTCTGCTCATGGTACTCTTGTTGGTCTCAAGTTGATTCTTACGGGACTTGAGAATCATGATTATCCTGTGAATGTTCTCAAAAAAGTGCTGGAAGGTTATGAAAAGCAGATTGCAGAATACCTTGCAGAAAAGAAAGATTAATCATGGAAGATTTTAATGTAGAAATCCGACCTTCCGCCCGTGGTGGTTGGAATCTTTATATCGATGGTGATTTTTGTGGCTATGACAAGTCCAAGAAAGTTCTAAAAGAACTTGCACAAGAAATGATTAAGAATGAGCATGGACTTTATTAAGTCTTTGTAAATTCTGGCCCGCAGGGCGGTTTTATCTTAAAACCTATTATTGGATTCTATAATAGTATGAATAATGCAACCTATAACGGCTATGCCAACTACGCTACTTGGAACGTCTCAGCATACATTACCAATGACGAAGGTTTGTATAACTTGGTAAAGCGTTATGACACTTGGGATAAGTGTAAAGAAGCGTTGATTATGTGTGGTGTAACCCAAACCTGTGATGACATCTCTTTTGATGACCCAGATTTGGACACAAACGAACTTGATGAGATGCTGGCAGAACTTTCATAAGTTGCCAGCATTTTTTAGGCTTTGTAAATTCTGACCCACTGGGCGGTTTTATCTTAAAAAAGATTATTATTCCCTATAATAGTATGAATACTGCAATGAAAATCCAAATCCATCCAAACGCTTGTGCTAACTACATCGCCCGTTGCTACCGTCACAATCGTCATTCGCAGAATATGCTTCACAATGCGGCTTTTGCTGATAAACTTCGCAAGGTTCAGGGTCAATGGTTGGAAGTTGACACCGAGCATCTTTTCGCAGACCAGTTTAATACTGTGCCTATTGAAGGTGTAACAGAGAATGGATTGCGTGTAATGCAGTCAGATGTTGTTTCAATCGTTAATGATGTGCGTAATAATGTCGTAAAGTGTCAATGGTGCTACGGTTACGACAAAGATAATGATGGAAAGTGCGATAAATGCGGAAAAGATGACTATTTATCGCCTTTAATGCCATAAATTAACACTTTGTGGCTTCTGACCCGCTGGGCGATTTTATCTTAAAAAGATTCTACTGCATTCTATAATAGTATGAAAAGAATGACCATTGCCGAAGCGAAGCGTATCTGTTTGGAGCGAGATGGCTCCCTGCCGAGAATCGGCTACTCCCGTGACGTTGTGACTCGCGAAGAGCAGGTCGAAGTCACCAACTATTGTGAAGGTCCAAAGTTTTATCGGACTACCACAAAAGTCAACTATACACTCGTCAACGCAGGTGGTACTTTCAAAGTGCAAAAGTACACTCACCCTTCAGTTCCTCCACGGTATTAATACTTTGTGGATTCTGGGACATCCCCCGGTTTTATCTTAAAAAGTATTATTGGGTTCTATAATAGTATGAACGAAATCTTTATTCTCCAGTCCTCCGAAGTCGATTCCCTTGGTGCTTGCTCCTACGGCACCCTCCGCTCTGTTGACCTGTTGCCACGCTTGGCTAACTATCTCAGCATTGCCCTTGACACAATCGAGGTTCGCTTTGAGAATGCTGGTCAGGCTCTCAAAGACTTTGAGCAAGGTTTTGTTGCAGAATACCGCCACATTGTGGCAGATGCCGTTGAGTTTCACGAACTCAATGCAGATGAATACGGTAGTGCATACCCTGAATCTGCCGAGATGGATGCACAAGAGATTATTGTGTCATTGTTTGACGCTTTAGACCAACTTTCGCCTGATGGTCAATACTTTGGCTCACATCCCGGCGATGGTAGCGACTTTGGCTACTGGGAGAATGAGTTTTAATGTTAAATAACATAATAATGTGCACTATTATGTTATTATTCATCGCTTTTTACATCTATCTAGGTTTTATTATTAAATATAAGACTTTGTAGATGTTGGCCAGGCCCCAATTTTTATCTTAAATATTATTATCGCATTCTATAATAGTATGAATAATCCTAACATTCCTAAGTGTCCTGACCGTGTACCATTTAAGTCTCAAGGCGATTACGCCAATGTTCGTCCTACTAGGTTCAAGCCTGCTCCAGATGGTGATTGGGATGACGACCTCGACCCTGAAGATAGGGCTCGCATGATGGGTCGTGATTTCATGGGTCCAAGATGGCGATAAACATCTTAAAATAACTTATTTATTTCTATACTAGTAAGGAAGAAAACTATGTACATTACCAACATCTTTGCAGACATCGACGACTTATCAACTGGTTATTCCGCTTTTGTATCTTATGGATTAGAAGAAGATGATGATTTGGACTTTATTGGTATCTATCCTCTTAATAGACTGATTGGAAATAATAGTTTTGACAGCGAAGAATCGCTTAAAAGTGCGATTAAGAATGCTTTAGTTAGCACTTATCCAAATAAAAAGATTACTTTTGATTATTATTTCCAATATGAAAGTAATGAAGTAATTAAGCGATACAATGAATCTGCATAAGTTATGCAGATTTTTGGCGATGGGCCAAAAACTACAAAGGTTTATTTTGTGGTAGTAGCAAGAGGAGGCCTCGAACCTGCCGTCTCCCGTTCCGGAACGCTTGTTTTATCCAAATAAACTATCTTGCTACTACTACTTATATGCCTTGACATAACTGTTTGCGTCAGTCCCTGCCAAGGACAGTAAGAACTTGTGGCTTTTTGACCACCCCAAGGTTGCTACCCTTATTTGAATCTCGCAATAGATTCTAGCCGTTCTGGATTCTTACTGGCTGAGGTTGTTCGAATCAACCTCATACTATTATAGAGCATTATTGTGGTTTTTAAGATAAATTTTTGGGGGACTGGAGCCAAAAGTTACAAAGGATTAAATCCTTTGTTTTACATTGGCATCTTTATCTTCCCAATTAAAGAAAAGAAAAGCAAAGAATGCAAGTGCATATAAAACCAATGCAGAGCCGAATGAAAAGTTCAAAAGATTCATTGCTATTGGTGCTTTATCATTACCAGTAATAATCCACTCAATCCAACCGCCAATAATTCCAATTACTGGAGTGGCAATCAAAGCAATCGTGCCAAGTTTAACAAGATACTTGCCTAAAAATTTCATTACACCAATAGCAACAGCAACAATAAGAGTAAACAAGCCGATGTAAACAAGTGACTGAAGCAGTCGGGCAGTAATTTCGTTCATACTATTATAGAATCCAATCAATCAATTTAAGATAAAAATGGGGGCTACTCCCCAAAGGCTACAAAGGACTAATAATCGTCACCACCATAGTAACCATTCACGATTTTGCATTTTAAAATTCCCCATACTCAGATAGGATTTTGTTTTTGATTCTAGATGGTAGTTCAACATTTTTGGCTAAACCCATCAAGATTTGTTTTGGTTGCAATAGAGATTTACGTTTTTCTTGGTTGACTTTCCATTCATAAACAACCAAACACCATTCCCCATCCCATCCATGTTCGTGCTTAATAAAATATGTTTCTCCATCAACAGAAGGAAAAACACCATCAACAAAAATCTCCGTATCCATAGGTTTAAAGAAATCTGTGTTATAAAAAATTTCTCTACCTGAATTGGTTTTCAGATTATAAATCCAATACTTTGGTTTTTGCATACTATTATAGAATCCAATCAATCAGTTTAAGATAAATTTTTGGCCAGAGGCCCCAAAATCTACAAAGGACTAATAATCGTCACCGCCATAGTAACCGTAGTCCTCGTCACAGCCATATCCAGCTGAAGCAAGAGCATCTGCATCATCGCTCATGTCGTGGCAATTATAAGGAAAACAGTACTCTTCAGGGTCAGGCTCTGCAAGCACATCATAAGTGGCTATGCACTCGCCGTCGTGGTCAACGGTGTATATTTCACCCGGACCAAATCTACCCTCGCTGTCGTTTACAGCGATGTCTATCATCACACGAGAAAGAATCGTGCAAATGTCCGAAGCGGAAGCACTGGAAGGGACGCTGAAGTTGATGTTGATTTCCATACTAGTATAGAACATTATGGTATTTTTTAAGATAAAACCGGGGACAGGGCCAAAACCTACAAAGTGCTAATCTTCGAGGTCTGGATTGACTTGAATCCTAGTTTTACTAAGGACTTCTGCCATTTTGTAGCATTCTACAAGATATTCATGCACAGTTCGTGCAATGTAAAGCGGGTGAATCGACGCACCTATGTTTTTGGCTGGCATTGAAAAAACTATTTCTGTTTTGCCATCTGCAAATGACACAATGTCAGCAAGTAGGTCAATGTCTTTGTAGTCACGATAAATAATATCAATGACACCAAAGTCATGGGTAGCACGATAGATGATTTCTTTTGATTTCTCAAGAAGAATGTTTTGGATAAAATCATCAACGGATACTGCGAAGATTGCTCTAGATGTTGTCATACTACTATAGAATCCAATAATACTTTTTAAGATAAAAGCGGGGGTGCCCCAAAATTTACAAAGGATTAAATTCCTTTGTAAATTTAATAATCATCATCCCAACGCTCGCCAGCATCTGATTCATCAAACCAATCAGGGGCAACGCTGGACAGATTTACAGGGTGATAACTGCTCCCGCAGTCATTGAACGACGCTTGGGGGTAAGCGGCTTTTGCTTCCTCAAGAGTATCAAACTCATCGAGCCAAATCCTGCAAGTCTGACCTGCAAGAACTGACGATTCGGAATAAACACCGTACTCATACACGCCATACGTTTCATTGCAATAGGTTGCGCCAGCAGATGGATACTCTATTCTAAACTCTGTTTTCATACTACTATAGAATCTTGTATCTACTTTTTAAGATAAACCCGGGCAGTGCACCAAAGTTTACAAAGCCTTAAGTCGGTACACTATTGTAAACCTTAAGTGTAAAAATACCTAAACTATTAAACATATCAATACAGTCATCTCTATCTTCAATAGCATACACAGGAATGTAGTCATGGCATTTCATTTCTTCTATTAAATCGCTTTTAACCATAGGTGATTTACGGTAATCATTCTTATTTCGCATAAATAGAGCATCATAATCAATGTTATTATCTTCTAACCATTTAGTTGTGAGTTCTCTATTAGATTCTGGGCGGGCTGTTAGAATAATAATCATGTACTTTTCTTTAAGCATGTTAATAAGTTCTCTAACAGGTTCAACAACTAAATCTTCATTGCAGTTATTAAAAAATGATTGCCAATCTTTTTTCTTTGATTCTATGAAATGTAATCGGTGATTACAATCAGCTAAGGTTCCATCTAAATCTACGATTACACTATCCATACTAATATAGAGCCCCTTTTTTATTTTTATGATATTTATTGACACGAGCCAGAACCTACAAAGAGTAAATCTTTCTAGGGAACCTTGCTGGTGTGGCATAGGAGAACATTACCAACAATCGGGCGACCTGCCAACTCGGTTGCCTCAATGTTGAGGGTTGGATTATTCCAAAGACCCTCTTCGTCACATACAAGAATGTATTCTGTATCTGGAACATCAACCAACTCAATGGAATCACAGCCGATTGCATTGTAGAGTCCTGAGAGACCAAACACCATGTCGCCATCATGCTCGACAGCAGGTGGAACAACATTGACTACATCGTAGCCACCTGTAGGGGTGATAAGTACACCGACACCGCTATCGACGATTTTCTTGACTGAAGGTTGAAGAGTGATTGTATTCATACTATTATAGAAGCCCCCTTTTATTTTTAAGATGTTTCGACCAGATCACCCACCTTCTACAAACCCTTATTTGTTGGGATTGAGAAGATGACAAAAGGTGTTACTATAAAAATGCCAAGTCTGACATAAAGATTATGAAAAATAAAAAATGAGATAAAAATAAATCCAAAAGTCATCGTTGACTTTGCGAGCATTACAATGCTATTGTGGGATTCTGCAATATAGTTTTCCATACTATTATAGTTTCGGTTTTTAGTTTTTATGGTAGAAATTAAAAGTGGGGCCAGGATTTACAAAGTATTAATTTGTAAATCCTGCATGAAAAACATTAACCTTGCTGCATTCGCTCTTTTGACGCTTTTTCTGCTTCACTGATAACTGCATACCAGCGGGCGGAAATAGCATCATTCTTATCCCTTGAATACCACATTCGATTATCTGGACACCACTTATCTTCAGTTTTTAACATCCAATAAGCAGTTCGTTTCCAAAGAATCCAAACAAAAGCGGCACAGTTGCAGATAGAAGCAGACCAGCCTGCGACACCATCCAACTTTAGAACTGTATTAATCAAATACATGAACATAATATAGGGGATAGCCGCTTCAAAAACGCTAACCAAGTTGATTTTGAGTGCTTTAACCATGTTACTTACCTTTCAACTCGGAAAATCGAGTTGGAACAAAAGACGCATCATAAGAATAGGGGAAGATAGTTTCGATTTGGTTAATCATGCTTGACAAATCAAAGTACGCTGGCGTGGTTTCGCCTTTGTTCACAATGTAACCAAAGAGTTCAAACTCTTCCTCAAACTTAGTACCTTCGATAATGTACAAAGTGTCGCCAGTAAAAATATCATCAATCTTACATTGAACGATAGGGTCAGATTCGAGAATCTGGGAATCCAGTTCTGGCAACTTATTCAGCACACTAACTGGAATCAAAAACTTATCGGACTGCTTAACGATGTAATCGGCGTAGGTCTCAAGTGCAATGTTCATACTATTATAGAACGCCACACTCGTTTTTAAGACAAATTTTAACACTTTGTAGGGGTTGGGGCGTCGCCCCCAATAATAACCCCGTTTAGGGGTTATTATTGTACCATTCATCAACACTTATTGAGATTTCAGCGGGTGCAATACACGGGATGTGGCTAGTTGCTTCCATCCAATAGGAATAATCGGCTTTTTGCAACGCTTCTTTTGCTCTTTCGTCTATTAACTTGATGAATGCTGTTGTTCTGGGGTTATAATCTAAACCTTTAAGTATTCTACCTGCTCCATCACCATGAGTTCGGAATGCTAAGTCTGGATTTTCATCTTTTTTAACAAACTTAAACTTATCGGAGCGGTAACTTTGTCTTTTAGGTCTAGTTTCCCCCTTGACTCTTTGCCAGATTTGAAACTCTGTTCGGAGTCTACCCATTTCGTAAACCACTCCTTGGGGAGTTTGGAAACTTACTTCTGGGCATTGTTCGGTATAAACACGAACAAACTCTGGGTGTAATCTATCTTCAATAGATGGTTTTCTAAATGATGGTGGGATTATAAATGCGATAACATCGCACGATTCAGCACATTTATTAAAAGTTTTGATTGCCAATGCACAAGCACGACCAAAAGGTGGATTACCAACCGCTATTAGGTGCTGTTTATCTAGATTTAGCGAGAAAAAATCTGCTTGTAATACATCTGGATGCCTTGGTTCAATGTCATAAGCCAGAATCTCTTTTACTTCTGCCTCTTTTAATGCCCTCAAAAAACTACCGCCACCTGCTGTAGGTTCGAGAAATGTATGGTCTTTGCCAACTATACCGATTAGAATGTCTGTAAAGTGCTTTGCAACACTATCTATTGTATAGTATTGTTCTGCACCTTGCTTTCGTGGATTTCCTGCCATTGATTATTCCTTATCTTTGAATGGTAAATCTATTATCGTGCGATTTTCGTTGAAAATAGACTCAAACTTTACATTTTCTGCATCTATTAGTTCCAAATCTTTGGCTGGAAGAAGAACAAATCGGTATTTCCATTGTGGCATTTCGGAAATGTCCACTACCATAAAGTAATCATAAGATGAAAAGTACTTATCGGCAATGCTTTTGATTTCTTCTGCGGTTCTGCGACTCTTAGAATCGAACAGGGAGGATTTGCCAACTCGGATTTTAGTTTTGCTAGTTTTGGTATTGGCGGTTTTCATTTGAATAGACTTCAACGAGCCGTCCACAGATACCCAAAGGTCAGCAGATTCTCCCTGCGTAGTAGCATCAGAAGTTGTATTGTCGAACTGGAATGCAATGATGTCTTCCAAAGCAACACCGCATTGGCGACCACTGCAAAACCACTCAATGGTTTGCTCTTGAGTCATGCCTGGCACACGGAATGAAGGCATTTGCTGTGTGTAGATGGTGTTGATTTCGAGATTCATACTAGTATAGAAGCCCCCTTTTATTTTTAAGATGTTTATACATTTTTGGGGCCCTGTGGCCAGAAGTTACAAAGAACTATATTTCAAGTTGCCAGAACTCATCGGCTCTAATCGAATATTTGCACCACTCTGTTTTATTGATTGAGAAATAAGACAGGTCAACATAACCTGACTCAGTGTGCAAGTAATCCTCGATTGTGCCATCGAGTTCAGCCTCTTCGACCATTTCTTCATCAAGAAGAATCAAGTGACCGTACTTAGAATCAGCGAACGCCTCAATGGCATCCTGCTCATGGTAAGCCTCCACAACAAATGGAGTAGACACATTGCCCAAACCAGCGTGGACGAGGAAGGTATTCCCAAAGTTTCTACCTGGGTTGATGATTTCTACGTTCTCAAAAATCCAATCGTTTGCTTTGCCAGCGGCTGTGAGTGTTGTATTCATACTATTATAGAATCTAATGATAGTTTTTAAGATAAAACTGGGGGAGCAGCCAGAAGCCACAAAGTGTTATCCTTGTGGCTTTGAACTATGCCATAACATTACCTGATTCAAAATCAAATTGTAACTGTGCAGAAATATCATAATCATCGTATGAATTATCTACAACGTTATTATCACTAGTCGGTTCTGCGTCGTTGTTTTGCGTATCTTCCATAAATTTCCCCCTAATCTGAGATTTGATTTTTATGTTTTGAATGACGGCAATATTCTTTGCCAGACTTATAAACAGTAGGGCGAGACCACGGACGTTCTGACGCAGGAATCACTGTTGGGTTAGCCTTACGAGCCTTTTCTATGTCACGTCTTGTAATAGTTACCGTTTTCATACTATTATAGAGCCCCCTTTTTATTTTTAAGATAGAATCCGCCCCCTAGGGCCAAAGCCTACAAAGGGTTAGTATTCAAGTTCTGTGAATCAACATAAATTTTATGTACTTCATTTATTTGAGATTGTAATGTATCTAATTTATTTTTGTCTTCAAAATAATTTTTAATGTCTTGTTTTGTTAAATATCCATATTCACGAGGCATAAGCCTATTGGTGAAATAAGCCCAAAATAAATAAAAAATTAAAATTGTAGTAATTACAACAAATAATTTGACAAAAATATTATTCACCAAAAGCAAAGGCATGAATGGCGTAGAAACAAGAAAAGACAAAGCAAAAAATCCACACCATCCGTCTGAGTTTAACGTGAGTTTCTTTTTTGTGCCATCTGAGTTATAATAATAATTTATTTTACTAAACTCATATATTTTATTATAATTTTGAATATTATCAAGCAGGTCTGAATAAGAAATACCAAATTTATCAAATGCAATTATATTATATGCATCTAATTTCATGGCTGGTTTAATACCATCTAAGAGTCTAGTGTCTTCTACAGAAGACCATGATTTGCCAGTGCCACATGAAAACATACTACTATAGAATATAGTTACGATTTTTTAAGAAGAAATCAGGGAGGAGCCAAAACCTACAAAGGGTTACTTTGTAGATTACCATCCTTGCTCGGCTTGACGGGCGCAGATGTCACACTGATACCCGCGATGCTTATCAGCAGGGGTCAGCATATTCGGTCGCCCACAGTTTCCGCAAGGGAGGTTCCGAGGGTTGCGCTTGGATGCCGCACGAAGGGCAGAGCCACTGCGAGCAAAGCGAGTTCCATCCCCCGCGTCGAATGGGTCGTCGTCGAAGTCGTAATCGTCATCGTAATAAGCCATGTCTCAATCTCCTCAAAGTTATACTATTATAGAACACAGTGATAAGTTTTAAGATAAAAAGGGGGTGCGCCCAGAAAAAACAAAGGCTTAGATTTCTCTAAGCCACTGCTTCTGATTTTTGAGCCGCTTTCCAGTCGATTTGCTCAGTTTCATCCCAAGTCATTGGGAGGTTGCATTCGACAAAGAAGGCAAACCCTTCGGCTTCAGCATCGTTGGAGTCGTAAAAGACAGCCGCTTCCTTGTACTGACCAAAGTCATGGTACTCATTTTTTACTCCAAAATAAGCACCATCGGGCTGATTGATAAAACGATTATCGAGAAACTCGACAAAACGCCGAACTTCCTTTGACATAGCGGAGAGGTAATCACCATTAGAGTTTACCTGCACACATTCTTCTTCAACAGGGGTTGGACCAAGGGTCAAATATTCTCGCATTATCTTATCTCCTAAACTAGCGTTGGTTACTCTACTATAGAATAAGTTTCTATTTTTTAAGATAAAATGGGGCGGGCCCCCATAATTTACAAAGGATTAAAAGTTATCTTCAATCACTTCGTAAAATAAATCGGTAGCCATCTTATACCTCAAGCTTGGATTGGTCTTAGCCAAACCTGGCTCAATGTAATCAATCCAATCAAAGCACTGTTCGATAACGGGTTTTTTATTTGTAAGTGTCATACTATTATAGAGTCCTTTATCTTATTTTAAGATTAAATTACATAATTCATAAACTTTGTAATGTCGTCATGGAGCATCTTTAACTCTTCATTAGATAAATCTAAATATTCAGCCAAATCATCGAATCGCTCTTTAGAAGAAAGAAGCACACAAAAGCCTTCTAGAATTACCAATAAATCGTGTTCTGTTTTATTTGACAGAAAAGAAAGTGTTTCAGACATTTTACCACCATCCATGTAATACGTTACCAGCATCAGCGTGAACCCTAAAGATAGTTTTCAAATCTTGAAACTCTTCAGGTCTGATTTGCCAAGTACAAGTAGCATCCTCGGTGTAAATAGAGAAATCAAACGCCTCAAGGGCATCTGCCATGGCAGAGATTGTCTCATTGTCAATCCACTCTTGATAAAGACTTACACCCGTTGCAAGTTCTACCAAGTCATTGTATACCTTCCCACGGAAGGAGTCATTGCCTACACCTGACAACATACCGCCACAAAGACTGAAGTCGCCATCAACACTTGCACGTTCTGTGCGATTTTGCTCATACCAAAAACAATCAAGTCCCATTTTCAAATCTCCTACTATTATAGAACATTATGGTATTTTTTAAGATAAAAAAGGGGGGATGGCCAGAATTTACAAAAGGTTAAAAGGTCGGCTTATTGATGCCGACCTTCTTCCATCCACCACATGTGAGCGGCTTCCTCATTCCAATGAGAGTAGGCTTCAATGCCCAGCATCTCACGATTCTCGACCTCGCCCCACTCGTCGTAGGGGTCATCGTCATAATAATCGCAATCATCAGACTCTTGGTCTGCGTAGTCGAGAATGTTTTGCTCTACAAGAGCCTCAGCCGCCATCTCAAGGGCGATTTCATCTTGAAGGGTCTCGTATTCGTAGGTGTCGTAAAAGTCTTCCATACTATTATAGAAAACCATAACACTTTTTAAGATAAAACCGAGGGCGGCCCAAAATTTACAAAGCATTAAAAAAGAGGAGATTTCTCTCCTCTTCTGTTAGACAGTTGCCGTTCGGCGAGTCGGCGTAGCACTCTTACTAGCCTTTACAGCCTTGCGCTTGGGAGTTGATACTACAGGTGCAACTGCAGAGTTGTCAACAACCAGTTCACCATTGCGAATGTCGAGCAACTGATGAAGCAACTTACCCTTCGAGCGAGCAGACACGACAGATACAATGTCGGCAATCTCTGTGTCCGAAAGTTCAAACCGATAAGTGTTTCCACCAGACTTGAACGTCACATCCACAGTGGATGCCTCGGAATCCACCACAATCTTCTCTGCCATCGTCGAATCGAAGTTCGTAAAAATCGCTGTCATAATCTTTTCTTGTTTCCTTTTAGGTTTTTCTTTGATACTACTATAGGAAAGAGATGAAGGTTTTTAAGATGGATTTTGGATTACAAATGGATCGTTTTGCCATAAAACAATTACAACAGCTGAAAAACGATTACAAATGCAGCATTTTGCAATAAAACAATTAGGGGCCAGGGCCCCAAAATTTACAAAGGGTTATTCTGAATCAGATTCATAATTACCCTCTTCATCTTTATGGACAACTATTGGAGTGTATTTACCAACATAGGAGCCGATTACATTATAATCTATCCATTCCATCGCTTGTTCCACAGGGTCTTCATCCCATTCACAATCTTCCCTAAACTGGCTGGCGAAACAATCAACCAACAAGTCATAATCATAGCAAGCAACGGAAACACTTTCACCTTCACGCTCCAAATCATAAGTGCCTATAAGAGCAGAATCACAATCTGGTAAAACAAGTGCTTGATTTTTCGAAAGTAAATCTAATGTTTCATCAATAGAATAAAAATTAATCATACTGTAACCTTTGCTCTTTCTAGAATGTCTAAAATAGCATAATCTTTGCTTTTTAGTTCAACATCCCAAACAACATCGTAGCCGTAAGAATCAGGAATACCTTGTGCCATGTCGGCATGATTACGAGTATCGCCCTTGCCTTCGGAATAATGGAATACTGGTGTTGTATTCCAAGTAGAATACGCTAGTTCGAATGCGTTTTTGTCAGATAAATCACCATGTAGAAACTTATGGTGCAATGTATCAAAGGTAATAGGAATGTTATGTGGCTCATAATAATACTTTACGAGATTCTTAACGCTCCAAACGCCCTTGATATTATCATTAACCTCAATAACCAATCTATTCTTAACAGAATCAGAAAGTTTATCAAAGGTAGACATAAAAGCATTCGAAATAACATCTGGTTCACCATCTTTGCGACAGTGAATGTTTAACGGTGCAGAATAATCTTGCGGAAGACCAAACCAGTCAAAAATCTTAGCATGGGTTTCCAAATCGAGAATCGAGTTTTGGATTGCCCTTTGGTCATTAGTTGTGAGAGTAATGTATTCACTAGGATGTGCAGAAACTTTAAGGTCATTATTTGCAATAAACTTTTTTATCTTATCTATTTCGTATTTAATAAAACCGTACTCTGGCAAATCTTCGACTTGCATCAATACCTCTGGATGATTCAACACAGGCATTAAATCGCTGGAAACTCTATAACCCTTGATACCAGAATCAACACAATGTTGCATTACTTTATGTGTAACATTGAAGTTGTTTCGGATAATCCCCGACAACTTGAGCAGGGCATCTTCACGCTTCATAGAAGAGAAGGACTTATATGTCATGGTGCGGAACTTGACACCCTGCTCACCGAGAATGTTGGAAATACAACAAAGGGAAAGTTTCATACTATTATAGTTTCTTTCATTATGTTTTTAAGATAAAAATGGGGCTGCCCCCAAAATTTACAAAGGGTTATTTTCTTCGATAATCCAGTTTTCTGCTAGAACATCTTCAATTTTAAATGAATACCAAGCCCAGCCTATTTCAGCACCACATGACCTGCGCCAATGAAATTCCAATTTATTATCGTCGATTTTTACAGATATAACTGCTTTACGACCATGGTATTCCTTTGTCCTTGAAGCAATTTTACCTTCACGAAGGGCTGGCATAACTTCTTCTAATAACATAATCCTAGTTCTCCAAGTCGATGTAAATGGCAAAGTCAAGGTTCTTCACTTTATTAAGAACCAACTCAATCTGTCGTGCGATTTGATTATCATCGCTAAAACAATCTTCTAGCATAAAAGTCATAAAGTCAGTCGATATCATCGTGCGATTTGCATCACCCCAAGTCACAGGAGGGTCGGAGTCCAAAAGCAACTGCCAAGCGTCTGGGCATCCTATGAAAAGGTCAGAAGCCTCGATAAATGAACAAGTTTTGATTTCCATACTATTATAGACTCCTGACCCCTTTTTTAAGATGATTACAGTTCGATTCCGAATTCCTTCATTACAGGAAGAACCTCTTTTGCTGGCTTATTGTAAAAGCCTTCTGCGATAAGGTGATTATTAATCTTCTCTCGCAATTCAATGGTTTCTTGTTGGGCGGCTTTTA